CTCCGCTACAAAAGCATGTACCCTGGTATTACTGGTTAGCTTCTCACGCTTTTACACACGGTGGGGCTGTAGCTCTAATTACAGGCTCTCCTTGGTTAGGTATGGCTGAAACAGTCGCCCACTTCACAATTGACTACTTCAAGTGTATGAATAAGTACACGATTCATGGCGATCAACTTTTACATTTGGTTTGTAAGATTCTTTGGTTAGTCATCTGGATTTTCATTAGCTAGGAATAAATCACATGCAAGCAACGACTGTCGCCGCCCAAGGTTCGGCTGAGACTGATTTCAATTTGGCCGCTTTCTCCGCCTCTCTTTCTGCGGAAGGTAAGACTGCACCTGCTGCTAAGACAGCTCTTAAGAGGCAAGTTGATGAACTTACTTCTGCTATTGATGCTATGAGAAAAAATCTGAATCTTGAATTCGTCAAGCATTCTGTTCGTGCATCTTCTAATATCCAAGAAAATTGGGAGTATGTTAAGCAGGAAAGAAAATTTCAAGGCTACATTGCTACCTACGGTTATTCTTTTCATATTGATGATCTAGAGAAGATTAGTCAGGTTTATGACGCTCTTACCTCTATTGAAGAGGCAACTATAGCTTCTCCGACCTTTGCATTGAAGAGTCGTGACCGAATCAACAAGAAGTCATTGAAGGATGCTTTTGCAAAAGTTTCTGAAAGATTTGAGACAGAATGTAAAGTTCTTGGATTGAATCCATCTGATTTCGAAATTGCTAGCTGGGAAGCTTCTTATAGCGATTCTCAGCGAAGTGACCGAGTGGCGGCCCATACTGGTCGTGTTGGAGCTGCTAGGGCCATGTCCGCCGCAGCAACCACCTACTCCGCCGATGTAGCGATTGAATCTGCTATGGGCGGTGGAGCACCACGCGGAAACGACGAACCACTTGAATTAGTGGTTGGTAAAGCCCGAGTTACCGTTAACCTAGAAGTAGGTTATGCGCGTAGAGTTTCTCAAACAATTAGAGCTAAAGTGGTGAAAGAATCACCATTATCTGAGGAGATGACACATGCCTGATGATAAATTGTCTATTGCCCAAGCGCTTCGTAGAATCAAGAAGCTGAAGGGTTTGATTGCTGAGCACCAACAACGTGCTCAAGTGGGTGTCAGCTATGACGTCACTAAAATTCCAGCTTTCCGTTATAAGGATGCTGTTGAAGGAATGTTTTCTACTCAAGATGAAGTAGTTGCATTAGAATCTCGCGTAGCTGTTGCTAATGCGAAAACAGTTGTCACCATTCCTGGGGGCGCTCAAGTTTCGATGGCATTAGCTATTCGCACTCTTCAAGAGTTGAAGGGCCGCATTGCTTTCCTAAAGGGATTGCATTTGCGTAGTGAGACCGTCAAAGAGCGTACCAATGATTGGGACGACACTGAGATGAAGCATATTGCTCGTGTTACTGAGACGACTTTCGTTTCAGACTTGAGCGAGCAAGACCGTGACCAACAGGTCAAGGCATTGCAAAATCAATTTGAAGCATTGAACAATGCTGTTGAAGACACTAACCACTTAGTGGTTGTGTAAAAGTTTGCCCGTAAGGGCGCAAGGCTAGAGTACGAAACTAGCGTGAACAAGTTGGGATCCCCATTTCTCCACTGGGAATTATCTTCGGATAATTGTTAGAGAGCAAACCGGACATCCAATTAACAAGGATACAATCCGCTACTGATGCCGATATCGCCCCAACGTTTTAAGTTGGTTAGCATTTAGAGTTTATAGCATCTTTAGCAGTCAGCCATTAGCCATAAGCTATTAAGGCTCAGCATGTAGCACTTGTCAAACCAGCTTTTAGCGGGACATTTTGTACTCTATTAATTAGGATTTGGAAGGAGTCATCTAGGTAATCGCGATAGGAAACTATCGAGGAAAGTCGGAGCAGCGCACAACAACTCACTGGCTAACGGCCAGGCACCGTGAGGTGACGGAAAGTGCAACAGAGAATAGACCGCCATTAGAATTAAAGACCAGCGTGGTAAGGGGTAGGCCCATTTTGTCCCCCTGTCGGGTCTCGGGAAAAAACGCAAGTGATGTTAAAGGGTATAGGCATCCCGTTGTCACGAGTAGCTAAATGACCGAATAGCAAGAGACTCAGTTCTAATGGTAAGGGTGAAACGGCGGTGTAAGAGACCACCACATTTATAGTGATATAGATGGTATGGCAAACCCTGAGTGCTGCAAGCTAAATAGTAAGCGTCTGAGCCTTGTTGGGGCGAGCTTACGGGTTAGCGCTAAAGCTGTTAGGTAACTATCAGCGTAGATTAATGATTGCCTGGAATTATACACAGGACTCCGCTTATTGATGACTCCTTCCATTTTTATTGAGGACAACATGGATATTAAACTAGAACATATTATTGGTTGCATTATATCTACTTCTATTGAGGCGGCTAAAACTGCTAATTCAATAGATGCACAAGATAATGGAATTAAATCGTTAGCTAATTGCTTGCGACATTCTGATTTATATTCTTCTGATTCTTTGGAAGAAAGATTAAAAGTAGCAGATTATTTAGATAGGCTTTGCGTCAAAAATGAAAATAGATCTAATTTATCCTAAAATTCCTGAGAACTCCAATAAGTTCTTGACCAAATGTCACGCTTTTGAAAAGTTAGATGGCACTAACATGCATTGGGTTTGGGCCCTGAATGAAGGTTGGCATCTCTTCGGAACACGCAGAACGCAGTTCGCTCTGACCAAAGAGGGCATTGATGATTTCACTAAGACCCATCCCGAGTTAGCTAACGCACCTCAGATTTTCAATGATAAGTTTCGTGATAAGTTCACGACTATGCTTGCTAGAACTAAAACCTGGTGCCTCCAGAAATGGACTGTGTTCACCGAATTCCATGGCCCCAATTCATTTGCAGGGGGTCATGACATGCAAGATGCTCGGATTAATGCTCAAACCTTAACCATCATTGACATCATGATTAATGATGAAATGATTACTCCACAACAACTAGTTCAAGATTTTAGTGATTTCAACATTGCTAAACTTGTCTACACTGGTAAGTACAGCGGACAGTTCGCTGAAGACGTTAGGAACGGCAAGTATGGCGTTAATGAGGGCGTTGTGGTCAAGGGAGTAGTTGATGCTCAAGTTTTTATGACCAAGGTTAAAACCAAAGACTATTTAAAACGTTTAGAGAAAAGATGAAAACGGCAGATCTTAAAACTTTTATTAAGGGATGGTTCGTTGGTAATTTTGATCCTTCTCTTATTAAAACAAATGATGTCGAAGTAGCAATCAAAAGATACAAAGCTGGTGATTATGAATCAGCTCACTATCATAAGATAGCAACTGAGATTACAGTAATTGTTTCAGGGACTGTTCTAATGAATGGTATCAAATACTTTGATGATGATATAATTGTTATTGAGCCTCTTGATAAAACAGATTTTGAGTGTCTCACGGATGTGATTACGGTGGTCGTCAAGTACCCCGGAGCTAATGACGATAAGTACGTTGATTGAATTTTCTATAATTCATAGCGTCTTGACTTGTTATAAGTCATGTTTACATTCGTAATATTCAGAGGTAGAGTACCTCAAAATTTATGGAGAATTACTATGAACAGAACACCTAATGTAACTAAGATGACTGAGACGGCTGGCGAATGTTTCGATGCTGCCGATAAGATTGTGACTGAAATGGCAGACGGATCTCGCATTCAGATTAAGGACTTAGCCACTAAGGTAAGTGCTGAAGTTGGAATGGAAGCTAAGCGAGTTCTTGGTTTCATCAATCACTACGTCCACGCAACTGACATTGCTTATGTGACTCGTGGTAAGAAGGGCGGCCTTATCAAGGGCGTCAGACCAGCCAAGGTTGTCAAGACGCCCCGCGTCAAGAAGATTTCAGCTCCTGCTGATATCACCCAGTAAATCCTTTTCTGTTAGGATATAGTTCCTAATTGAAGTAGGAATAATGGTGACTAGAGATAGAAGATTACTTGAGCAAATAATCAAGCAATGGGCCCAGGATCATACTCCTGATTACCAAATTGCTGATTATTCGGCCGGTGAAGCGGCTATGAAAAAGACCGAGGGGCATTTTATTTGGGCTGTTCAAGAGGGCCATTCTGGAATTGATTTGCTTGCTTTGGCCGATCGTATTGAACTATTTTTAGACAATCGTAGAAATCGAAAGCATCCTGATGGAATGCTTTGCGATAAATGTAAATCATTTTATCAGTTTGCGGAGCCTAACCAACCTGATGGATCTATGATTTGTTATTCCTGTCGAAACAATCCATTCGGGTAAGACTATGAAAACTATTGAGATTATTGGTGGCGGTACGGTTTCTCATGTTCGCAACCATCTTGCTCTCACGGCACCTGCCTATGGCAAGACAGCTAAAGTGATTGAAGCTCTATGTTGGGAAGAAGCAGTTGACCATTATACTATTAATACCCATCTTACCAAGATGGCTAATAGTGGTAGGGGTTGTTTAGAAACCAACGAAGATGTATCTAATCTAGTAGATAGACTAATTGCTAATCCAGATACTCGAATCATCTTCTTCAATCCAGCTCTGGTGGATTATGAGGGCTCCGTTATGATAGATGGGGTTTGGGAGCATCATTGGCTACAGAATATAGCCGAATCTACCAGCGGTAAGTATGAGCAACGCCTCAAGACTTCTGAGGGACAGAAGATGATGAAGCTAACTCCTGCCACAAAGATTGTTCAGAAGATTCGTAAAGAACGTAAGGATATCTTTCTAGTTGCCTTTAAGACAACTTGCGGAGCAACTGAGGATGAGCAGTTTTTAACTGGGTTGCACTTACTCAAAAGTTCCTCCTGTAACCTCGTTCTAGCTAATGATACCAAGACTAGAACTAATATGATCATTACTCCTGAGCAGGCCCGATATACCGTCACGACTAACCGAGAGGCCGCTCTAGAGAGTTTAGTGAAGATGGCCGTATCGAGAGCAGATGCTAAGTTCACTCGATCCACAGTAGTGGATGGTGATGCCATTCCTTGGAATAGCCACCTAATTCCGTCTAGTTTACGTGTAGTTGTCGATCATTGTGTTGATGAAGGTGCCTATAAAGTTTTCAATGGTGCAACCGTTGGACACTTCGCTGTCAAGGTTAATAGTACTGACTTCATTACATCTAAGCGCAAGGCTAACTTCAATAAGCTTGGTGGCGTAGGTATGGTTCTCTGTCGCGCTGAGACTGCTGATTCGGTTATTGCGTACGGAGCCAAGCCTTCAGTAGGTGGCCAGTCTCAACGAATCATCTTCAAAGATCATCCGGAAGCAGACTGCATTGTTCACTTTCACTGTCCTCCTAAGCCGGGCTCAGTGGTTGCAGTAAGGGAACAGCGGTATTTTGAATGTGGTAGCCATGAGTGTGGTAAGAACACTAGTATCGGACTCAAAGAGGTAGCCCCAGGGATCAAATGTGTCTATCTAGATAACCATGGCCCCAACATTGTTTTCAACCGTAAGGTTCATCCTTACGATGTTATTAAGTTTATCGACGAGAACTTTGACTTGTCCAAAGCAACTGACCAGGTGGATCGTAATGTTCATTCACTTCAATAAGAGTATTTACAATACCACTGAAGTTAAGTGGGTAGATTGTTCTGACTATGTAGAGAAGGGTATTGTTAGAGTTCATCTAGCATATCGTATGGAGATAATTTCAGGCCCTGAAGCTTTCAATGTTATCCAAGTGTTATGTCCTGCGATACTAGAAGGTAAGCGAGCCAAGTATGTGCGTCATGCCTGGGCAATTCATAATTTAATTGGCCACCCCTTGATGCAAGTTTTTTCATGGCTACGTTTGCCAGCCCTCGGTATAAAGATTCATGATGCCACAGTCCCGGTGCCCAATGAAGAGCGGTAGAGAAATTATCAATCTTCCTCAAGAAGAGTTGGCTGAGATTCTGGAAGCACCAATTGAAAACCTTAATAGGTTTATTATTTCGGCAATCATTCATCATGACTCTCGTATAATTAGTTTGTGGCTGGGAGATGAATCGCATTTGAGGCTTCATTTCAATTTCTTTACACCTGGTGGAAAGGAAACCCCTGACTTCGATCAGGTTGAAATCATTGATCATGGTCTAACTCTCAAGCTTGGAAACTATGAGGCGGCTACTGATTGGATAGTAGAAGAACATGAAAAACTTAACCTAGATATCAATTAGCTGACAAGGATAGTATGACAACCAAATTAGAGATTGAAAGAAAGTTCTTGGTCAAGTTCCCAACTTCCTGGTCTACCCTTTCAGAGATGTTCGACCAGCTAGTGGATGTGAAACGTATCTCTCAAACCTACCTTGAGCCCAAAGGTGATGCACCTTCAGCTAGGGTCCGTAAGACTGTAGAGGGTCTAACTGGTGATACTCAAACAGTTTTTCATTACAATCAAAAGAAGCCAGTTGATTCGGGAGTTCATGAAGAGACCGAAAGAGAAATCTCTAAAGCTAAGTACGAAAACTATTTAAAGGATGCTCATCCTAAGAAGTCTTCGGTTGAGAAAACTAGGTTTGTTTTTAAATTCAATGACCAGGTTTTTGAGCTAGACGTATTCAAGGGTGAGCTGAAGGGTCTGGCAATCTTAGAAATTGAGCTAGAGGGCAAGGATGACAAGGTAGAGTTGCCTGGCTACCTGGAAATCGTCAAGGAAGTTACGGACGATAAGAAGTATACTAACTTCGCTTTGGCTGATAAGAAGTATCATAAAACTGAGGAATAAACTAGGAATAACAGGATATATACATACGCTAAGTCGCGGTACCCAAATGGTTAAGGGGCCTGTCTGCAAAACAGGTATTCGTGAGTTCGAACCTCACCTGCGACTCCAGAGATTCATTAAGGAGATTTGCGTGAGTCTGGCTGAAACGGCTACCCTGGAAAGGTAGTGGCCCTGTAAAGGGTCCGAGGGTTCGAATCCCTCAGTCTCCTCCATAAGTAAGATGAAGTATATTAAGGAAGTGTGCTAGAGTGGTTTATTAGACTAGTCTTGAAAACTAGAGGGGATGAAAGTCCTCCGTGAGTTCGAATCTCACCACTTCCTCCAGAATAAGAAAGACCTATTCATGATTAAAATTGCAACGTTAGTTGGTTGTGCTATTGGAGATGCCCTTGGTAATCCCTTCGAAATGAAGCTTGCCAACTACGAACCACTAGAGAAGTGGGGCGGTAACTTCATTGAAGGCGGAACCTTCTGGTGGGGCCAGCCCGGTCAGTATACCGATGATACTCTCATGAGTATTGCATTAGGTTCTAGTCTAGTTGAGTTTCAAGGTTTCAATCCCGAAGATGTTGGCCAGAAGTATTTAGCCTGGATGGAATCAGGTAATACTCGTGGTATTGGCGGGACAACCGCCAAAGCCCTGACTAGGTTGAAGCTTGGGGCTACTGTCTTTGAAAGTGGCGTCACACTCAATCCAGATGGCACAGCCTGTGGTGGTAACGGTACCGCCATGAGAGCCTCTCCTATTGGCCTAGTCTATCGTCATGATCTACCTAAGCTAATGGAAGTAGCTATTCATGATGCAGTCATCACTCACAAGTCTCTTGAGCCCAAGGTTGGGTCAGTGGCTGTGGCTTTGGGTACTGCACTTTTAGCCGAGAGATTTGCAGGTCCTAAGGACCTTCTAACTGAAGTAAGTTTTGTATTATCTGATTCTTTGGTAAAAGATAAGATACTTCAAGCAGCTTTTTTCATTGAACAGGAAACCGATCCTATGGAGGCTTTAGCTCAGATTGGGACTGCTGGTTATGTTCCAGAGACTGTGGGAGCTGCCTTCTACTGTCTGGGTGCCACACAATCGTTCCAGGACGCCGTTATCATGGCGGTCAAGGGCGGTGGAGACACTGACACTACAGCGGCGATTGTAGGGGCAATGGCGGGCACTTGGTACGGTTTAGAGGGCATTCCTCAAGAGTACAAAGATGAAGTTGAGAACTTCCAATTACTTCAAGATTTGACTGACGAACTTATCAATATCGAGTTATAAGAGATACGTTACGGAGAATTGGCAGAGTGGCCGATCGCGTCTGTTTGCTAAACAGAAGGGGGTGTTAAAGCCTCCCACAGGTTCGAATCCTGTATTCTCCGCCATCATGGATGATAAACCAGTTTGGAACTGGCACTGTTTCGAAAACAGATGGACCCCTTGGGTTGGAGTTCGATTCTTCTATTTTCCGCCATATGAAAGATAAAGGCGCTACGATTGCATTCATTATTGTTGCTGTAGGTCTTATTACTCTTTTAGAAGTATATTGTAAATAGGCTTGAGCACAGGGTGCAATGCGGTCTCCAAAGCCGTAGAAGAGGGTTCGATTCCTTCCAGGCCTGCCAAGCTGGTTTTAGTATTCATGGTCAGGCGGCTATGCATTCCGAGCAGGAATGATTCGGGAGAATGAGGTTCGAGTCCTCTACTGGACAAGCAAACAGGGCGCTGTCAATCTTAAAGATTGGTGGCGCCTTGACTTTTTATTCCACATGATTATCTTTTCTTGAAAGCGAGGATTATAAAATGGTTGATATGAGCCCTGATAGTTGGCTTCACGAGCAGTTCAAAGATAGAGAGTGGTTTCACTCCGTTGGACGAGATCAGTATAATAGACTTGTAGTCTACATCAAATTCTCATGCCATGAGACCCTTCATGACGTTCCTGATCGAGTAGAAGGCATTCAGGTTCTTTGTCATTTTTCTGGTAGTAAGACGGCTACTGCTACGCAGTTTGCTTCTTCCCCTACCGCTCAACCAGTCCCAGCTCCCAAGCTAGAGCTTCTTATTCAAGAAGAAGATGACGTTGAGGAATTGGATTCTTCCTTACTGGAAAGTGATCTTAGTGAACTGTGTAAGAAGCTTGATTATTTGGAGAGACAGTGTGGAAGCAATTGCCTTCAAGACATCTTCTATGAAGTTCATGATGGCAAGAATTCCGTTACGAATCTTTCGGCCAAGTATCCTGAGGTGAGGCGGGTTTTGGAAGAGCTGTATGATGAGTATGGTTTTGATGTTATCTATGAAGAATTAGATGGCTGATCGTTATGAGTAATCAAAAGAAACAAGTTAGATCTTTGTTCCGTGACTCCTGTTACAAGCGTGATGGGTATCGTTGTGCCATGTGCGCTTACAAATCTTCAGCAGAACATGCTCAGGAAGAATTGGATGCTCATCACATCACGGACAGAAATCTAATGCCCAATGGTGGATATGTAAGAGAGAATGGCATCTCTTTGTGTCCGGAATGTCACATTAAAGCCGAAGTGTACCATTCAACCGGCGTGGCTCATCCTGGGTACGCACCAGAGGATCTATACAAAGCAATCAAGTCCACTTTAGAAAAAGCAATTGAAGCGAGTGAAAAATTAGGCTGATATATTCTTATTACGTAGTTTTTATTACTAAAACTACATTAAGTAATAACTATATTACCGAGGAGGGAACTCAGCTATTTTTACATTATTGATCGCTTAAAATTGAATTTTATAAAATGGAGTTGCATAATGAATGCACACGAATTAGATACCCTTACTTTAGTTAGTTCCCCAACTTCAACCGACGAAGAAGAATACAGCATACCTCTAGATATCTCTGACATTATTGCAGTTTGCAGAGAGTTTAATAAGTTAGGCTGGAATATTCAAAATCAAGTTGAACAAATACTAGAAGTCGGAGTGGAAGAATCCATTAAGAGCGGCAATGTAAAACGTGAGTCCTTGCCTCATATTAAATCTTTCTTGAAGAGTATTGGACAGAACGCTTACTTCGGAGATGCAGTCAGCCAAGCTCACAACTGTATTAAGCTGATTCAGAATTATGAATCAAAGCATAAGCTAAACGCGAACCCAAGTTCAAATTAATAAAATGGGAGGCCTTGACCTCCCATTTCTTTTGGTTACTATGGAAGACATTAACGAAAATGTAAAAAACCTTTACGTCATCAGGCGCAAACTGGCTGAGTTACGTCCAAGGAATAATACTGTTTACGAATATGATGTTGGTAACTTTGCAATTCATATTTTCCCTTTTGAAATTCAAGATGGTGGCCAAGTTCTCGCGGATACCATTCTTAAATATAAAACCGTTAATATTACCTTATGGGAAATAAATAAGAACAAAGTTGAGTCTATAATCAGGTTAACAACTGATCCTAGATTTAAAGATTACGAACCTATCATATATGATTCTTTTAGATCGCCAAATGGTCTGATTAATTTCAGTAATGGCGATAAAATGCCAATCCATCACTTATGTGAATTAATAAAATATCTACACCGTTTATCAAACCTAACTGCATTTATGTGAAGGAGAGCGCTATGTTGCCGGAAGATAAAGAACTTCTTAAGGAATTGATGATGAATTACTCTGCTGATATCTTTCTCAAGGAGATGGCAGAGGTTGCATTGGAAGTGGCTGGGGACCTTGCTGATCTGCATGAAGGTTCGCCTCCGCCTGTTGCTAAGCGTTACACGCAAATTGCTGTATCGTTGGAAGACATTGTTGCTGGTAGACCATACCTGCTGTGAGGGGCTAAGATAGTATATTAGTATGGGCGCTTTTTTACTTACAATCCTAATTACTTTCCTAGTTGTAACTCTATTTGGGTATATTGTTCATTGGTCTTTGCACCAACCTTGGGTTGGTCGCTTTAACCAAGCACATATGACTCACCATGAAAAGTTGTATCCTCCTGAGGATTTCACCTCTGAAACCTATCGTCATGCAGGAAAAGATAACACCGTAGTTACTTTTGCTGTAGCCTCTATTCCAATGGTCCTGGCACCTATCGTGCTGGGATTTTTGGGTATTTTGTCGTGGCCCCTGGTTGTTACAGTGGTGTTAGTTGAGTTGGGACTTGGTCTCCTTCACGACTACATTCATAATGCTTTTCATATTAAAGATCATTGGATGTCCCGAGTCCCGGTTCTGAAAGATATATTCCAGGTGTGGGTGAAGTTACATTATCTTCACCACGTGGATATGACAAAGAACTATGGCATCTTCGTGTTTCATTGGGACAGAGTATTCGGAAGCTTCTGGAAGTCTTGAAAACCTTCTAAAGTCATCTATCCAAAAAGTTTACCGTAAAACTATTGGCCCGCGTTATCTTGTTGTTGGACTTGATTATGCTTGGGCTCGTCCAAGTTGTAGGATTCCTGTAGTCATTGGAGATTGGCGCGATGAGTGAAGAGCAAGACTATAGCAACATTTCTTTTGAAGACTTCAACAAGCTAGTTGATGACTCTCATGATGATGGATGTAGTCATTGTTTCTCTTTTGCACACTACAAACATCTTGACCAATCAACTCGTAAGGTAGCTTACTTTGCCTTCTTAGGTAAAGAAGATGAGCGAGTTAAGCTGTTAGCCAGCGAGTTAGATCGTTTACAGTACCGCGCCCTCGACGATAACATTTACTTCTTAGTTATGCAGGCGGAGATGCTAGATACCAATGATCTCAAGTCGTATATTACGATTCGAGATCTAGTTTTGCTTCGTGCCCATGAAATGGTAGATAAGAATCTACCTAATGCTTGGGTTGCTATCCGAGCTTATGCTTGGATTAAAGACACTAACTCAAGCGTCCTACCAGATTTTATGTCTAGGTCTAAGGATTTAGACGTCTGGCAAGTATGTCTTCAGTGTATGTCGAGCCACTTGCTTAGCCTGCCCGATTTGTTCTACTGTCGAGACAGTACCTATAAATATACTGTTAAAGCCATTGAAATGGGTGATGCTGTCAAGCCTTATGTAGTGGCCGCTAATGGTGTACAAGCTTTGATGCGACTCTCAGATGAGAGGGCGTTAGAGTTGTTTCACAAGTTACCTATGCGCTCTCTTAATAGAACGATTGGCGAACAGGCCGACCTACTGATTAAGAAGTTAACTAAAGATCGAATGACTCAATACCTCCCGGTGTTGATGGAAATTAAACAATTGTGTGAAAAGCCCAAGGCCCCTTGACGAAGCGACGATCAAAGGTTAACTTGGCTCAATAAAGGTAAGAATAGAATGAGCAGCTTTGATCCGTATAAGACCCTTGAAATCTCGAATAGAGCAAGCTCAACTGTCATCAAGGCGGCATATCACGCCCTCATAAAACAATTTCATCCTGATTACTCTGGACATGATAAAAGGGCTAAAGAACTGAATGCTGCTTATGAAATTCTTTCTGATTCAGACAAAAAGAAGAAACACGATAAGCTGGCCAAAGACCAGAAGGGCACCATTATTGGTAGCTACCGAGTCCTTGAATCAATCGCTGAGGGTGGCTTCGGCTCTACTTACAAAGGAGAGCATATCCTTACCAAGGATCCTGTCTGCATTAAGCACTGCTCCATGGTATCCCCTGCCCATGATGCAATTCTCATCCAAGAGATGAAGTCTATCTGGGATTTGCGCCACTACGCCATGCCCGTCATGCGTGACCTTCAAAGACTAGAAGATGGTAGCCTTGCTCTCATCATGTCTTACATACCTGGTTTCACTCTGGAACAGATTGTTGAGAAGGCCGGAAAGATTGAACCAGAGACTACCGCTTGGATTACTGAGCGTATTCTTAATGCTCTACTTTATCTTCATCACCATGGAGTTATTCATGGCGACATCAAGCCACAGAACATTATTATTCAACCTAAGACTCACTCGGTAGTTTTAGTTGATTTCGGTTTGGCAATGGTTAGACCGGGAAGTTCGGATAAGTCGATTGGTTATACACCAGTCTTTGCTTCTCCTGAACAGATTGATGGTAAAGCTTTGCTCCCAGCTTCCGACTATTACAGTCTTGGAATGCTGATGGTCTATGCTTTGAATGGTGGTAAGAGAATGGAAAAGAAGGAAGTTCCTTCTTCGGTTCCCGATCCAATGGCCAATTTCATTGGGAGCTTGGTCAAGAAAGATGTTCTTTCAAGACCACAAGACAATCTGTTTGAACAGTTTGTCAAGGTACGTCAGGACTCATTTGGACGTACTCGATCCGGAATGAAAGACATTCCAGGGTTCAACAGTTAATCTATCAAATATGATAGCTTAAGTCGATATTTGGCACTTAAGCAATCAAAAATGATAGATAAGATCAGGAGAATATCATGTCAGAAACAGCAGATTACAGCCCAGGCGATTGGAAAGGTTATGACTTCGGAGCAGCTCGTAAGAGTTACGACCAGCATGCAGGTCGAGCGTACGATGCAGCCAAGGTTGCCAACAAGAAAGCTTCGGACATGGTGCCGAAGCAACTCAAGACCGATAGTCCTGCGCCACTAGTCATTTTGTGTGACGTTACTGGATCAATGGGTGATTGGCCTGCTACTATTTTCTCCAAGCTTCCCTACCTTGATAACGAAGCTAAGGAATATCTGGGACCTGATTATGAAATCAGTTTCGCTGCAACCGCCGATCAAGACGACACCTATCCTCTTCAAGTGAGAGAATTCACCAAGGGTCTAGGTCTAGAGAAAGAGTTGAAGGAGTTTGTCATCGGCGGAGGTTCTGGGCCCGAAGGTGCTCATGAAGCTTACGAATTATCTGCGCTTTACTACGCACGTAATGTGGAGATGCCTAAGGCTAAGCATCCAATCCTCATCTTCATCTCTGATGAGCACTTCCATAAGAACATTGAACCAGGTCTAGCCAAGCTAGCTCACATTGATATCGAGTCTAAGATGACCACCAAAAAGGTCTTCGAAGCATTGCGAGAGAAGTTTGCAGTCTATTGTATTCGTAAGCCTTACGGCGGTGAAGACAAGCAGATTGTCAAGGAGTGGTCTGACGTTTTGGGTGATGACCACATGGCCGAACTTCCCTCTGCTGACCGAGTGATTGACGTTATCTTTGGTATCTTAGCTAAGGAAACTAACAAGATTGATTACTTCCGCGATGAGATCGAAGATCGTCAGAGGAAAGATCAAGTTGATACTGTTTACAAATCACTTAAGACTATCCATGCTCTTCCGAAGAATGTGGATGACGGTTCTGGTAAATCGTTGATGCATACCCATATGAAGGGTGCGAAGACTAAGCGTCTTCTCCCTTGAGATGAACAATGAGAGATTCAAACGCTAAGGTCCTGATTAACCATCAACTGATTGCTGACATGAAAGCAGCGGCTACTATCAGAAGGATCCCGGAGCTAATGGTCACTATGTGTCCAAGCTTCGGGCACTTCAGTAAGTTTGCTAATGACCAAAGAGTTGATGGTGTTCGCTTCAATAGTGCTATGATTACCTTGCCTGAGCTTGATACTGAGCTTGGGATCCTCACCACTAAGCCTCCCAAGGCCCCCGTCTACTATGACGTCAAAGGCCGACAGATGAGAATCTTGAAGGTAGAGACGGTAGATAAGAACCTTGTCTTGACCATTAACCATCCGATTCGAGTGAAGACTCCTACGGTGGTTCTGTTTAAGGCAGGTGCTGACGTAGCCATGCTCAATCGCATTGAAGAGACTGATCAGGGCCAACGTTTGGTCTTTGATGGTGGTCCGCAATACAATTTGGTTGCAGGCGAGTCACTTCACATTCGAGACGAGAGCTTCAAGAATCTTCGCGGTTCCACCAAGGAAGACAACGTTTACACTGAGTTGGAGCAAAAGAAGATTGTCAAGGTCAAGGCCGCAGGGATCAATCGATTCTTCCTATCTTACGTTGAGAACCAGTACGACGTTGACCTATTTAGAGAAATGGTTGGCAAAGATGCTGAAGTCTGGCTCAAGATTGAAAGTGTCGCTGGTTTGAAGTATGTCAACCAGACTTTCAAAAAAGAGGATAACCTTGTCCTAGTAGCCGCCCGAGGTGACATGTTTGTTGAGGTCGAGCAGCCTCATCACATCATTCAGGGCCTTAGAGACATCATTAATAAGGATCCTAAAGCTTCTGTTGGCTCTAGGCTTCTACTGTCGATTGTTGATGCTCCGGTTCCTTCATGTGCCGACCTTCTAGAGATTCAATGGCTACATGACATTGGTTATCGTCGTATGATGTTGTGCGATGAGCTTTGTTTGAAGGAGCATATGCTCAATGCTGCCGTGGCTTGCTTCAATGGAATTAAAAGTGACCTATGATTTTGATTACTCAACCGAGAGTCGGCAAATCTCACAATGAGATTCTGGCTTTACAGATGGCGGCTCGTGAATTGGGGTGGGAAGTGCTTCCCGCACCCTATGGTTGGCGTTTGGATGAAGAGCTGACGGCTAAAGGCCTCAAAGGAGTTCCTTATGGATCTTGGACCTTCGGCGAAGTTATTGCTCAGCAGATGGGGTGGGAGTTGAAGCGTAATGCTTTTGATTGGCTTGCCAAGCTTCCCATTGAATATACTAAACGTAAAGTTGAATTCATGACCTTGGGCGAGGCCAAGAAGATTACTGAGCGCAAATTCATTAAGCCGGCCGATGATAAGTGCTTTGATGCTAAGGTGTATGAGCCTGGCACATTCAATCCAGCTAGTGTCATTGAAGATAATTACCCCACTCTTGTCTCTGATCCAGTTGAATTTACTATGGAGTATCGTTGTTTTGTAGAACTTAATAAGTTCGTTCAAAGGCCACAGGTTACTACTTGGTCTAATTATATTTACCATGAACACCTAGCTGACCCGAAATATTGGGACGCGGTTCCAGCTAATGCTGGCTGCCTGCCCAATGAATTTGTTAATAATATGTTAAGCATAACTCATAGAAATGGTTTGGAAACTGTTCCATCAGTAGTGGATGTTGGTTATATTCCTGGTAAGGGCTGGGCAATTATAGAAACCAATGAGGCGTATGCTTCAGGCCTTTATGGTTGTGATCCGACTGAAGCCCTATTAGTCATGGGGATGGCCTGCGAGAAATCATCTTAGATGATAGAATAGTGTGGGGTTATGAGTGCTCTTCTTCTTTTTCTCTGTGTAGTATTGTGGGGAATAAGTACTTTCCTTAATAGATTATCGGTAGAGCACCTACCCCCTTTATTAATGCAAGTGATTGTTGGATTAGTCTTTGTGGTATACATGCCACTTGCTTTTAGATTAGAGGGTGTAAGTAACCCTTTAACTTATAAATGGGCAATACATAGCGTTATACTTACAGTCTTGGCCACGATCATATCGATTGCGGCCAACGTCTTCTTATATATGTACCTCAAGGGGAACAGCGCAACCGGATCATCAACAATGGTTCTTTCATTGTATCCGGTAGTTACCTTGATTTTATCTTACTTTTTCTTGCACGAGCAGTTCTCTGGGACCAAAGTTGCTGGAGTTGTTGCAATGATTATTGGTTCAATTCTATTATGTTGGAAGTGAAATATGGCCACGCTTGAAGAGATTGAAGCATCAACCAAGGGATTCCATCTTGGGGTGGATGAGGTTGGTAATGGTGCTCTAGCTGGTCCCGTCGTGGTTGGTGCTGTTCGCGCCCCCAAGGATTGGTCCCTAGAAGGCCTCAATGATTCTAAGAAATTGTCTGAAAAGAAGCGCGATGCCATGCGCCTCAAGCTGCTTGAATTGATTGAGAAAGGCGTCATCAGTTACCATTTGGCCGAGCGTTCCAATATTGAAATTGATAAGCTTGGTATTGTTGGCGCTCTGAACGCTGCGTATGTTGAGTCCTTCCACAAACTTTACCAACCTGATACCCTAATTATTATGGATGGTATTTTTAAATTTGACAATCTTGGAGTGGATGCTTATGATAAAACCTGGCTTATTAAAGCCGACTCCAAGATTCCAGCCGTCATGGCCGCCAGCATCTTAGCTAAGACCTATCGTGATGGTTTAATGAAGCAATACCATTTACAGTATCCGGTATATGGATGGGATACTAATGTAGGTTACGGAGGTAAGGCCCACCTTAATGGTATCAAGGAACACGGACCATGTCCTTTGCATAGGTATTCTTATGCGCCAATGAAAAACATTGAGGTTGCTACTAGTATTCCACAATTAGGATTTGATTTTTATGAGCAATGAAATAAAAGTAAAGCAAGCTGCTTTCCGAGTGGCATTCTTGATGCCTCATCAGAAAATTGGTTCTATTATTGAGCTAGAAGCTTCGGCTCTTGCATTAGTTAATCCTTGTGTAGAGGTTTCAATCAATAAAGAGTCGCCCGAATATTTGGCCGGAGCCAATGACGCCCTAATGTTTTTAATTAAGTTTCTAAGGGAAAAGGGTCCACAAATCTAGGGATAATGGTATATATATATATAGAACACACCATCGTGGTATAGCGTATTGGATGTGCGCCCGTCTCATAAGCGGGACAGAGTGGGTTCGATTCCCACTACCACGACCATTTGGCCGATTAACTCAGCGGTAGAGTATTGCCTTTACAAGGCGAGAGTCGGGGGTTCGAATCCCTCATCGGCTACCAGTTTCATGGGAGATTAGCTCAATGGTAGAGCATCGGTTTTACACTCCGAAGACTTAGGGTTCGATCCCCTTATCTCCTACCAAATACCATGGGCGGTTAACTCAATGGCAGAGTGCTAGTATGACTTGCTAGCTACAGGGGTTCGATTCCCCTACCGCCTACCATGCGAAAACTGAGTATTTTTGATGATGGGCAAAGAATTGCTACTATCTCTTATGTAGATGGTAGCGTTTTTATTTTTGCCCGAAGCTCCTCCGAATGGAGCCAAATGAAAAGGTTGACTAGTTATATTAATCTTAATGATAAAGAATTTCTTGAAAAAGTTGCTAGCAAGGCCCACGAGTTCAACTATAGTGCCGAGCTATCCGATTTTTGATATTGGCTCAGCATATCATAAACTATATGAAGCTAATGGTCAAAAGGAAGTTACATTGACTGTTGCCGAAGCCGACGCACTATTAGATTATCTACAATACGTAGCGTGGCTTACTAATCCTCCTAAGGATACAGAGTGGTATAAAACTTTAGCAAAGAGATCAAATGTCTTCAGTCGAAAATTATGACGGGCTGTGTGGGATTATTCCTACGTTCTCTCATTCTGGATTGCAGATACGTTGTACTCATGAGTTAGGCCATGGTGGACCTTGCACTTTTGAAAAGTATCGAAGGTATTTTTATTCTACGGCCGGAAGTTTTGCCGCCCCACCTCTCCCTGAAGAGGGGTTTCTTAATTCTGTTATGGGAAGTTTATCCTATGATCATCATTCAATAATGATTGAGTCAGATAATAAATTCAAAATTAGAAAATGAAAGAGTCTGAACTAAAACTTTTAGAGACGTTAGTTTCTCTTTTTGAAAGAGAAACTATGTTCTCTTCCCGCCCAGAGTATGATCACCCTTATTATAAAACAGTGGTGGCTTGGGGCAAGCAAAGACCGAATGACATTATTCCTTGGTTATTGAATCATATCAAGACCAACTGGCATTGGTGTGGAGCTTTATGGATGATTGTGGGCAAAGAAAAAGCCCCGCATGTTCCAGAGGAACATGCAGGGCGGGGGGTCTTTATCTCACAAGCTTGGACCACATGGGGTCAAGCTAATGGGTATATATTATAGTTGAGTCCAAGTGAAGGCTGAACCGTCAAATGCCCAAGTATCTTGGAACGTATCGTTACCGTTAGTTCCACCCATAAGAAGAGTCTTGCCGGTTTGTGCATCATAGCACATCTGAGCGCCCTTACGAGCTGATGGAGAAGTTGCTGGGGCTCTCTTGGTCCATGCAGTTGCACCAGTGTTTAGAGTCCAAGTTTCATTGTTTACATCGTATCCATTACTTCCACCGAATAGAACGTATAGGTTGTTAGCTACGTTGTAGACTAAGCTTGCACCTTCACGGGCTGGAGGTGGGGTAGTTGGAGATGCTTGAGTCCATTGGGTACCGTCGAAGGTCCAAGTGTCACCTAGTAACTCAGCGCCGTTTTTTCCACCGAATAGAGCAGCCTTGGTTACTCCGCCAGCCAAACCGAAGTCAGTTCTAGCAGATGGGTTGTTGGTAGAAGCGGCCTTGGTCCAGGTAGCAACGTAGCCGTCCCATACCCAAGTCTCATTAGTAAGGTCAAGCATAGATGCTCCACCGAACATAACAGTCTTTAGAGATCCTGAAATAAGGGCCATCTCAGCTTGGAAGCGAGCGAAAGGAACAGTTGCTGGGGCTAGCTTTGCCCAAGTAGTTCCGTTCCAGGACCAAGTGTCTTGGCAAGGGCCAGCGGCTTGTTCACGTCCACCGAACATGATTACGTTGTAACCATCGTAAGATAGAGCGAAGTCAGAACGCTTTGGAGTTGGTGAGGTTGCTGGAGCTGCTTGAGTCCAATCAGTACCGTTCCAAGTGAAAGTAGCATTTTGTAGCTTAGCAAATCCTGGAAAACTACCAGTATCTAATAGGGCTACTTCATTGGCTCCACGTTGGGCCATGGCAGAAAAAGAGCAACGAAATGGGTTATTAGCAGGCATAGTGATTCTCCAAAAATTGGGTCAAGTTAATTGTTCTAAACTTACCTTAATGTAAAAGAATACATAGAAATTGATAGATGTTCAACTGATTACAGATAGGTACTTTAGATATAGTTTTCTAGCTGTTTTGTAAAGTTCAGTGGCCTTTTTTGCTTCCTTCTCAAAGAACTGTCCCTCTAAGCCGAAGGGCTTATTTTCAGAGGGGGTAAAGAAATTTTCCTTGGGAGTTTTATCATACAATGATTTGGGCGGCTCATTTTGTTTAAGAGCCATGCCGCTCTCGTAGGTGTGCCAGAAAATCTTTTTGAAATTGTTACGTTTTGCAAACCTAGATACGGCCTGTGAAGCTATGTTAGGGAAATCATTAAGTATACCGGAATAGACTGTAAGCAAATTATTTAGTCCAGCATCATCTAAACCGTATTGGTTTTTCAAACCAGTTCTAATTTGATCTATTTCTTCACCAGAAGATTGAAGTTCTAGATCAGGAGGGATCTGGCCCTTTTCAAGAGCTTGAGTAAGTTCTTCGCCAGTTTTCATTTTTCCAAGGCGCATATAAATTTCGCGAAGTCTCATAACATCTTCATCATTATGATATTGTGGATTTTTCATAACCGCAATAGGATCGTCGATGTCTGGATATTTTTCATCCAATTTATCTTCAAGTTGTTTTTTTACCATCTTGTCGGCTAAAATTAAATCAAGTTCTTCATCGGTTCTTTGATATTTTCTTTTGTAAATAGCCCTGAGAGTTTGAATATCTTCGTCTTGTTGCAGGTCTTTATTAATTAATAATTGATTAACTCCAAGATCATTTGTATGATATTTCTCTATTAAAGAATTTTTAATGGTTGTAACTTTACTATATTCTTGAGCGCCTTTAAGTTGGAAGGCGGCATTAGAATGGTCACTTTGGATTTCATCGACAAGAAGATATTCGCCTTCGGGATCTAATTCAACTCTAATCCAACCAATTTGATCTTTGACATAAGGATGAGTAGATTTATCAGAAACAGTATTTACTTTATCAAATAGGTCATATAGAGCAGGATTTGCGTTCATCTTGGAAAGCATTTCTGGACTGGCCACAACGTTGATAACTAGTTGTGCATTATTATTGGGCCTATTGCCTCTAGTCAAACTATCAATAGAACGTTGAACACCATCCCAAGCAGTGTAATCCACGGGAAATTCTTCTGGCGATAATGACTCTCTATACGCTTTAACTAATTCAACTGTTATTGGTTTTCCTTTGGAAAAAGCAATTAAATCAGCTAAACCATTAGCAAGGGCAGGATGTTTAGATTTTAATTCTTTTACTGTAAGCGGTAAGAGTTTGTAAAGAGGATTTATGAATCTATCTTTCTTTGTATAAGTAAATTCAGAGAAGTTCCCGGTGTACTTGACATAAGCGGCTGGGCCATGCTTCGTGGCGCACTCTTCGCAATAATAGTCTCCGTCCACTTCTTCGGTGTCTGACTTCTCAATTTCTTTATCGCAATCTTCGCACTTGGTAAACTTTTTACGATAACAGTAATCACAAAACTCTCCTACGTTATCAACATAAGTTACGCTATCGTTATCATGCGTTTCTCCGCATTCTTCACAAGTTCTAAAGTTTTCGGAGTGACAATCCTCGCACCAATCTTGATCTTGTTCATGGTACGTGTTGTCTTTATCAACAATCTTGCTACATCCACTGCACTCTTCACAGCACCTTTTACAGCCACCCTGCTTCATACTCCAGGTGTTACGACGTGTTGGCGGAAGAAGTTCTTTTACATCAATAGTCTCATTACAATTAGGGCATTCTGTAAATTTGTTGCTATAGCATTCGTCACAGAACCATTCTCTTTGGCTCCATCTATCTTCTTTGTACTCATGCATACTGTATTTCATATGCTTGGTGTAGCAATCTTCACACTCTGCAACGTGAGCAGAGCAGACCTGAGTACCAGTTTCTGGATCGGTAAAAGCTACCGCAGGATCCATTTTACTAGGACAAGTCTCTCCATCATGGTTGTATCCACAAGGAGCATTACGAGCTTTAACCCAATCTGGAGTCATACCAGTGTTTGGGACGTAGGGAGCTTGCTGCGGCGCTTGAATAGGCTCAGAGACAGGGGCAACGGGTATTTGCTCTGGCTCCTCGACAATTTCTGGATTTTGTTCGTCTGTCATGCTACAGAAATATTGTTTTATTGCCCGACTTGACAAGATAATAATCAGACATATCCTTAGGATGAAGAGCCCCAATTACTCAAGATTATTAAAATTAGCTGATACTTTTCTTACAGCCGCCCTTAAAATAGAGGAACGCTATTGGGTATTAGGCAGTTTATTTTCTTTAGCTGAGGATGAATCTGTTCTTCCTCCACCCAAGTTTCCTAAGTTTAGAGGGATGTTAGGTTATCTTGGAGTTGTCGCCAGTGATGAGGATTGGAATACCTGGTTCAGTACTAACGCTTCGGTTTTAGGCGACCTGCCCTACAAACATTGGGCAAGAGAGGGCTCTCCGTTATCTATTTTTTGTGAAGTCATTTCTCCTTCAGGAAACAAATACATTCAGGTTTATATTAGAAATGATAGTCAAGAGCCTGATAAAATTGATGTTACTTCAGCATCTCATCTTAAAGGTATAGGCGCTATTCCTCAGCTATGGATGTTCTCTGGGCCATATATTGGCGAGCAATCAGCACCTTTGTCCAAGCAAGTTGCTTACTACGATTGGTTTTCTCAAAGTGTTTCAAATATTACGGGAGGTCAATTTGATTTTGATTTCTCAACTAATATGGAGGCTTTTGTCATTGGACACAAATTAAAACTAGATGCTCTTCGAAAATGGTTTAAGTATGAACCAAAGTTGTTGGGTGGAGGATCAGACGGTACTGCTTGGGATATTGGTAATCGTCGAATTCTAAAAATCTTTTCTGATCCTGTTTCTTATAATCACGCGCTTCAAGCGGTAGATCGTATTCACAATAATCCTTCTCTTGCTAAAACTGAAGCAATGATTTACGATGTAGGTGAGATTGGAAAGTTTGGTAATCATCCAATCTATTTTTATATTATGGAAAGAATGGCCCCAGTTACTGAAATCAATGGCCTTAAAGAAGATTTAAGACATATTGTAAGTACTATTGTTAGTAAAATCTACAAAGAAAGAGATTACTGGCGAGATATCAAAAAGAAAGATATCAAAAAAGATTCAAAATTAATCCAATCTAAAGTAAAAGAAGCGGCCAGCAGATACGCAAACGAAATCAAAACTAAGAATGGACCTTTCGTTCGAGGTGTAGAAAATACTTATTTATTAAATAAAGTAAAAGTAGATAAGAAAGATCCCAATGAACATGACGTTCCTCTTAATAAAAATTGGCTAACTTCGTTAGCTGAAGAAGTAATTGTAAAATACTTAACTGGTCGAACAGATTTACATATGGGTAACCTTGGGGTAACTGCATATGGTGATTTTAGATATTTTGATCCTGCTTTTGAGAGCTGGACTTCTAATGTCAATATGGGCGGGGGTGTAGTGCCGAACCCAGAAGCAGATCCAATTGATTGGGGAGATATTTGAAAAACATAGCGATAATATGATATATATTAACGCAACCACGCGGGGTTGGCATATTGGCTGTGTCCTAGCCTTCCAAGCTAGTCAAAGGAGTTCGATTCTCCTACTCCGCTCCAGGTAAGATGATAATTGAAGTAAGTGTAAGCGGGCGTAACTCAATGGTAGAGTGCAACCTTGCCAAGGTTGATGTTGTCGGTTCGAGCCCGATCGCCCGCTCCAAGACGAATGCCGATGTGGATTACATGGTAAACAATCAGGCCGCAATCCTGATCTAGCTGGTTCAATTCCAGCTCGGAAACTCGCAAGAGGATCTTAAATAAAAATCTCATCATTTTAGTCGTCTATTAAGCGGTTGTAATTCAATGGTAGAACTTGTGGTTGCCATCCACAGAACATCGGTTCGATTCCGATTAACCGCTCCAGGTAAGTGCAAAGCAGTTAAATTTCAACCATCTTCTAGGTGGTTTTTTATTTTGTACATTTAGAGTCACGATATATGTTTGACGACCGCAAAAAAATGCGGGCCGCCTTGACAACTATTTTTTAAGATTTACATTTCAACGAGGACGCAAAATGAGCAACATGGAATTGATTAAGGAGCTTAGGGCTCTGACGCAAGCTGGTATGAAGGACTGCAAAGAGTCGCTTGAAGAAGCAGGCTGGGACTTGCAGAAGGCTGTGGATATCGTCAAGACCAAAGGACTCAACGTTGTCTCCGGTCGTGCAGGCAAGGTAGCCTCTGAAGGCGCTGTTACCGTTTGGCATTTCGCTGAAGGTGTGGCAATGGCAGAAGTCAATTGTCAAACAGATTTCGTTGCTAATAGTCCTGACTTCAGGGGATTTGCCCAGAATGTTACTCGTGAGATTGCAGATGCAACTCTTAACGGCGAGATGTTTTCTGTTGATACAGTTGAGCAAGAGAGACAAGGAATTGTTTCTACTACTAAAGAAAACGTAGTTGTTCGTAGATGGTGGGTTGAACAACCTATGTCTCCAGGATCGGCAACATACTCTTATGTTCACTCCAATGGTAAAATTGGTGTTCTAATTACTTTGCTCGCGCCATCTGCTGACGCTGCAAAAGACTCTGCGTTCCGTGAGCTTGGAGATGATCTTGCTATGCAGATTGCCGCTATGGGCCCGCTAGCCATCTCTCCAGATCGTTTGGATCCAGTTGAGGTTGAGCGTCAAAAGAATATTTTTGAGACTCAGCTTACTGAGTTGAAGAAGCCACAGGCGGCTTGGCCGAAGATTCTTGAAGGAAAATTCAACAAGTGGCATACTGAAACCTGTTTGCTTAATCAGGAGTCCGTCGTTCATGCGAAGACTTCGATTGCGCAGGTTATAAAGAATGTTGGTGTCAAGTTGGGTGGAGACGTCACTGTTGTGAACTTCATCCGTTGCCAGGTCGGCGAAGGCATCGAAAAAGCAAAAGAGAACTTGGCCGATGAAGTCGCCAAGATGATTAAGGAATGAAAATGACTACCGAACAATTAATGGATAAGTTGACGCAGGCTGCTAGCTATCAATATCGTGATGACAAGACTTCGCCCAGTGTTGTTATCTCTGCTCTCAAGAAGGGTTACTACTGCTCTGTCGTTCGCTACAGCCAAGCTTTTGCTAAGGGCAAGCAAGTTGTGTGTAACGCTAGGGGTGACAGCCTTCCGGTTGCGTTGAAGGAACTTGCTAACAAGTTTTTGGTTATTAATAACGCTCCTCGTGATCCTGTTCAGGAGTTGGGCGACTTGCTTGGTAAGGATAGCAAATGAATCGAGACACTCTGCTTAAGGAGATGAAGGACTCAGTTGGAACTAAAGATCCGGTTGAGTTTTTTGCTAAGTTTACTGATGTCTTTGCTCTTTTATTTGATCGCATGGATCGTTTAGAGAGGCAAACGGCCTTGGCTATTCATTGGGATTCCAAGATTGCTTCTGATATGATCTCTAAGCAAGTTATCGTTTTGCGAAAAGATAAAGATACTTATGCTAATGAAATTACTGAACTTAAGAAAGCTTTTGCAGAAGATATCGTAACTCAAAACTATGTTGAGTTTTGTGCCTTCTGGCAAGACACTTTAGGCTTTCATCCTTTCTTGGACTAACATGAACGCCAAAGAAATCTTTGGGCCAGTAGTTCATTACGTCGTAAGCCAGTCGGCAAGCCCGGAGAGTTGGTTGAAAGATTGGCTCCTGAAGAGCGTGAGGAGTTAAAAAATCTTACCTCTAAAGATGTAAAAGAAGCTGATCGCAATATTCTACTTTACATGACGGGTACGTACCCTGAGTCTACAGTGACAGTTCATACTCATTCTGATAAGAAGAAGGAAGAGTAGGCTGGTAATAGTTTAATATAATTGTGCATTGGAGAATCGTCTAACGGCAGGACAAGCGACTCTGACTCGCTTTATCTAGGTTCGAATCCTTGTTCTCCAGCCACAAACTTCTGGAATCGTCTAATGGTAGGACGGGGGACTCCGACTCCCCAAATATTGGTTCGAGCCCAATTTCCAGAACCAGGATATGAAATTTAGGTATGATTTCGGTGAAAAGCTAGATTTATCTAGATTTGTAAAGCAAGCTCCGCATTACATTAATTTGGGCAGAGAGATTGACTTTGAACTTTATGTTCATGATTTCAAAATTAATTTGAATATTGCTACTCCTGATCGGCAGACTGCTCATACCGTTTCTCTTTTCATTGAAGAAATCAAAAGGGATACAGATGGCAACATAAAAAGCAGTCGAATAGTTACCCCATTAACTGATACAAGGTTTCAAGAGATTCAATCTATTCAGGCTGTGTTTGATAGTACGAGTTACAAATGTCATTTTAATTCTAACTCAAGCGCCGCCACTGTTGATAAGATTTGTAAAATCTTAAAACTTCTTCACAAAATAAATGGTTTAAAAGCATTCATATGAAATCACTTGGTAAGTTGGTGTATTCTCCAAGAACACACCTATCATCATCAGAGCGTTGGCTCGTACTGATGTGTGACGATGAAATCTCAAAGTACTACAGGCACCTATATAGTAAGGATTATCCTTACCTGAATGGTGGGCAAAGCACTAAGTTAACTAGACCTGTATGGGGCACGCACATCTCGGTTATTCGAGGCGAGCGAATTCCTAACATGAATCTATGGGGTATAGATGCTAATAAGCTTATTGAATTCGAATATGAATCTGGTGTTATAGACAATGGTGAATACTATTGGTTGAAAGCCAAGTGCCCTTATCTTTCTGAAATTAGAGAGAAGTATGGCCTTTGGAAGGAGCCAAGATTTGGTTTTCATTTAACCATTGGAAGGACAACAGAATGAGTGAAGCGAGACCTACATCCACCGTAACGGTAACATGCTGGGGTTGTAATGCCTCTGAAACTCATCCGATGAGAAGCCGGTTGGAATACTTTGCTGAGGTAGAAGATCTATTTAGTAGGGGTTGGATGAGGCGAGCCTTCACTCAATCCTCATGGGATCGGGGCCCTTGGTTTTGTAGTGAAGAATGTGCTTACGAATCTTTCAACGCTAAGCGCGCTGAAGAGTACGAGAAGAATAAAGAGCTGGATCGAGAGCGGAGAGAATTTGAAAAGTATTGTAGAGACACTGCAATACCAAGAACTTACTTCGCCGTCTTTGGGTTACTAGTAGCTGGGTTGTCAGCCTATTTGTTGCGGGGATTCATTCAATGATTGATTATCATGAGTTTTATCTAACTCTTATTCGTCACGGACAATCTACAACCAATCAGAATCCGGATCTGATGGGTCAGGAAGCTGACACGCCCCTTAGTGAGAAGGGTGAGAAGCAAGCCGCTCGCTTGTATGAGAGGTTGAAGCTTAAACCCTTTGATGTGGTTTATTCTTCTACTTATACTCGTGCTCTGGAGACGGCTCGTATTGCAACTAACTTCAATCGTGACATCATTCAGGTCCCTGACCTTCGTGAGTATAGCGCTGGTGATTGGACCGGAGCTAGTCGCAGCGAAACAATAACTCTACCAGTAGCAGCCCGCATGAGCCTACTGAACTATTCTTTCTTGCCGCCCAATGGCGAATCTTTGGCTCAAGTAGAGCGCAGAGCTTCCTTGTGGGTAGAGAATGAAATTCTTTATAACAAAGAAAAGCAAGACAAGGCTAAGGAATTAGCTAAGACAAAAGATGTAGCTAATTATATTTGTTTTAGTCACGGAATGACTATTAAGTGTTTGTTACATTACATTCTAGGTTTTGATAAATCAATGGCTTGGAAGGTAACTATTGAGAATACTTCAATCTCTCAATTGTATTTTGGAAAGGAAGGATGGAGACTTATTAGTATTAATGATCATGCGCATCTCTCGACCTTATGGTCACCTAGCGAAATATGAGGAAATAATGGGCGCTCAAGAACGAAAACGTCAAAAAAGAATCAAAGAATATGTAATTAATCGAGACGGAATGATCTGTTGCTACTGCGATCAGGTCCTTACGCCAGAGACTGTTACTATGGAACATATTGTTCCAGACAGTCGTAGAGGGACGTTTAACACTACAAATCTTACTGTATCTTGTTCAGAACATAATAATAAGAGAGGTAACAAACCTTTTTTTGATTATTGTAAGAAGTTCAATTGGTCAGAGGAGAAAATTGAGAAGTATAAGAAGTTATATTTCAATAATCTTAAAATCAAGATTTTAAATATCTCTAAGGAAGAATGTTTACCTAAAGTAGTTAATGCCGACGCACAAGCTGTTCCGCTTGATATAATTCAGCAGGCCTGCCATGTTCTCAAGATTCGAGGTATGGATTTTTCAGATTATGAAAAGATGTATCAGTTTGAGATTAAGTTTGCAGAGATGGCCGATAAGAAAAGAATCAAGTTTTGCTTTGAGCAATTGATTAGAATAATCGAATCGGATTGCTAGGATATATTTCAGTTTAAGGAGTTACTATGAGCGTTCATCCAATTAGAGATCAGATTGTTGTTAAAGTCGAAACCGTTAAGAAGCAAGAAGGGCTTATCATTAGACCAGATACTATCGAAGAGAAGTCTGTTGTGGGGAAGGTAGTTGCCATTGGTTCTGGTCGCGTAACAGCGAGTGGAACTATTATTCCACTTGATGTAGTCGCGGGAGATCAAGTCAAGTTCAATAAGAACTTGGCAACGGAAGTTACCCATGACGGAGAGACCGTCTTCGTTCTTCGTGAAGAACACGTCACCTGCGTTCTTCGCTAAGCTTTTTAACAAAGCACTTTACAAGCCGCCCGTCATGGTTATGATGAGGCGGCTTTTTATTATTTCTATGAAAAAAGAACCTATTTACGTCAAATGCAATAGCTGTTCTTGGCAACTTGAAAATTATCCCGACCGAAATTGGGAAGTAAACCCTTGCCCGCATTGCAAAAATACTCGATTAGTAATTGATCCAAAAGAGATTCTTTGTAATCTCTGTGGAGAATGTATGTGCCCTCTTGGAACTATGAATGAGCAATGCCCTCATGGCCTTCATGAGGCGCAGGTAACTGGTGGATATGATTCATATCACTTACTAGATATGAATGTATATACTTTCTCTATCTGTGAAGAATGTCTTCGCAAATTATTTATGGTTGCAAAGATTCCTCCGCAGGTTCATGATGTCCAGGAGCGAGCCCGTGAAGACTATACTTTCGAAGATGATCAAAAAGCTTATGAGTATCGGGAGTGGAAGTCACTGGGAGGCTTTCATCAGGCATATCTGAATAAGAAATGCAACGCCGAGACCCTCTGCCCCAAAAAAGCCCTTTACACTGTAATGCTGAATGACGAGTTTACCGAAGACTCCTGCTGCGAAGAACACAAAGATAAATGGACCTTATGCATCAACGCTGATCTAGTTCCCTTTATTTCCAACGTATTGAAACCATTCCTATGAAATCCTATCCTTCTATTACAAAAGAAATCCGTCATGACATCCACGTCTATGCTTTTGATAAGCTAGATGGATCCAATATTAGGGCCGAATGGAATTCCAAAAAGGGATTTTATAAGTTCGGAACTAAGAACCAGCTCATTGATGAAGCTTCCAAACCGTTCGGTCGAGCCATCCAACTCCTGCGTGACAAGTACGAGTCAGACATCGCTATGGTCTTCAAAGAGCAGAAGTGGCGTGATATTATTTGCTTTTTCGAATTACATGGGCCTAGCTCTTTTGCCGGTAATCATAATTTCGAAGAGGATGACCTGACTGTCACCTTGATTGATGCCAATCCTTACAAGGAGGGTATCCTGGAGCCTAAGGAATTTATAAAGTACTTTGGTCACCTAGACATCCCGAAGGTCCTTTTTGAGGGAAAGGTCACTACAGTTTTATTTGATAAGGTTAAACAATCAACCTTGTCCGGTATGACTTGCGAGGGTGTGGTCTGTAAAGGTGCTAGTGACTCGAACGCTAAGATGCCAGTTATGTTCAAAATTAAATCTCAAGCTTGGCTCGATAAACTACGCCTTTATGTAAAAGGTGATGAAAACTTGTTTAATCTATTATCTTAAATAATTGAATAATAAGACATAAGTGCATAATGCTTTAAGGAGTATATATGCGCCCAAGAAATGAACAAGGTGGAGAATTAGTCGTAACTAACTCAGGTCACGTAAAAATTCACCTAAAAGATAATCCACATAGAGTTGAAGTCTTCTTTAAAAAGAAGAATGCCCCACCACCATGCGACCCTCATCATGGTCATCATCATGATAGATTAGAATGGAGAATTCAACGTTCTCATCATGGTCATCATGGTCATCATTATGCATTTGAATTGCATATTAACTGGCACGTTCACGAAATTAGAGAAATTTTCTATATAGTTTATTATTGAGGTCTTAATGAAGATCTTAGTCTATGGCTACTATGGTAAGTCTAACTTAGGCGACGATCTATTTGCGGATGCTTTTAATAAATTATTTCCTACTTTTCAATTTGTATTTTCTGATAATATTAAAGTAGATCATCTCAAAGATATTGATGCCGTCTTTTTTGGAGGCGGCTCTTTTCTTGCCGAATCCTTAAAGGCAACGCCCGAAGCATTTGAAGAGCTAAAGAAGCGCAAGCTCTTCTATATTGGTGTAGGAAGTGAAACGGCTCTTGATCCTAGACATCAAGAGTTAATGGCATTGGCACAATTGGTTGCAGTTAGAACTGATCAAAATTTTGATAGTATCAAAGAATTAAATTCTAATTCTATGGTTATTCCTGATTTAGTTTATTCACTAAACGGGAAACTATCAGAAAATAAATTAGATAAATCCATTTTAGTTATTCCAAATATCTTAGTAGTCCCTAAATGGAATGATCCTCATTGGAAACATGCCTCTTGGGAATATTTCAAAATTGAGTTTGCCCAAGTAACTGATCAATTAATAAGAGATGGATACAGGGTTGACTTTCTTCCATTTTGTGAGAACATCTATCTTAATGATTCTTATGCTGCCGGCGAGTTGATATCTAGAAGCAACACCATTACTGAGAAGAAGTTGCATGACAAACCCAACAATTTTCAAGCCGCTCTAGACATTATCTCTCAGTACAAATTGGTAGTTACACAAAGATTTCACGGGAAGATTTTGGCAGACTTGGCCGAGGTCCCTAGTTTAACCATTTATCATCACGATAAATTGAAAGGCGTCAATAGTGTATCAACTCCTTACTATGGTGCATCTAAAGCAACTCTACTAGATAATATAAAAAGAGTAATTGCTAATTATGGGGTCGTTCTACCAATAGATCGAGATATATTTAGAGAACTTAGCCGAAGGGTGGAATATGCGTTATGTCGGAGCCAAGAACAATAAAATCTGTGTAATATCAGATGAAATGATTGAGAATGATCAATTAGAGGTTATTGAAGTTCCAAATGAGTTATCTCATGTACCTTCCATGGAATTGGTTACCAATTGTAGGATAAAAAATGGTAAGATAACTTCTAAGTTGGCTCGTAAGTCCGCTAAGAATATGAAGGTTGCCTTAATTGGCAATTGGAAAATGAAATGTGGAATCGCTACTTATTCTGAGAATTTGTGGGCAGAAGTAGTGAAACATGTTGGCGATTTCAAGATGTTCATTGAGAACAATGAGCATTCCCTTGGCGCTCTTAACGAAATTGGTGGTGAAACTTTCTCCCCTGACAAAGTTTCGGCCTGTTGGAAACGCGGGCACTCCCTTCAAGAACTAGTTAGACAACTTAAAGAGTATGATCCTGATGTCATTTGGATTCAACATGAATTCGGGTTATGGCCTAACGCCATGCACTGGCTTTCTTTTATGAACCAAATGGCAGACTATCGAGTCATCGTTACCATGCACTCTGTCTTTCATCATAAAGACAAGACTATTGTTGAGGCTGCTATGCCCGAGATAGTTGTTCATCTTGATGGGGCTAAGCAAGTTCTCAAAGAAGAGAAGCAAATTCCTGGCAAAGTTTATGTTATTCCTCACGGATGTTTTCCTTGTACTAATCGTGAAAAGCTTTGGAATTTCTATAAGTCAGAAAAAACATTTCTACAATTTGGATTTGGTTTCCGTTATAAAGGTTGGGAGAATGCTATCAAAGCCACCGCCGAACTAAAAAAGAAGCATCCCGATGTCTTCTTCACTGGGTTATTCTCTGAGTCGCCTCATAATAAATCAGAGCATGAGCTTTACTATAATGAACTAATGGAACTAGTTCAGCAGTTAGGTATCGAAGAAAACGTAGCAATCCTCCGTGGTTATCAATCTGAGGAGACGCTAGACAGCTACATGAGAACTAATCAAGCAACCTTGTTCCCTTACATCTCTCATCCTCAGCATGAAGTCTTTGGAGCATCGGGTGCTGCTCGCATTGCAATGGCCAAAGGATTGCCGGTTGTTACCTCTTCTGTTAATCATTTCTCGGACTTACCAACTATTAAGGCCGATACCGCAGAGGAAATCGCAAAAGCCCTTGATCAACTATTTACTGACAAGCAATTTCGTCAAGATCAAGTAGAGAAACAAATAGAGTATCTTAAGGAAAACACCTGGGAAAACATTGCCAAGAAGTACATCTGTTTGTTTGAAAATGGTTGATTTCTGCAATTACTGATAAAAAGTGATAATTTCTATGAAAGATATGATATATGTGTGATTGAAGGTTTATTGCCTTTAAGGAGTACAAATGTCAAATCAAAGTTATTCACTAGAAATTATTAGTCACCACCCAACATTCAAAAGCAAAAGCCTCCGTAAGTATTACGTTGAGGGTATTGAGACTGTTGGTGCATGGGGTGACGAGCCATTCGAAATCAAATTTACCAATTATACCTGGCAGAAGGTTGAAGTTAAGTTAAGCGTTGATGGAACCGATGTTTTATCAGGAGACCCAGCTACTACTGATGCGACCGCTAAGATGTGGGTTGTTAATGGGTATGGTACACTATCTCTCAAGGCCTGGCCTGAGAACAACAATGGCGGAGCCCAGTTCGTCTTTACCAGCGGCAACAATAGTGTAGCTGCGCATACTCATGGCGACATGTCAAGCCGTGGCATCATTGCTGCTGCCGTCTATACTGAGGGTCATGTCGAACCAGCTCGTATCAATCACAACTTCTATTATACTGGTTATCCAATTCATAGAAGAAGCATTGTAGATTATTCTGCTTACCCAAGTTGGGGAAGTAACACCATTGGCGGAGATCTTATCGGCGGAGTAACCTATGGTACTAATACAACTACTACTGTTTGCTCTGCTGGAGGGGCCGGGGCCACTATGGATAGTCTAAGTTTTAATGCTTGTGACGTCGCAGCGGCCAGCGGTGAAACTCCAGTTACTAAGAGTCTAGAGAGTTTAGTTGCTGTTGGAGCAGGACAACATGTTGATCAGAAGATTACTTATGTTGCCGGTTTAATTAAGCCAACCTTCTCTGAAACGATTAGAGTGAAGTACATGTGGTGGGATGAGCTTGTCGCCAAGTTGCGCGAGCACAATGTCCCAGCTCCTCAGCCATCTGGCTTCCCAGCAGATCAGAAAAGAGCAAACATTAATCTTGGAGGTACCCCAAGAATTGGAACTTATGCAGGCAATGCATTTCCAAGAACCAAACAATCAGAACCATACCAGTCCTATATGAGGGTCTAAAATCATAGGCTGATGGCGTTGGGGCAGCACATGGAAACTTGTGCTGCCTTTTACTTTTTAGTTGAACCATCTGCGTCACACAGTGGCTTCCAATAAATAATTCGCCTTTGGTATTTTAATTTAATCGTCTTTATTTTATGTTCGATATAGAATGGTTCATAGAAATTGCTACGTCAATTTTTACCGAACTGTAGACGCTGACTCCGCTTTTGAGTCAGCTATCGAATTTATGAAGGAGTATATGATGAATATACCATTTGAAGACGTTCTAGCTTTCGCCGCATTTTGTTGTGCTAAAAATATCACCTCGATCAAAACTGATCTTGAAGAAGAGTTATTGTATCAAAACTTTAAACTTACCCAACAGTTTAAAATCAGTGGGACTATTCCCGAGTTTAAAGACTGGGCTGACACTGCTGTTGTTGTCACTACCAAAGACGCTGTCATTGCCAAAGCAGCAAAAAAGGTTCCGAGCGGCAGCTTGATTACTGGCCGAACTCTCAAAGACGGACCATATGATCTTTATGGTCGTATTACTCACATTTTAGCTGGCGGTCAGGACTATAAAGTAGTTCTGAAAGGCCTCGACTTGAAAGAAGTGGGTCGTGCTTATGCTCCCGCTAAGTCTTGTAAGAAGTATCCTAAGATTGAAAGTCATCTTAGAAAATTGCAAAAAACAAGTAAAGAATCTTTCCAAAAAATGGAGTGTCATATTGATAAAGCTACGGGTAGCGTCATCCGTGGATATGAAGACACTTTCCAACCTATTGGAAAAGCCATTGTATCTTTTAAGGATAATTCTATCTATAAGATAACCAAAGTAGAACTGAATGCAATTCCAGTTGCGACTGCTGCTGCTCCTGTTCCAACCCCTGCGGTGGTCATTCCTATCACGGCAGCTAAGCCCAAGAGTGTAGCTCCTGCCGGGCTTAAAGCAGGCAGCATCTCTATTGATAAGAATGATCCTATTCTTATCGATGACCCCATGCTATCTTTATACAGGTACAACCCAAATAATTCAAGAGTCTTGAATATTAAGGAAGTGCTGGGTAGAATTGGTGAGGTCGCATTTAATCATCACTTCAAGAATTGGAAATGGAATAATACCAATACCAATAATGCGGATGCTTATGATTTTGAAAATCAAGCAGCTCAATACACTTTAGATGTGAAGACTACCAATCACATCGACAATAATCTTTTAATTGAGAAAAAAAAGGTTGAACGTAATAATATGGCTGACATTTTTGCATTATGCATTGTGTTAGATGGTGGCAATCATTTTGACGTTAGATTCGTGGGATTCATCAATAAGAAATCAGCTCTAGCTTATATTGGAGCCTTTCCTGCTTGTTTGATGGGCGAGACTTATAAAATTCATCGTCAGTATTTAGTTTCAGAGATTTAATCTCTATAAATGGTCAAGTGTTTGATTGTACTCGACCATTCTATTTAAAAAATAAATTTGGCTTGACAAAAGCGGGCAGCAGACCTAAATTGAGCAACGGAGATAAAATGTCTTACGAAACTTCGATTGCTATCCTCAATTTTATTCTTTTAATTTGCGGCGGAGCCATTATGATTGTGGCGGTTGCAGACCTAATGAACAAAGATTATTGGGGTGCTTTCAAAAATTTTTGTTGGGCGACGGTAGTGATTATAAGCAGCTTCGCCTGAAAATTAGTAGGCATATCGATATATCTTAGTATAGGACCCAGTGAGGGGCCTAAACATTATCACACGGAGAGTGTAATTATGAAGTCATTTGAATATTGCGTTTGCATTGGTCGTTTCCAGCCGTTTCATCATGCTCATCATGAGCTGATTAAAGAGGCCCTTAGTCACGCCGAAACTGTTTTGGTTGTCATTGGTAGTGCCCAGAGAGCACCCAATATTCTCAACCCCTTTACCGCTGAGCAGCGAGAAGCTATGATCTTGAGCGCTCTCTCCGATGATGAGAAGACGCACATCAAGTTCCTTCATGTTCGCGACTACTACTACACCAACAACCGTTGGTTGACCGAAGTTCAACAGCTTGTTTATGATGCTACAGATGGCATTGATGATAACAAGATTTGTGATATCGGAGAGTATAGCTGGTTCCCTCAGTGGAAATTCTTCAAGATGCGTAATCTTGATCGTATGCCACATGCAACCATTGTTCGTGGACTGTACTTTACCCATGACAATGCTTACAAGAGTCATGTGAGTCCTGGTGTTGTCGACTACCTTGAGAGCTTCAAGCAGACCCAGTTTTTCAAGAATTTGAAGGAAGAGTACGATTATGTTCGTAACTACCGAGCTTCTTGGGATGGCGCTCCCTTTCCTCCAACTTTTGTTACTGTTGACTGCGTAGTTATCAAGAGTGGTCACGTCTTGGCAGTTCGCCGTAAAGGAAGTCCTGGCCGAGGATTGATTGCTCTTCCGGGCGGTTTTCTCAACCAAAAGGAAACCATCTTGGATGGTGCTCTTCGAGAACTAAAGGAAGAGACTGGTATCAAGGTTTCCAAAGAAGAATTGGAAAAGGCAGTTACCGAAACCAAAGTCTTCGATTATCCTGAGCGTTCTATTCGTGGACGTACCATTACTCATGCTTTCTTGATTGACCTTGGAGATGGCCAGCTTCCTCCAGTCAAGGGTTCGGATGATGCGGATAAGGCTTGGTGGATGTCACTGAGCGACTTTGCTACGAGAGAGCCTGAGTTCTTTGAAGATCACTTCTACATCATCTCTCACTTTATCAATAAGTTCTAAATACTATTCTCAGAGAGAGAATACATACACATACAGAGAGTATAATTATGAAAACGAATAGATTAAGTTACTTGTTTGACGCCGACAGCTATAAGGTTTCCCATTACTTGCAGTATCCTCCGGGAACTACAAGCATGTTCTCGTACATTGAGAGCCGAGGTGGTGAATACAATGAGACCGTCTTCTTTGGGCTACAGTATTATCTTAAGGAGTATCTTACTCACCGCGTGACAGTGGAAGAGGTTGAGAAAGCCAAGGAGTTTTATGCGGTTCATGGAGAGCCTTTTAACTACGAAGGCTGGCTGTACATTGCTAAAGACCTTAAAGGTAAGCTGCCGGTTCGTATCCGAGCCGTGCCTGAAGGCAGCGTGGTCTCTACTCATAACATTCTCGTCAGTATTGAATCGACTGATCCTAAAGTCTTTTGGATTGTGTCCTGGATTGAAACTATGCTACTTAGGGTCTGGTATCCTATCACAGTAGCTACCAGGAGCCGCTACATCAGACAAATCATTCTAGAAGCCCTGGAAACCTCGGCGGATGATCCTCAAGGTGAAATCGCATTCAAGCTGCATGACTTTGGTAGCCGTGGCGTTAGTAGCCAAGAATCTGCCATGATTGGTGGTGCATCTCACCTTGTCAATTTCATGGGCAGTGATACTGTTGCAGGTGTCCTGATGGCTAATGAAGTTTACAACACGCCGATGGCAGGGTTCAGTATCCCTGCGGCCGAGCACAGCTCCATTACCTCTTGGGGTAAAGAGAATGAAGTTGATGCTTATCGTAATATGCTCAAGCAGTTTGCTAAGCCCGGCGCCTTGGTGGCCTGCGTGTCTGACTCCTATGATCTTTGGAATGCATGTACTCACCTTTGGGGAGAGGTACTTCGTCAGGAAGTCATCGACTCTGGTGCAGTTGTCATCATCCGTCCTGACTCTGGGCATCCTCCGGCTGTTGTTCGTAAGTGTGCTCATCTTCTTGCTGAGAAGTTTGGTTACACCCTTAATAGCAAGGGCTACAAGGTTCTCAACAATGTCCGCATTATTCAGGGTGACGGCATCAATGAACACTCTATCCGAGCTATCTTGAATGACTTGCTGGATGCAGGATTCAGCGCAACCAACATTGCATTCGGAATGGGCGGAGCTTTGCTTCAGATGCTTAACCGTGATACGCAGAAGTTTGCCATGAAATGTAGCCATATTTTCATTGGAGATAAGTCGGTGGATGTCTTCAAGAATCCTGTGACTGACCCTGGCAAAATGAGCAAGCCGGGCCGATTGGACCTAGCTTTTGTGGATTCTGGTCCTAATATTGGAGAATACGAGACGGTCCCTTTGTTCGATGATGAAATTGCTCACAAGCGTAGCGTAATGCATACTGTCTACGAAAATGGCGAAATCATTAACGAAACGACCTTTGAAGAAGTTCGTGCTCGTGCTAAAGCTGCCAAGTGATTAAGTAGGTGGAATCACCTAATAATTTGTTATTTCATTAGGTGATAAGATGAAAATCAACGAAAAACTATATAGAAAGTATGGAACTAATGCAGTAATTCTACCTCCTCCTCCAGAGGAAGAAGAAATTACCGAGGATGCAAATGTAGAAAATGAGGGCGCTTGGCGTTCTCACGTTTCTCCTTTTCTATCTCAATTCACCCTAGAAGAGGGTGATGACGCTCTTGATCCAGAAGCTTTTGAAAAGTTTGAGCCCAATTCTCTTAAAGAAACTCTTCCAAGATATTGGCAGAACGAGGCCGTTCTTAATGATCTTGAGAAGGTTAAAATGGATCTAGGTGGAGAAACGAAGGCACCTGCCACTGATTCCACTATTCCGCCACAGAGAAGGGCTCATCAAACCTCTGCCCAGATTTTAAAGTTATGCAACAAATATTACGATCTTTGTCGCAAATTCTAAAACATAAATAATGGGAGCATGGTATATAGGCCGTGAGGAACCATGAAAATTATCAAGCCATCTATTGATTTGGACACATGGGTTTTTGAAACTAAATGTCCTACTTGTAAATCTGATATTGGTATTGAGGCCATAGATCTCCGTTACAAATGGAATACTAGTGGTTGTTACTACTATGTATGCGAGCTGTGTAATACTAGGCATCTCATGAAGGATGTAGACGTCCCGCCTATCGTTGAGGCTGATGTAAAGAAACATCGCTCCGATCCAATTGTCTATTCGGAAGATTAATGATTCATATCCTTGGTCCTGGTTACAAGATACCAGAGGGCGTTACCGTTATCAATACAACCTCTCGTTCCGACAATTGGGGCCGAGGTCTCAGTCCATTCTTTGCAGGGCCAGTTGAATTGTATGACGGCTATAAGTCTTACAATGTAGAGAATGCTTGGCAATTTAGTAAAGTCTATGAGTATTATCTTGAGGAAGATGGCTCAATAGGTGAGAGATATTTCAATTGGGCAACAGACGGATGGCGCTCCATTAGGGCTCACCGTTACCCAATGGGCAAAGAAGCTAAGCCGCTTTACTCTTATTGGGATGGACAAATCCATACTTATGTTGAAGCTCGTTCAAAGATTTATATTCCTTTGTATGCTAGTGCAGTTCAAAAAACTTCTGCATTTAGGCAATTGAAAAATTTATACGAATCAAATATTGATCTTTACTTGTGGGATTTCGATGGTTATAATCACAGGGCACTAGGACTAACTTATGATCAGGTAATTAATGATCCGGTTAGGAAAATGGGCCACGCTTTTGTGCTGGCTATGATTTTAGAAAACTACTTGTAAGCGAGACGATTATGGAAGATTTGAATAGTTTCTATCTAAAAAGATTGAAAGGCTTATTGACTTTTCAACAGTGCGATCCTTATACTCTAACCATTAAATTTGGTATGTCTGGAAATGTTTCCAAAAGAGGAGTTAAGGCTGAATATCACTTGTATGCCAATTCTTCTACAAGAAGAAACCCTAGCGTAAAACATGAAGTAAGCGTTGAAATTGATCTGCTAACTATTACGGGCAAACATTCTGAGTGCGTTGCCCCGAACTCTTTTATTGTTAGTTTTGAAGACTTCGTTCATACAAAATTCTATGATAGGTGCCCTCGCCTTTTTGAAGGTTCAGGAATGAAGGGTTCGAAACATGAGTATCTTGATGCCACACCTGAAACTGATGCTAGGACAGAATATCTTGTTAAAGTTATCAAAAAGTATTCGCCTAGATTAATCGAATTAAAACCACAATATCTAGAGCTGACAGACGGCCAGACGATCTTGATTAAGAAGATTAGTGAAGAGTATCAAGTAATTTTCGACAGTATGAAAAGAGCATTGCTTAGTTATGGCATGAAATCAGCCAAAAGAATTATGAAGACTACGGTTGCCAGGGCCTCAGTAGATGTGCAAGAAGCACAAGAGATAGAAGATGTTCTTGTACCTAAAAACATATTTCTTACTCTAGATTCTGGTTGCTGGAGGCTTTGTATTTTCACAGGTTCTTCAATTGTTGGATTGCAACATAACAAAGTGCACGTTAATAAAGATGGTTCTTGGAAAGACCCAAACAAAGATTTTAACGTTTTGCTTGCTAATCCGGCAGTGCCTCATGCCAGATTTCAATTCCATTCTAATACATTTTTGAAAGCTCGATTCGAGCCATATAATGCCGATGCTGTAAGAATCATTGAAGGACTCCAAAAAGCTGGAAAAGTTCAAACATTTGATGCAAGTGAGCTGCCACCTAAAGCGAAGAAGATGAGGCAAGGCGCTTCAACCAAACAGTTGGTGTCAACCGCAGCGCCTGGGAAACTTAAGCTAGTAGCGAATGGCGTTAATCATACTTCATCTGTAACATTTACAAATCGATAAAATTTCCGAAGAGGATGTTGATGATTAAAGGAACCAGACTTCTCATTGGTGATGAAGCCAATTTATATTTTGATATTTGCCAAGATCTTAGATTTAAGCTAAGAGAGCTAGATTTTCAAGAAGTATATTTGCCTTCTATGTGGGATCAGCAAACCTTTATTGATAAGGCTGGCCCCGAAATCATCAATCAAATGTATACTTTTAAAGACAAAGGAGATAGAGATATCTGTCTTATTCCAGAGTGTACGGCCCTCATCCAGAAAATGTGGAATGAAGAATGGGTTAATCGAATTAAACAACCTTTGAAAATTTTTTACATTCAAAGGTGCTATCGTTATGAAAGCCCGCAAGCCGGGAGGTATAGAGAGTTCACTCAAGCTGGCATAGAAATTCTTGGAAATAAAGCTTCCAAGGAAGAGGCTGTATCTTCTTTGAAAGAATGTCTAGACATATTTAACATTGACTATTCTTTTTCTGATACGGTTAAACGTGGCCTATCTTATTATGTAGAAGATGGATTTGAAGCTGAAGTTTCTTATTTGGGTGCGCAAAAACAAGTAGCTGGTGGTGGCCGATATAAAGAAGGCATTGGCTGGGCTATTGGTGTAGACAGATTAATGTTGGCATTGCAAAGGAAAAATAATGAGTAATGTATTACTTGGTACAGCAGTTGCGGATGCCCTCGGCGTTCCTTTTGAGAAGAAGCTTGTCAATTTTGAAGGACTTGTTGAGTGGGATGGTAAAACCTATCTCGGTAGCGAACATCATAAGCTAAAGCCAGGACAATACTCGGATGATACTCAGATGAGTCTCATGGTTGCTGAATCTTTGATTAAGAACCAAGGATTCAATCCAGATGACTTGGCCGCTCAGTATATGGACTGGCTAGTTTCAGGGCGCGCTAGAGGTTATGGCAAGACTACTTTGATGGCTGTTCAGAATCTTCAGGCCGGAAAACACTGGAGTGAATCAGGTATCGCTGGTTCAATGGGAAATGGAACTGCCATGAGGGCAGCGCCATTTGGCGTCTATTTCCGTAATGACCTCTATTCTTTGGTCAATATTTGTAAGATTGACAGCGCAATCACCCATGCCTCCGAAGATGCCGAAGCGGGGTCAATTGCTATTGCTTTGGCCGCAGCTTATGCTGTCAATGATGAAACGGATGGTCTGCTAGAGAAGATCTGGAAGGCATTGCCTGATTGTAAAGTCAGAAGCACTATCTATAGTTTGGACTCTCTTATCTCTTCCGAGCATATTACACCGCAGCAAGCGTTGCGAGTACTGGGAACCAAGGCGGACGTCCGTGAGACGGTCCCAGCGGCCCTGTACTGCTTCTTGAAGTTTGATAATTACCATGAGGCTATCGTGGCAGCAATCAAAGCTGGAGGCGATACAGACACCACAGCGGCCATCGTGGGTGCCCTATTTGGAGCTAAGGATGGTATGAAGGCCATTGACTCAGAGATTGCTCATGGTGTTGAAGATTATGATAAGTTGATTGAGCTAGACAGCCAACTTTACAATCGCTCTAGTACTTCATTTTTCCCGAGGAGTTAGTCATGGGTTGTTGGAATGAAACGTGCGGCATTACTCAAATGCCGATTTGTGGTGGCGATCCGGTCCGAATGTTTCTCCTTGTAGAGGCTGAGCATTGGGACGAAGGTGGTGCGCTTTACTACTCGACAGACCTTTGGAAGCCATTTGGTTTGCCCCTCAAGGGAACCTATGACGAATACGGTCGTATTGAGAACATCGAAGAAGACGCTCTATCTGATTTGCTTTTGCAATCTCTAAAAGAAATTATTGTAGAAGTTCCTAATAGAATGGGCGACATCTTCAAGCGTGAAGAATTGACCTGGGAAACGGCAATCGACTTCCTAACTGACGAAGGGTTGAAAGTAACTGACCCTAATCACATTAGTTTTATTGGTAAGAAGCTAGAAGATTTACTTGCTTCAATGAAGGAGAAGTTTCCTGATTTGCCAGATAATGGCTGGTCTTCAGAGAGATCCGACCTTTCCGAGCAACAGAAAAAAGTTGTCAAGGATGACCCTGCCGTAGTCCGCATGTACCATGTAATGGTGCATGAAGAGGTTTATCAGGCCTTGGTTAACTATAAAGTTCCGTCCACTCGCTTTAGTTCTTGGACCGAGGGTAACTTGCGAGCTGAGCTTGAATTAGGTGCACAAAAATATATTGCAGATGTTCGATCTGAAATGGATGCAGTCAAAGGAACTCCAGAAGTTGAGGCTACTATTCAGCGTATGACAAGACAGTTACGTCGATTTGATACTGGTAATCGTTTTGTTTCTGCTACAAATCATTTGACTGGAAACTATGGGTCCGGCGAATATCTTCGGAAGTATCTTGATTTTGTGGAGAAGCGAATCAATGAAGGCGCACCGGATGACGATGCGGCCATCAAGATCTTGACAGATCAATTTATTGATTTCGTTTGTCTTAGTCGGGCAATGAGCCTATTGCGTAAGATGTGGCATCCGCAATGTGGCAAGGGCGGCCAGGACAGAGAGTATGTTCTTCACAAATACTTGGGAGAAACTATTGCTGCATTTTCTGAAAAGAAGATGAAAGAATGGGATGAAGAGATGGCTAAATACGAAGATGAAGATGAGGATGGGGAGGAAGAAGATGTCCAAGACGAGCAAGTTTCCTCCTAAAAGACCCGACAACTCTCACATCATTCAAGTAGCTCCCAAAAGAAATTGGTCCGATTTTCAGAAAGATATCTTCCGAGATATCGCTAAGGGAACGGGCCATACGGTCGTTATTGCTCGTGCAGGATCCGGAAAGACTTCTACTATCGTAGAAGGTTTCAAGTATATTCCACGTGGTAAAAAGACGTTGATGGTGGCCTTCAATAAGTCAATCGCTGATGAGTTGAAGCAACGCGCTCCGTCCTATGTTGACGTGATGACTCTACATTCACTTGGCTTTCGTGCTATCAAACAGAGTTTTGGCAATGTCATTCTAGAGAATGATAAATGCTCTACTTTGGTTAAGGATATCATTGGAGATGACTATGAGTTATGGGAGTTGAATCAAAACATCTGCAAATGCGTTTCTCTTTGTAAGGGATTCTTGTTTGACACCCCGGCCAAGATTGAAGATTTGATTGAACGTTTTGGTATTGAAACTTTTGATTTAGACCGCCCTACATTCATTCAACATACTATCAAGGCTCTTGCTAAATGCAAAGAAACCAAGATGGTTGTCGATTTTGATGATATGATTTGGTTTCCCTTTGTCTTTAGGCTCAATGTCGGAAAGTTTGATGTTGTCTTTGTCGACGAAGCCCAAGACTTGAATGCGGCGCAGATTGCCATGGTCCTTTCAGCCGTCAAACCAGACGGAAGGATCATTGCCGTAGGCGACCCAGCCCAGAGTATTTATCAGTTTCGAGGGGCCGACAGTGATGCTATCCCGAACTTCATTAACAAGCTTAAAGCAAAGACACTTCCTCTTTCGGTTACTTACCGTTGCCCCAAGAGAGTCGTTAAGCTGGCTCAAGAGATTGTTCCAGACATCGAAGCTTTTGATGGAGCTGAAGAAGGTTTGGTTGCTGATCTCGATGTTCTAGAGCTTCTCAAGAAGGTTAGACCAGGAGATTTCGTTCTTTCAAGAACCAATGCTCCTCTCATCAAACATTGTCTCGCTCTTCTCAAATCTGGCGTCCCAGCTAATATTCAGGGGCGAGATATTGGGGCTAACCTCCTGTATTTCATCAAGAAATCAAAAGCAAAAACCATCAATGCATTCATTACTTACGTCAATACTTGGCGTGATAATGAGGTCAAAAGATTGATGACAGAGAAGAGAGATACGACCATTTGTATCGATAAAGCAGAATGTTTATTGAATCTTTCTGAGGGAATTCTTACAATTAAGGATCTCAAAGAAACAATCGAAAGCCTTTTCAATGATACTAATGACTCTGCTAAAGTTATATTTTCAACAACTCATAAGGCCAAAGGTCTCGAAAGAGATCGTGTCTTTGTTTTGGCCGACACCTACCGACAAAGAAACGGCGGAGAAGAAGCCAACCTCTGGTACGTAGCCGTAACTAGGGCCAAGAAAGAACTGTATCTAGTTAGAAAAGCTAGTAAATACACAGAGTATGATGATCCTCCTAAGGTAGTTTGAAACTACTCCATAATGTAGCATATTCACATGGTACGCTACAGAATGGTGGGCAGAGATGTTAATGCATTTCCAACACAATATAGAGTTTGGGTTGTTGAGGATGAGCCTGATTTTGACGGGTATTACTATACTGGTCTAAAGTCGGGCCCTGAGCCATTTATTGATGTAGTTCCTTATGAAATAACAGACGACGGTTACGTCGTAGATTTTCTTCTACCAGAGCCTTTACACTGGCAGGGTGTTGAAGGAACTATGCCTGAGGCTGTAAATAACAGTCAGCTTGCCATCATTGATGGGTACTCCTATTTGTTTGGTGGAGAGGGCAGCAATAGAATTCTACGTGCTGACATCAATAATCCCGCTGACTGGGAAGTTACCGAAGGCATCCTACCAACAACGCTTTCTGGTTCCAGCTTAGCAATTGTTGATGGCTACATCTATTTATTCGGAGGGAAAGGCGGGTCGCCTGACGAAGTCAGAGATACAATCTATTCAGCTCCAGTTGCTGATCCATTAACTTGGACTAATCATGGCAATCTTCTCCCTGAAGTAATTCAAAAATCATCTCTAGCTATTGTAGATGGGTACATCTATCTATTTGGCGGAGACGGATATGATCATGCCAGAGAGTTTATCTTCCGAGCCCCAACCACTAATCCACTAGCTTGGGTAGACACTGGGTCCACCCTACCAGTTCAGTTGTATGGCTCTCAGATTGCCATCATGGGCACCAAATTATACTTGCTTGGCGGATTGTTCTTACCCCTTTCACCAACTAAGAATATCTATTCTGCTGATCTATCAAACCCATTGATATGGGGCATTGCCGGATCTCTTCCATACGCTTGTTGTTATGGACAATTTCTAACTATTGGTGGTCAAGGGTTCTTATTTACTCAGGCTTCTGTGACAGTTACTCAGCCATATTTGACTAGAATTTTTCGTTGTGATTTGACTCAGCCAGTTAATTGGGTTGATACTCAGTCAGTTATACCTGGAGTCCTTACTCAATCACAATTTGCAATTATCTATGATAGGATATTTGCATTTGGTGGAAATGGAATCAGCCAGATTTTCTGCTGTGATCAAACTATAAAGTACATTCCATCCAATGTTAGAGTTGTTGCTTATGGCGAGGTTACTAGAACTGAGTACGATGCAATCTCAGATCCATTTGAGAAGACTCAATTATTAGGCTTTCCTTATTGGAAGACAGATTACGAATCCTAATTTTTAGAATTAAACGTGACTTGACTTTTGAACAATAAGACGTTATATTACGCGCATGGAAGACCGTAATTCGCCTGAAGCTATGGCAGCTCGTGCTAGCCAACCAGATCCTATTGTAATGTACCTTGTTGTCAGGGAGTCGCTAGGAATGGGGGTTGGCAAAACTGCCGCTCAATGTGCTCATGCATCTCAAATGTTGCAGCTCAAGTTTAATACTCTCGAAAAAGAGTTAGATAATTTCAAAGGATTAGAAGAGTCCTTTGGAAGTTTATCTCCAGCCGAAGCCGCCTCGTGGGCAGAAATTCACCCGCAGTATTATGTTTTTCAGCAGTGGCTAGATACTTCTTTTCGCAAGGTAGTTCTTCGAGCAAGCGACCATCAATTTGAAAGACTGAAGAGTGAAGTTATCAATCATATCGTAGTAATCGATGCCGGTATTACTGAAATTGCACCAGGTTCTCAAACTGTTATTGGTCTTTGGCCAATGTATAGAAGTCTGGCTCCCAAATTCGTACAGAAACTACAGGTTTTGAAATGAGGCTCTCACTTATTCTTGTTCTAGCATTGGTCGGCTGTCATGCCGGCCCCACTGTTTCATTAGATGAAGCTCAAAACTCTTGTCCCATGCCTCCGCCTCGCGTTTGCAATGGGGCCGAATGGGAGGTTCACTTTTCTCCTAAAGGCGGAACTACACAATCTCTTGTAGAGAGCATTAGTAATGCTAATGAAAGCATCTATGTTCAAGCCTATTCGTTTACTTCAGCCCCTATTGCGGAGGCTTTAGTTGCTAAAAGCAAACAAGGTAAACGTGTTGAAGTTTTACTAGATAAGAGCGATTTGACTGGAAAGGGCACTCAAATTCACACTCTAATTCAGGGTGGCGTGACTGTGCTAATTGATGATAAACACGCTATTGCTCATAATAAGATTATTATCATCGATAAAAAAACTGTCTTTACAGGTTCGTTTAATTTTACTAATGCTGCCGAAAACAGTAATGCGGAAAACAGTATTAAGTTAACCGATGCTAAATTGGCCAAAGTATATTTAGATAACTGGCACCTTCATAAGGTTCATTCAAAATGAATATCTTTGCAGTTGATGAAAGCCCTAAAGAAGCGGCATATGCACTTTGCGATAAGCATGTAATTAAGATGATTCTGGAAAGTACTCAAATGCTTTCCACCGTCGCTCAGCTTCGTGGGTTTGCCGGCCCTTATAAGCCTACCCACGCGAAACATCCATGTACGCAATGGGTGGCTAGTCATCCAGCTAATTGGGCATGGTTAGTTCGACATGCGACTTTTATGGCTTACGAGTATAGTGACAGATATGGCAAGCGCCATAAATGTCATGATTTGATTGATGAGTTGGATTCTCGCTCATCCATTATTTGGGCCAACACGCAGTTTGAGGATCATTCAGATTACTATGCTGAACACACTCCTTTTGAGCAGTGTATGCCCGATCAATATAAGCGAGAAGATGCCATCGAGGCGTATCGTGCTTATTACATCGGCGAGAAAGCCAGATTCGCTACCTGGAAAATGAACAAACCTTCTTGGTTTCCGGAGATTCAACATGTCTAACGATTCACTTGGCGATAGAATGAAGTCCTACGAGGACTGTTACCGTACTCAACTACCAATCCGCATGCCACTCATTCTACGAATTGACGGCAAGGCTTTCCACACTTATACTAAGGGCTGCAAGCGGCCCTGGGACTCCAACCTTGTGGAATGTATGAATTTGACTGCCATTGAATTGTGTAAACGAGTTCAGGGTTGCCAGGTTGCTTACGTTCAATCTGATGAGATTTCTTTGCTGATAACTAACTACGAAGATATCGATACTCAGTCTTGGTTCGATAATAACCTACAAAAGATGGTTAGTATTTCTGCGGCTCTTGCGAGCGTAACTTTCACAATGAACTCTCACCTTATTTGGGTGCCTGAGAAGATTGATCCAAGTTGCGATCCTATGAGTGAATCTGATTTCAACAAGCCGGCCTATTTCGATAGTCGCGCTTTTGTCATGCCCAAGGAAGATGTCAACAACTACTTCCTATGGCGTCAGCAGGACGCAACCCGAAACTCAGTTCAAATGCTAGCTCGTAGCCTGTATTCTCACAAGGAGCTTGAGGGTAAGAACAACTCTGCACTCCAGGATATGTGCTGGTCTAAAGGCCAAAATTGGAATGATGTACCGACCTCTCAAAAGAGAGGTCGTTGTATCGTTAAAGTCAGCTCTGTCAAGGAAGGAAAGAACCCTAAAACGGGTGAAGTCTTCTCCGCAGAACGCTCTGATTGGGTTGTAGATAACGATATCCCCGTATTTTCTCAGGATAGAAACTATATTGAGAAATTCGTTTATCCTCTTAGAGAGGAAGTCGGTATTAAACCCGGCGAACTAGTTGGGATGTCAACGTTAGGACCGATTTATGGAAAGTAATATTCCGCCCAGCATTACTAGTAAGATGGGGGAAACTCTCTACAAAACTGTAGGGCATCCTATTTGCACCGTCAAAGATATGGTTTTCGAGTATTTCGACGATCTTGCTAGGATTGAAATTGATAATCCATTAGTTCCTGTTGAATACAACTTCGACAGATTGCGCGTGCCCCAGAATCATCCTTCTAGAGCCCGTAGTGATACGTTCTACGAGAATGAGAATACGGTACTTCGTACCCATATGACCTGTTATCTATACCCGATGGGGAAATCAGAGACAGGTCACAGCCAACTCAAGTACATTACATGCGGTGATGTGTATCGAAAAGATGCTATTGATGCTACACACTATCCTGTATTCCATCAAATTGATGCTTTCTGCATCGTACCAGATGGCGTAGATGTTAAACAAGATCTGCGCAATAGGCTATCAGGGCTTGTTACTCATCTATTCGGGCCAGATGCCAAGCATCAATTCTTAGAAGACTCAGAACATGAGGACGTTTACTTCCCTTTCACCGTGGATTCTCTTGAAGTGAATGTAGAATTCAAGGTTGAGGGGGTCGTTAAGCATCTTGAAATCCTGGGTGCAGGTACCGTTCACCCAGATATCATGAAGGATTTGGGTTTAGAGAATCATCAAGCTTGGGCTTTCGGCCTAGGTATTGAGCGTTTAGCTATGGTTATGTACGATATTCCAGACATTCGTTTGTTCTGGAGTCGTGATTCTAGATTTCTTGACCAGTTCACGGCCGGGAAAGTCACTAAATTTAAACCATACTCTAAATATGAGTCTTGTTACAAAGATGTTTCGTTCTATAGTAGTCCTGAATTCAATTATAATGACCTTTGTACTATTGCTAGAGATGAAGATAAGGGCAATATTATTGAGTCAATTGTTCTACGTGACGAGTTTCATCATAAAGGACGGCTTTCTCATTGCTATAGAATGAACTATCGCTCTATGGAAGCTACTCTTAAAAATTCTGAAGTGGATAAAGTTCAAAAAGCTATTCGTAAAAGAATGGTTGATGAACTTAAAGTGGAGATTAGGTAATGGGAGTTGATTTTTACGCCTGTGAGAATTGTGGGGAAACCTTCTGTGATGCTGGATACTACTTCCGTTGTGAATGTGGTAGTCGATTTTGCTCTGATGTATGCGGAGATAAAAAACTGATTCAAGCAGAATCCGAGGATGAAGTTTGCGATGACGAATACTTAGATGAAATCAGCTCTTGCATTTTCTGTAGAGTTGAACAGGTATGTGATGCGGACATGGTTCGATTTTTGCTTAAGAAATTGGGCTTGACACACGAGCACGCGGTGGATATCTTTAGGGAAGAGACTAAGGATTGATGCCATGGAGAACAAAGAAACCTTTCAAGATCGAATACGTCCGTACTTTTCACCCTCTGCACAGCTTGATATCAAGCTTGCGTACTGTCTAGCTAAGTTTGGACATCGTGCTCAGACCCGAAAAGAGCTTACTGAAGGTAAGCCTACTCGTTATTTTGAGCATGTTAGAAGGGTTTCTATTGTTCTAATGGATGAAATGAAGATCTGGGAGCGTGATATGATCATAACTGCCCTACTTCATGATGCTCTTGAAGACTGCGATGACCTAACTCCCGAGTTGCTAGAGCATTCCTTCGGCACCAATGTAGTCTCTATGATTAAGAGTCTGAGCAAAGTTCCTAAGGAAGGGTATATTGAAAGACTGAACAATTGCCATAACTGGAGGGTTCTGGTCATCAAAGCTTGCGATAGGGTCGATAACCTTCGCTCTTTAATGGTACCTGGCACCACGATTGATTTCCAGAAGAAGCAAATCAAAGAAACTAAGGAAAAATACTTCTCTATCTTTGACCGAATGGTCGCTATTACACCTCCCGAGCACCTTGTTGCAGTCTCAGCTATTAGAGATGAGATACGTAGGCTCATTGAGAGGTACTCCACCATCATTGAGATGACGGAAAACCAGCCCTAAATTTAACGGGAATGCACTTACCCAGAGGATAAACATGTCGAAAGAACGTATCAAAGAGCTTGCTGACGAGCTTCTTCGTGCCAAGTATACCTATTACAACATCAAACTACCTGATGGTATGCAGCCATTGACTCTTTCAGACAAGATCTATGATGCTCGTGAGAACGAGTTGCGTTCTTTAGATGCTCATCACTGGGTTCTCAAGATTGTCGGCGCTCCTCAGACCCAATCTGAGTGGAAGAAGGCCAAGCATCAGATACCTATGGGTTCTTTGAACAAGGTCAATCAGCCTTCTGAACTGGCTGAGTGGGCCAAGAACAAAGGTGACCCTAAAGAATTCTGTGGCTTCTTCGTTACTGAGAAGCTAGACGGTCTTTCTATTGAGTGTGTTTACGAAGATGGGAAGCTCGTTCAAGGCATTACCCGTGGTGATGGTGAAACTGGGGAAGACATTACCGTCAACGTAGCTCGTATGGTTGGTGTCAATTCAGATCTGAAGACGAAGTTCAACGGATCTTTGCGTGGTGAGATTGTCATGTTGAAGAGTGTTCATCAAAAACACTTTGCCGATAAGTCTAATCCTCGTAATGCTGCCTCTGGCACCTCTAAACGATTGGATGGTGTTGGTGTTGATAGGTTGAACATCATTTTTTACCAAGTTCTTGGTGATGTAGAGTTTGATACTGAGATCGATCAGTTCGAATGGCTAGAGAAGCACGCCCTGGGAGTTCCTAACTACTGGAAGTTCAAGACGGTTGATGATGTCAATACACATTGGCGTGATTACCAAGATAACAAGCGCGATAAACTTGACTATGATATCGATGGGCTTGTCATTCGCTTGAATGAATTGGCTATGCAACTCACTTGGGGAGATAAGGATCTTCGTCCACTAGGGGCTATTGCCTTCAAGTTTGATAACGAGATGCGCGAATCAACCATCCGAGATATCATCTGGCAGGTTGGTAACAGCGGGCGTATCACTCCAGTGGCTGTTGTTGACCCCGTTCAACTGGTTGGAGCTATGGTTTCCCGAGCTAGCATTTATAATCTAGCTTACATTGAGGAGTTGGGCCTGGATATTGGGGCTAAGGTATTGGTTGCACGAGCCAATGACGTCATTCCTCGCATTGAAGAGTTGGTCAAAGGTACTGGTAAGACCGCTAAGGGCCCTCAATTCTGCCCTGAGTGTGGTGGATTGACCAAGATGGATGGTGAAAACCTGATGTGTGGCAACGTCAAGCATTGCCGCGCCCAGATTATTGGCCGTATCAAGAACTGGGTTGCTGAGTTGAACCTACTTGAATGGGGCGATACGTTGATTGAGAAGCTTGTTGATGCTAAGAAAATCAAGACAGTAGCAGACCTTTACACTCTAAAGGTTGATGATATTGCTAATCTTGATCGTCTTGGAGAGAAGACAGCCGAGAAATGCCTTAACATCTTGAAAGCGAACATGGAAGTTCCTCTGGAAGTCTTCCTTGGAGCTTTGAGCATTCAGATGATTGGTCAATCTACCATCAAAGCCATTATGAATGCTGGTTGCGATACGCTAGAGCGGTTCGGACAGTTGAGTGCAGCTAACTTTGAACAGGTCCCTGGCGTTGGTCCTACCAAAGCACAGTTCCTTGCGGCTGGATTAAAGAACAATCAGGCAGTTATCAATGCTCTTATTGACAACGGCGTTACTATTAAGGGTATTGTTCAGGGCGTTATGACTGGGAAGTCTATCTGTTTTACTGGCGCCATGAAGAACAAGCGCCCAGTTCTAGAGAAGATGGCCGCTGAACAGGGTGCAGAGGTCAAAGGATCTGTTGGTAAGGGGCTTACGTACCTTGTCATCGCTGATCCGAATAGCACTTCTTCTAAAGCAGTAGCTGCTCGTAAGTTCGGAACTACTTTGATTTCTGAAGATGCCTTTCTTGACTTAGTAAAGTAACCTAATTGTCATTTAGTTGTTGCCAATATTAGGCGATATACTGATGAAGGATAAATATCTTTGGTACACTGATACTCATTTGGATAAGGTTCCACCCTGGACTCTGATGCGTTTCATCTATCATGTGATAAAACAGAGCCCTCATGGTGTCTTTTTAACGGGAGACATCTCTACTGGCCCACTATTATGCTTTCATTTAAGGCTATTAGCCAAATATATTAAATGCCCAATCTACTTTGTGCTTGGTAATCATGATTATCACTTCACTAGCATGGCCAAACAACACGAAAAAATTCGTGAGCTTTGCAAAGAGTGTCCTAATTTAATTTGGTTAACTGATTCAAACGTAATTGATCTTAATCATGAAGTAGGGCTGATTGGTACCGAAGGCTGGTATGATGCTCAATTAGGTAATTCAAACTATCTAAAGTACACTCTAGATCGTTTTTTAGTGAAAGAATTTCGTACTTTACCTTCTTTAGAAGAGCAAATCGCAAGTTTTCGGGACTTAGCAGAGCAAAGTTGCAAGTTTTTGGAAGATAAACTAGAGAAAGCATTAGCTCAAGACTTCAAAACGATCTACATTATGACTCATTTTCCTCCTTGGAAAGAAGCTACTCGTGATGTTGGTAAGCTTTTGGAGAAATTCTGGCTCCCATACAACGTTAATTATGGTCTTGGCCAGATGATTGAGCGTGTAATGAAAGAACGAAAGAAGAGAAATGTCACCGTGTTAGCGGGCCATACTCATACTGATGCTTGGATTCACGTTGCTCGCAACATAGAATGTAAAGTTAACAAAGCTAAATACTACGGTTACTTAAGGAACGAAGAGCATATCTTTATCTGAACTACTAATTCTGATATATAGTCCTAGTAAGAGGATTATATGTACGATATTTGTTTTGATTTGCATGATATGCATCAGACTGTAGAGGAGTCTGATCAATTAGAAGAAGAATTTTGGGCCATTGGTGAAGTTTTTGACTTCGATTTAGTGGTGGATGAAGACTTTATAGATGATTATCCCGTAATTGTCAAACAAACTAAAGTAAAAACAAAGGGAAATGGTTTGACTTGCCCTAAGTGCGGCGAGATATATCCCTACGCTGAGTCAAATCAGCCTGACGGTTCCTTCAAGTGTTGGAGCTGCCGAAACTTTTAAATTGGAATAGGCTATGCTAGATTGCATTATTACGGTCGCCGCCATCTTTGGTTTGGCATTTTTGATTAAAGAGTCCGATGGCCCCTGGGGAATCATAGCAAAGGCTCGAAATTTCTTGATGACCAACAAATATGTTGGTGTTTTCTTCTATAAATTATTGGATTGCTACTTTTGTTTAGGTTTTCATTGTGGATGGGTGGCATACCTGTTGCATGAACAGACTTATTCTCCATCACTTTTTGTCTTGTGGGGGCTTGCGGGGGGCGTCATCAGCCTTACATTCGATATGCTGTTAAGAAAACTATCGCCATCTCAGTAATTACTTTTTTCACATATTGGTGTGAAGAGATTGTTGCTGATTTTAATACCCCTGTTGCTTGATTGTTCTAGTATTGTGAACAATCCAATGGATATACCTGACAAGGTAAAGGTGTATTGTCAGGGCGATCTTTGTTGTTACCCTGTCGATACCACGGCAATGGCCTGTACTAACGCTTTTAGCGGACAAAGATTCATGATTTACATCAAAATCTATTGACAAATTTCCATCTCCAAACTATATTGTTTGTCGAGAAAAAGATAACTCTATTACATTAGTATTATGACCCTAGTGGTCATCCGAATTAAATCTATAAATTGACTCAATATAGTCGCCCGAATAAAAGATAGAGGAAAAATGGCCCTGCCTGTTATTAAAGATCAGTCTATTATCGACAAGATTAAGGTTGTGGAGTCCGTCAAGCGTTGGACTCTGAACTTTACCGACATCATCAACAACAATAACAAGTTCTACAACCTTGAAATTGTCAAGTCTACTGACTCCAAGCTGTATCTTTATACAGTTTATGGTCGAGTTGGAGCTAATGGCGCCAAGGAATACAGGTCTTGCGGCTCTTTGTCTGATGCCGAGAAAGAAGCCGAGAGCATTGTTAAGGCAAAATCCAAAAAGGGTTACGTTGAAGTCAAGCTTGCTAAGGCAGACATTGGCTCTGAGCTTGGTAAAGCGAAGGTTGATACCTCCGTTACCGTGGAATCCCTTAGGAAAGCGGGCGTTCAAGTTAAGGAAGAACCTCAAGCAGCAAGTAAGCTGCATCCTGAAGTGCAGGATCTTGTTCGTACGTGGTTCGGCGTTACTCAAGAGTTCATTGAATTGAACCTTGACACCAAGAAGTGTCCTCTTGGACAGCTCTCTCTTGATCAAATTGATAAGGCAAAGCAGATTCTTGAAGAGGCTCGCCTGATTGTTGCTGCTAAGAAGCCTGATGTTCAGGAGTTGAACAAGCTAACTAGCTCGTATTACTCCAACATCCCTCACGTTCTTGGTCATTGCATCAATGCAGACCTTCTTCGCTTCGATGATAACCCGAAGATTGATAAAGCTTTTGATATTCTTGACGTCTTTGCTGACGCTAAGAACGTTCAGGCTGTTATTTCCAAGAAGTCTGCGGTCGATTCGCAGTATGCAACCCTGAATGCAGACCTGGAATGGGTGGATCCTACGGATCCCACCTTCAAGTGGATTGATAAGATGGTACATGACACACGCGCATACAACCACCAGGGCCTTGGCAAGCTGAAAGTTCACAAGATTTTCCGCCTCAAGCGAAATAGTGAAGATAAGAACTTCATTGAAACGGCTCAGCGCATTGCTAAGGAGTGTGGAAAGCATTCTCCGTCTGAGACTTACGCTAAGTTGGTTGCTACTCGCCCTGATGTGCCCAAGGCTCTTCAGGAGCTTTATCAGCATGCCAATGTTGCGCCGGGCTGGCACGGCACTCGTAGAGCTAATATGATTGGTATTACGACTAAGGGACTTCTGATTCGTCCTTCTGGCGTCATTCACGCTGGCTCTATGTATGGTGACGGTATTTATTGGGCTACTAATAGTACTAAATCTATCAACTACTGTGACGTCAAAGGTTCCTATTGGGCTCAAGGCACCAACAAGACAGCTTATCTGTTCTTGGGTGACGTGGCTTATGGTAACTACAAGTATGCTAATGGGTCTCATCTTTACACTAAGAAGAATATTGCGCCCGCTCACTCGGTTTTTGCCCGCGCTGGTGGCGGGGTTCTGAATGATGAGCTGATTACTTACACTCCGACTGGCCCTGAGCAGCAACATGCTCTTCGCTACATCATCGAATTTGAAACACAGGTCAAATAAAATGACTACCTACAAAGTTATGAAAGTTTTTGATTGTCAATCTGGCATGTCTGATGAAGTTAAAAAAGCATTCTTTTCATTTTATGAATGCGGTAATGACGTTTATGTTACTTGGACGGTTCAAGAGGATGATACTGAATATGACGGCGATGATGAATTTGCTGTTAATAGGCGCCTGGTTGATGCTTGGCTTATGGAAAATGGGGCCGAGGGACGTGCCGAAGACAAGTACAACGGGGAAACCGTTCTAATCAATCATTGGTGGTAATATGAGTACAAATTTCCATGCAGAAATCGGATATGGGTTTCAACTTACCGATGAAAAATTAATTGAAAATGTTAATGAAGGTAAAGTAAAACTGCCTGTTCATTTAGCTATGATGTGGGCAGGAGATGCCTTTTCTGGTGACATGGAAACTTTTATTGTTGTTAAAGGTAGCGCGTCTGGAGTTGCTTCTTGGCAATGCTATTCGCGTATGATTGCCCACGAAGAATTAGTTGCTGTTGATGAGTGGGAAACACAACTTCTAACTTGGGCTGATGAAAATAATATTGCTCACGCGGCTATTGGCTGGTGGCTTTGCACATCTCTTTCGTGAGGAACTATGATTGAAATTGTATCTGGTGACATTTTTGACTCGACAGAAAAGTATCTCTGCCACCAGTGCAACTGTGTGACTAATAAATCTGCGCATTTTGCGAAAGACGTATTTGCTAGGTATCCATACGCCGATATTTATACCGGCAGGACAGAACCAAATAAACCTGGAACCATTGAAGTGAGGGGTAACGGGGAAGACCAGCGATACGTCATTAACTTATTGGGACAGTACTACCCAGGAAAACCCAAGTACCCATACTCCACTCTTGATGGAGTTCATATTAGACAAACGTATTTTTACAGATGTCTCCTCCGTATAGCTCAACTTCCCAACTTGGAGAGCGTCGCTTTTCCTTGGAGAATCGGTTGTGGGGCTGCGGGTGGAGTATGGGAACATTATCTTGGCAATCTAACTAACTTTGCTAATCACGTTGAGAATACTCAAGGTGCCAAAGTTCTTATCTATAGACGTGAAGGTGATGAATGAAAGTATGTGAAACATTTACGGCTAACATTTATCTTGGTTTAAAGGCGGGCTATGATGGCGAAGAAACATCCGTAGATGTTGTTCGCCGCTGGTTAGAAGTTTATTGTAATGAAGTGAAACTGGGTGTAACCCTTACCAAGACAGAATTCATTTATGTAGATGGTGGGGAGCCGGGCGTTATTGTTGGGCTCATCAATTATCCGCGCTTTCCTAAACCAGTTTCGGAAATAAAAACAACGGCGCTGGTTATTGCTCAAGGTCTACTTAATTTGTGTTCTCAAGAAAGAGTATCTGTTGTGTTCTCTGACATAACAGTTATGGTGGAAAAAATCGAATCATGACTTCTTATGAAAATTCAAATGGTTTCCTACTAGGTCTTGTACTTTTAGCTAAATATAGATTAGATGATTTTACAGTAAATGTAATTGAAACGTCAACTATTTCTATTAATGGTCTTAGGTCTGTATCTAAAGAAGATATGGAAGATCTAAAGCTTTTCGGATGGAATGTCGGAAAAGATAAAGACGGCGGCAGTTGGGCCGAGTTTTTCAAACTAGAATACGTGGATACCTAAGATGACAATCAAGTTTTATAAAACCAATGAACCCTATGGTTTCTTAAATAATTTCAAAAAAGCTAGAATGTTTGTCTATGGTCGTTGGTGGAACAATGTCGAAGCTCCCTATCAATCTCAAAAGACCAATGTTCTTGATGAACAAGATGCTATCTGGGCCTGCGTAACTCCTAGAGAAGCAAGGGACCTTGGACAAAAAGTTCATATGAGAGAGTTTTGGGACAAATATAAAGACCAGGCTATGTACGAATGCTGTATGGCTAAGTTTCTCCAGCATCCCGATCTTCGAGCTAAGCTAATGGCAACGGGTGAGGAAGAGATAATGGAAGATAGTCCAGTCGATTGGTATTGGGGATGTGGTAAAGATGGAACCGGGAAGAATATGCTCGGGAAAACTCTCATGAAAATTCGTGAAGAACTAAAAGGCGAGTGATTTCGTCGACTTGAATTTTTAATTTTCGGGCCCTTGATTTTTGTTATGAAATCCACATATTGTGGATGCGCGGGAAGCCATCCCTACAAATTAGGAGATAATATATGTCAACGTTAAATACTATAGTGCAAGAGGTTGTTGAGTCGTTTATGAAGGATGAGGAGCTGTTTACTGCTCTCGATGTGAGCAATAAGGTCAAGCTGTCGCAACCCTTTGCTCGTCATGGTGAAGTTAGGGACGCAGTGCGTGAGCTTTTCACTTCTGTGTTGCAGCCTGCAAGCTGGGCCCGCTCACCGATCAAGGTGACCCTTGCCGATGGCAGTCAACAGACGGCTCTTCTGTACCATCCGCTTTCCGCTTCTTGGGACTTGGATGATAAGTATGATGACCAGAAGCGATCTCAAGCGGCCGTTAAGACTACTTCTGCCAAGGCGCCTACGACTGCTGGTGTTTCGACTCCGGTTGTTGCAGCTCCCGTGGCGAAGGTTATTCCTGCTCCGGTTGCAGTCAAGGATCAGTGGGCTAATCTGTTCAGCAGTCAGCCGTCTCTGTTCCCCCGAAAGTAACTATGAGTGCGGAAAAAGCATTGTATTACGAGGCTCATGTTACCATTGAGCCCGTATTCGATGATAGGCTAGATAAGTTTACGGCAATTTGTAAGGAACGTAAGTTTCGTGTTGCCGACTTAGTTATGCAGAAGCGAAAAGAAGATACGGCGGAGAGATCCAAGTATGATTCTTTTTGTACTGGTCACGGTCCAGATGGACAAGAATTGAAAACAAGAATGTTTTCTTTGCTTGATGATTTGAAGAAGGAAGCCTATCAGATCTGGCGATACAAGATTGAAGTTGTTCCTTTGGACTCTCGTTACAATGATAGCGAGTATCCTTTGGATAAATCTGTTTGTCCTGAGAAGGAAAGAAATCCGAAACCGTTAAGCGAGTAAACTCAATGTCAAGGCACTTAATTCTGTATCGTGGTATCGAATTTGAAAAAGATGAACAGGAAGCTGCTAATTGGTTTTTCAAAACTACAAACCGAAGACCTGATATCACCAGCGGTGATATGGTCATAGGGCGATATTCGCTTTGGCCATTCTATTCCGACCAGGCAAAAGACATTGATTATGTTGGGGCTCGTTTAATCAACGACTACAATCAACATCTTTATGTGGCCGATTTAGGGAATTATGTAACGGATCTTGGAAAGCTTACGCCTCGGACATGGCGAAGCCTGGAGGATTTGCCCGAGAAAGGACCCTTTGTTCTCAAAGGAGAAACTAACTCGCGCAAATCCAATTGGAAGCGTGACATGTTCGCCGAAACCAAAACAGAAGCTATCATGGTAGCTAATCGACTGGCAGACGATAGTTTGATCGGTCATCAAAAGATTTACATTCGTCAGTACGTCCCCCTTGTCAAATACATGGATGGAGTTAATGGTATGCCAGTCACCAAGGAGTTTCGCTTCTTTGTTGCTTTTGGCTTTGTCATTAGTGGTGGATATTATTGGCAAAACTATGTTGATGATATTGGTGGCACTCCAGATCATAATGAAGTTCCTCGGGAATTTCTTCAAGAAGTCATTGAGGCAGTTGGCGACCAATCTAATTTTTATACAATTGATGTGGGTCAAACTGAAACTGGTGAGTGGATTGTTATTGAATTGAATGAAGGTCAACAAGCAGGGCTTTCTTGCAACGATCCTTTTAAATTGTATGAGAACCTAAGTACGGTACTTAAAAGCAAAGGCCTGTGAAAAAGTTCAATACTTTACAAGAGTTATGGTCTTATTGTTTGTTTTGCCCTTTGTGTCAAGACATGACAAGAGATATTACGGTTGTAGCTGGACCATATGACGTAGTGGCAATTATGGGACAGTCGAAAGACAATGAGTTTCTAAAAATAGAAACAGTTGTCAAACTGTTGAAACAGCGATATAGTGTTAACTACTATATTGATTGTGTAAGGAATGTCTTTACGATTAGCGTCCCTAAAATGGTTCCAAGTAATGAGGAATCTGTTACTAAGGCCTCTTCGTCAGTTTTCTTTTTCTCTTTAATTAGTAACTGTGAAGCTTGTGGAAACACAAGCTTAAATAGTTCAGATATTGAACTTGATATTCTCTCTAAGAAGATTTCCAATTTTGGGGTCGACATGGAGGGGATTTATCTTCTTGAACAAAAAACTAAGTATCATTTAACCCTGAATCATAGCTCTGATGAGTTATTAGTTTCAAAATGCTTTGAAGATGATTCTGGCACTATCATAGATGATAATAAAGTAATAAACTTACCTCTGACTCATTTTGATTTTTCTAAACCAAAAAAGGTTCTTAATCGAATAAGAACCTTTCTAGTTTTCAGCTAGGAGATTCCATGGCTACATTTCGAGAGGCAAATCAAGTTCGTATTTCACTAAAGATTAAACTTTCCATGCATGCATGGTATAGTTCGAGCGCTGTAGCCAGTACAGATGATGGATACTATGTAATTATTCACGTATCTCGTCTGGATAACCAAATTAGAAAGATAATTTCACCAGTTATCAATGGTGTGAGCGTTAAAACGGAATTAGAATGAAAATTGTAGCAATTTCAGATACACATTCAAAGCATCGCACTTTAACTGTTCCTGATGCTGATACAATCGTGTGCGCTGGTGATATTTCTTTTAAAGGAGAATTTAATATCGTAGAAGATTTTGTAAATTGGATGGCAGCACTTCCTATTAAAAATAAAGTAATGATTTTTGGTAATCATGAAGTTGGAATGGCGCATGGCCTTAAAAGAGAGGCTGCTTTAAAGCTTTTACAAGACTCTGGAATTATCTATCTAGAAGATAGTGGAACAGAGATTGATGGAATTAAATTTTGGGGCTCCCCAGTTCAACCTAGATTTTTTGATTGGGAATGGAATAGAAATCGTGGTCCAGATATTAACGCACATTGGAAATTAATTCCAGCAAATACTAATGTATTGATTACGCATGGCCCGCCTCATGGGATTCTAGATTTAGTGAACAATTCTATTGGAAGAGATCCTCATCAAGGTTGTGAAGATTTAAGAAGAAAAGTTGATACGTTAGATCAATTGAAACTTCATGTTTTTGGACATTTACACCGTGAAGGTGGAAATCAATCTATCATTGATAACAAAATTTTTGTTAATGCTGCTATTTGTGATGATGCATATAATCCAAGTCGCCCACCCATTCTAATAGAGATCTAAATGAAATTCAAACCAAAAGAGATTCAGGTGAATCTTCCGGCCGTCCACTTGTTTTCTAACGAAGATGAGATTCCGGCCATGGCCGCTGCCATCAATACTATTATTCATGGTAAGGTCAAGATTAAGTATGAGACCATTGGCATTTTGGCCGGGCAGTACTGTGGCCTCTTTTATGTTCAAAGAAACAATGAGTCTCAAGAACTTAGAGAAGAATTCTTACAGATGATTGACCAAGAAGAACTATCGGCTCCTTTAGATCCGGTAGAGAAAATGTTGGCCGAAGAAAAAGAATCTGATAGAGATTATTTTGATGACTGAGAATAAGCATTCACATTTGATTGGTCGTACTTTTGGCCAACTCAAACTTGTAGATATTGAAGAATTTAAATCCCTAACTAATAGGCCGGGATATAGAATTCATCTTGAATGCAAATGCGGAAAACTTTGTTCATACCCCTTTAAAAGACTAAATGGTATTATGAGGGGCAGCCAGGTGTCTTGCGGTTGTGTTCGTAAAGATAAGTGGCGCAAAGGCTTTTATGCTTTTATGACTGAGCAAAATAAAGAAGGCAAATGATCGTTTCATTTACAGGGCATAGACCAGATAAGTTGGGCGGATATCAAATTCCCAACCCAACTTATCGTCATGTTTGCCAGCAGATTGATAAGGTTCTTCGAGAGTTAAAACCAGACAAGATTATTACTGGCATGGCTCTCGGAGTAGACCAGTGGGCAGCAAACATTGCTCTCAAGATGGAGATACCCTACATTGCCGCTGTGCCCTTTCTAGGACAGGAGAAGGCCTGGCCACCTAGTTCTCAAAGGGTATTTAATACATTGCTCAAGTGGGCTAGCGAGGTCGTTATTGTTAGTGAGGGCGACTATCATCCTGCTAAGATGCAGATTCGTAATGAATGGATGGTCGATAGGGCAGATAAAGTCATTGCTATTTGGGATGGAACCAAAGGTGGGACTGGTAATTGTGTAGATTATGCCAAGTCAAAAAACAAGGAAATTATTTTTATTAACCCTCACATTGACTAAAAATTACATAGATATTATAGTAATAGACTCACATAGTTACACGCCGAAGTGGTGGAATGGCAGACACACTGGATTCAAAACCCAGCGCAGCGATGCATGAGGGTTCGAGTCCCTCCTTCGGCACCAGTTAATTTCTCTATTTGAAAGACAGAGATGTTTAATAACATAAAGAATTTGTTGACCTTGACAGTACGAGTTCAAGACTATAACATAGTCGCACAAGACCCGGCTTTCATCAGGACTCTTCGATTACTTACTTTAACACCTACCTCAGGGATGAATTACGAGCTAGATAATTTTGCTCGCATTCGTTTGGAGAGAGATGTCAAATGTAAAATTCTAACTGCTTACCGCAGCAATGAATTGGTAGGTTGGGCCCTGGTTTCTAAGGAGCCAACTGATTTTTGTTTCGCTAACGCTTACGCTGGATTCAATCCTAAAGATGGATCTCTCTTTCAAGTTTATGTTCAGCCTCAACATCGGCGGCAAGGAATTGCGGCTGAGTTACTAAAAGTTGCAAACGAACACTCTGATAACGGACTATGTGTTTGTCCCTGGGATGAAACCAGTGAACTCTTTTATCGGAGAAAAAATAGTTATAACGCAAAATTACTTTAAATTCTATAGGAATAAGCTGATATATACGTCAGCATCATGCTACCATGGTGGAATGGCAGACACGCTGGTCTTAGAAGCCAGTGCCGCAAGGCGTGGGGGTTCGAGTCCCTCTGGTAGCACCAAATGCTCAAGTGATGGAATTGGCATACATACTACTCTCAGAAAGTAGGTTTTAGGAGTTCGACTCTCCTCTTGAGCACCAATGATTGAATTAATTGATAACTTTATAGTAGGAACTGATCAGCTTGAATTAGAGGCATTGCAAGTCTTGCTTACCGAATTTTCTCCTGAATTTACCTTTTCAATCCTTGAGAACGAACATCTAGAAGTAGATCCTGCATCATTCACTTTGATTATAGAAATACAAAATCCATCTAATTCCCCAGATATGAGTTCTTTTTTAGAGTTTCTTTCAAGTAAAATTGAGGAAGTAAATCAGCAGTCATAAAGAATGGGATCGTGGCGGAACGGCATACGCACTGGTCTAAGAAGCCAGCACCTCACGGTTTAAGGGTTCAAGTCCCTTCGATCCCACCAAATAGAAAAAGCTTCCAGGGAAACCTAGAAGCTTTATTTATTTTGAATTGAGTAGATTAAAATCCTAGATCAGGTGGTTTTGGTGTATTCTGAGCTACTTGTTGTGCTGGTTGAGTCGTATTTGGGGTAACAACTGCTTTATCACTGTAAGATGGATCATTGTAGGCAACTTGCATTCCAGGGAATTTTTTCTTGAATTCTTTTCCGGCAGCTTCTCCAACTTGTGCATCAGGAGTATTGGCAGCCAAAGAAAAATCTTGCTTAAACTTATCAAGAGCCTTACGGGTAGCTGGGCCCAAAGTACCTTCAGTTCCATTAGTATTGTAACCTAATTGAGTTAAAGCCTTTTGAACATATGGATCAATTTTTCCATATCCACCTGCTGGGCGAGCAGTATTTGCGGCTGGTGCAGCACCTGGAGTTTGAGTTACATTTCCCTGCCACGCAGTAGCAACGCCTTCTTGTTTACCAACAAGATTAATTGCTTTTTGGTATTGGTCGGGACTAATCTGTTGTAGCCTCATTAAAGTAGCTAGATTCTCTGGTTTTTTAGCTAGTTGTTCAGGGGTCATTTGAGCGGGAGAAACACCTTCGCCACCATAATCACGTGGGCTACCCGACATACGTTGACCAAACTTTGAGATAATAGTATCAAATTGTTCAATAAAAGACTTCTTCTTTGCAAATGGGTTTCCTTTTGCGAATGGGTTGCCCTTGGCAAATGGATTTGGTTTCTTAGATTTTTTTTCTTTTGAGCCTGACTTGCTTTTCTCGGAAGATGACGTATCTTCTTTCTTAACTGGTTTTTTGGACTTCTTTTCTTCTTTCTTTTTGGTGCTTTTTTCCAAAGAATCAGAAGCTGTCTTCTCGAAGTTACTTACTAAAAATAAAATTTGATCTGCTTTGTTAGACATTAAAACCTCTGAGACGGACGTTATATTCAAAACTACTAATAACTAGGCAAGTTTATTGCCAGACCGTATTAATATATGGTGTACGTTGTCATTCAGTAATGATGGCTGACTGTGAATCAGCTAAAGCGGGGGCAGCACCCGTCGTACACCCCAAATGCCTCGTTCGTCTACTGGCTAGGATGCTAGGTTTTCACCCTGGCGAAAGGGGATCGAAACCCCTACGAGGTACCATGAGTAAGTTGGTTCTGTTAAGTCTACTTCTAACTGGATGTTTCTTTGATCACCCTCAGTATTGCCATACTCATGGCGATTGTTTAGATGGTCAGTACTGTCCAGCAATTAGATCGCCAGAACAACTACCGTTGATTTGTAAGGGAAAAGCAATCGTCACTCCAATGAAATTGGGCGATTAATCTGTCAATAAGTCGATATATAAAGTACACCTGGCCCCATCATCTAATGGTTCAGGATATCAGCCTCTCACGCTGAGTATACGGGTTCGAATCCCGTTGGGGTCACCAAGTAAGTTGTTATGTGCCTGTAATTCAACTGGATAGAAATGCTGCCTTCTAAGCAGTAAGTTGGGGGTTCGAATCCCTCCAGGCATGCCAAGCAAGTTTATGTCGTTGTAGTCTAAGGGATAGGCGTCTGCCTTCTAAGCAGAATTATGTAGGTTCGAATCCTACCAGCGATACCAGTAAGTTGTTATGTGCCTATAGCTCAACTGGATAGAGCGTCGGTCTACGAAACCGAAGGTTGAAGATTCGAATTCTTCTAGGCATGCCAGGTTGTGGGAGATATATCCCTTAATAGATTATGTCCATTAGGTGCCCACGGTCTTATGTCTCTATAGTGAAAAGGATATCACGATTGTCTTCGAAACAATCAGTACAGGTTCGATTCCTGTTGGAGATGCCATAGCGTCGAGAGGCGCTATTTTTATTTGTATTATTGGAAAAATTATTATGAGAATCCTATCAGGCATTCAGCCATCAGGAACAATTCATATTGGCAATTACTTTGGAATGATTAAGCCGCTGCTTAGTTTTCAAGATAAGGGTGAAGTGTTTGGGTTCTTGGCCGATTATCATTCAATGACCTCTCTCTTCGATGCTAAAGAAAGAAAAGAGAATACTTTAGAGGCTGCCACTACGCTCTTAGCTTGTGGTCTAGATCCTTTAAAGACAACCTTCTTCAAGCAATCAGATTTGCCCGAAGTAACTGAGCTGGCCTGGATTCTTTCTACTGTAACACCTATGGGCTTGCTAGAAAGATGCCATAGCTATAAAGACAAGGTAGCCAAAGGAATTTCTTCCAATCATGGGCTCTTTGCCTATCCAGTTCTCATGGCGGCAGACATTCTATTGTACCAATCTAATTTGGTTCCAGTAGGAAAAGATCAACAACAGCATTTAGAAGTAACCAGAGATATTGCCGTCAAGTTCAATGAGAAGTATGGTAACACTTTTGTTTTACCGGAACCTCTTATTCAAGAGCAGGTAGCGGTAGTTCCCGGAACTGATGGACAGAAAATGTCTAAGAGCCATGGAAACACTATTGAAGTTTTCGGAGATGAAAAGGTTCTGAAAAAGAAAATCATGTCTATCGTTATGGATAGCCGTCCTCCTACGGAACCCAAACCAGATGCAGATAAAAATATTGCCATTCAATTATTGAAATTAGTAGCCCCAGCAGATGTAGCTTCAGAAACTGAAATCAAATTACGAGAAGGTAATCTTGGTTATGGTGCATTGAAAGTAATTCTGTTTGAACACTATTACAATTATTTTGAAAAGCCAAGAGGGCTGTATCGTGAATTGAAAGATAACCCGGCTTATGTAGAGCAGTATCTTCAAGATGGTGCTGAGGATGCTCGTTATCACGCCGCTATAACTATGGGACTCGTTAGAAAAGCTGTAGGCTTGTGAAAGTAAAAATGAAAAGACCTGATTTTGTTACTGAGGAAAATCTTGCGCGCTGGAACAAGAACATTGAGAATGATCCTAATATGCCCAAAGAAGTTTTGAGCATTGATATTATAAAAGAAGTTTGCTATGCAGGCCTTTGGCTCGCTGAAGAACTAGATAAACTTGGATGTGAAAGAGATCATATTACTAGTATTCAGTTCAATGCTGGCCGATATGCATTTGGAAGAGACCCTTGGGCGGCTCACCAACATGTACTAGAACTTTACAAAAAGAAGCTAGATGAATCTGCACGAGCTGATTGATCGAGAAGATCCTAGGTGTCTTTATTGTAAGTCTGAATGTGACATTAAGTTAGAAAGTGAATCCTCTATTAGTCTTAATCCAGTCTATAATATAGAAATTCTTACCTGTCAAAAATGTAAGGAAGTATTTCAGATTTATTGGTGGGATGATAATGATGTTGATTCATTTCAATTTTCCTGCAAAGATATTATAGTCCTTCATACTTATGATGGTTTATATAAAGGTTTTCATATTGGCGATAAGCGCGCCCTCCGGCCTTCCCATATGCAAAGAAGCGAGAGTATTAGTGTTCCCGAATTTTTTGTAGATTTTTCTGACAAAAAGAAATTGCATAAAAAACTCAAGACATACCTTTTATTTTCGTGAATTATATTCTGCAACAATACGGATTGATTATCTTTTATTTTTACTAGACATTGACGAGAAGAATATGGTGAGTATATTCCGATGACAGTCAGTGTGACCTGGAGAACAAAATGGCAAAACAAGAGCAGACGATGACCACTTCGGATTTTAATCTGGAGAAATTAAATACCAAAGATTTATCGGAGCATGTGGCCGCTACTATTCAAGTAGGTGGTAACATTGCCATCTTCGGTCGAAGAGGAACGGGCAAGACCGAAATCTCCAAACAAGAAATCAAAAAGGCAGACATGCTTGAAGTTTACATCAACCTTTCCGTTATGGAACGAGTTGACTTGGGTGGGTACCCAAACTTCGCGGCTGCAAATAAGGCAGTAGAAGCTAACAAGAAAGCATTCATTGACTTTCTTCTTCCTCAGTTTTACGAAGCCATGTTGGACAAAGATGTCCTAGCGGGCAAGAAGGGCGTTGTTGCTCTTCTAGACGAAGTGGATAAGGCTGACCCTAGTTTATGGGCACCTCTTCTAGAGTTTACTCAATTCCGATCTATCAATGGCCAAAGGCTCGATTACCTGTGGGCAACCATCATGACAGGCAATCTTATCTCTGAAGGAGGCGCGAGACCCAGCCTTCCGCTTCTAGATAGAGCTGAAAAGTATTTGGTTGAAGCAGATGCTTCTTCTTGGTTGGAGTGGGCAGGTAAGTCGGGGGGTATTCATCCTTCTATCACCGCATACATTACTGATCATCCTAAGGATTTGTTCGGGGCAGTTGATCCGGAAGATCGTTATGCCGATCCTTCTCCTCGTGGTTGGTATCGCGCATCTGAACTTCTCTACAAGGGAGAAGAGCGAGGTTGGAGTTCCGCCCTTTTGAACAAGAAGGTCTGCGGCTGTATCGGTAAGGATGCCGGTATCAAATACTCCAATTACTACGAGCACTATCAGCAACTTCTTCCAATGATTGAAGACATTTATGCTGGTAAGGATGTTGCCGGTCGTTACGCGGTCCTTGAACCAACCAAGAAGTTGGTTGCTTGTATGATTACCTGCGCTCGCCTTGCCACTCAACTTGACCAGGCTCCTGAAGGAGAAGCGCCTCCGGCAGTCAAGCATGTTGGTAAATTCTTACAAAAGGTTTCTTACGAAAACGTCCTTGTTGCCGTTAGAAGTCAGATTCAGATTGACCGTCTTGTCAAATTCAACCTTGACGAGCACCCTGAGTGGGAGCAGGTCTTGAACAAGATCAACAAAAAGGTTGAAGACTGATTTACCTATTAAATACCTGTATTGCTTTAGTTATATAGATATTTGGAGTATTAAATGAAATTTTCTAGAGTGATAGGGAAAGTTGATCCTAAACTAGTTGCCCAAGCTGAAGAGAAACTATCTCAGGTTTTTCTTGAGCTTGGCACTAGGTACAACAATGAGCACGTCGGAACTGGTATGGGAGGAGATCCCCTTATCTTCGGGCTGATGTATCCGGTAGAACATGTTTGTACATTGAACATGCCAACTGCGGCTACTGATGGCAAAAGATATTACTGGAATCCAAAGTTCGTTATTAAACAATCCAGAATCGGATTGCGCATCATTTGCGGCCATGAAGCATGGCACGCGCTCTACATGCACCCTCAAAGAAGAGGGTCTCGCTTACCAAAGCTGTGGAATATTGCAGTTGACTACATCGTTAATGGAACGGTGATGGATGACTTCAAAGCTAGAAGAATGGATCCAAAGGAGATGTTCAGCAAGCATCTTGGTAAGTACATGACGCTTACTCAATATGCTGAGATGCTCAAGAATCCTTTTGCTCCAATCAAAGGTTTTGAAGATTTAAAGCCTGGAGATCAAGATCAGGCTGATCCTTCTGTTGAATTACCAGGTCCCAATGAAGATAGGGAGTTGACCCCAAAAGAAATCAAAGAACTTGAACGCAAAGAAAAGGCCACTAAGTTTTTCTATGCCGACCCTGATCTCGATGAAGAGATGAAGCGTCCTGAGAGAATCTACGACTTTCTTTACAATCTATTACCTAAATGCCCAAAGTGCGGCAGTGTAGGTATGTACAAGATGCCTAGCAAGGGCAAAGGTAAAGACAAGGGCAAGGATAAAGGCAAAAGCGATAAGCAAGATCAAGGCCAAGGTAAGGATAAGCAAAAGACCCAAGGGCAAGATCAAGGCCAGAATGATCAGCACGATCATGGCGATGGTCAACCTTGTAACTGCCCGGATCATCAGGGACAAGACCAAGGTGACCAGGGACAGGGTGGACAGGGGGGACAGGATCAAGGCGAGAGCTGCTGCGGTGGATGCGGCGGTGGATTTGATATCTTCGGATTCGGATCAACCCTTGACGACCACATGGACACTGAAGAGTCGGAAGAGAAGCTTGCTAAGAGAATCTCTGACGCAATGGAAGCTGCCAAGAAGATGGCAGGGCATGTACCAGCCGCCCTTGAAGATGAACTTGGTAAGTTGACCGCACCTAAGGTTACTTGGCAGGACATCATCCGAACTAGGCTACTTAAGGCTAGAGCCGGTAATGGTCGTAATGACTGGACTCGATTTAGAACTCGCCCAATGTTTGCAGGGTTGTTAGTTCCTAAGAGAAAGAACTACTATGCACATTTTGGTTGCTTGCTGGACACCAGCGGCTCTATGGGTAAAGAAGATATGGCCTTTGGGTTATCTCAACTTGCTGCTCTAGATGAGCGCTCAGAAGGGACTGTAGTGCCGGCAGATGCCACTCTTTACTGGGATAAGGCAACCAAGCTCAAGAAGGCTAACTTTGAAGAACTTGCTAAGGTCAAAATCTTTGGTCGAGGCGGAACCCAGTTTGCTGAGTTCTTTACTGACTATGAAGAACATATTGGAGCTTGTGACTTCCTAATCGTCATTACTGATGGTTTCTTGCTAGATACTGACATAGCATCAATGAAGCATCCTGGCAAGGATGTTATCTGGCTAATCACTAGTGGAAGTGCTTTCAATCCTCCATTTGGAAGAGCATTCGACCTTAGAGCCACTTGATATGAGAAGAGTAGAGAAGCCTTGGGGTTATGAATTGATTTGGGCTGAAACCGATAATTATGTAGGTAAAATCTTACATATCAATAAAGGTCATAAGTTATCTCGTCAATTTCATAACCATAAGGAAGAAACATTCTTAATCCAAAGTGGAGAGATGACTTTAGAGGTGGGTAGAGATGAGAATATGATTCCTATTAACATGAGAATAGGAGATACTTTTCATTGTCTACCAGGAACTATTCATCGTATGGTTGCTGTATCTGATGTAGATGTAATTGAAGTATCTACTCCTCAATTAGATGACGTTGTAAGAATTGAAGACGATTACGGACGTTGACCTTGACAACAGCCGGTTCGGTTTTATGTTGGGGCAAGCGTCCGGGATTGCGTTATATTCATTACTAGATGAATAACGTAATCTATCTTAAGTTTTATAATAAGAGTAAGTTCCCTCCGGGCAAGTGGGTCTCTGAACCTGATTACTGTAGGTGGATTAGAAACGATTTAGTTTGCGTAGCTTTACGCGACATGTCTCTGGGTATCTGGAAAGGATTTGTTGGGTTAGACTCGACTCATCCTTGTTATGGTAAATCAGTGGAAGACATTCTTAAAGCTCCCACAATGATTGATGCATTCTTATCAATCTATGGTGGTATTTGTACAGCAGGGCACTTGCCAGCTCGATACGAAGAAGACGCAAAGAAGTTATGGTGGATAGGGTGTGAGACCTCGCATGGTGGAGATCTGTATCCCTTGTTGAAAACCACTCCAGATATGGATAATTTGTTATCTGGTCAGACCTACAAAGACTTAGCTTTCATTAGAAGAGAAACTAATAAACTAGCAACGTATGTGTCTAGGATAAAATGACTATGACTGGATTTATCATTCTCGATATTATTTTGAGTGTCGGCCTGTTCTATAATCTCTCTAAAGAGAAGTAATTCAACATTGGAGTAAGTTGTGGATTTAGTAACGAAAATTGCCCTTGGCGGCGGATTGTTCGCGGTGTTTGCTTTTGTCCATTTCTTTGTTGACTGGATCTTCCAGAGTCATGCTGAAGCTATGGTCAAACACAATAACCCAAAGATTAGAGCTAAACATTGTTTAATTTATACTCTTGGGTTTGTTCCGTTGATGTGGGCTCTAGGATTCACGAATTGGGAATGGGTCTTTGGACTCAATATTCTTTTCTGGTCTCACTTCTGTGAAGATACCTATCTACCAGTTTATCTGTGGGCCAAGCATATTCGTAAGCCACCCGAGATGATTGAACCTTGGAAGGAAACTTACATGCGACCCAATGGTGAGATGGCTTTCAAGGTTCATCCAGCCGATCCTAAGAGAGGGTTCGTTGAGTTTGTTCAAACTCCACTTGGGAAGATTCTTATGATTGCCATTGACCAAATCATTCATTTATCTTTCTTGTTCCCGCTCGTTTGGATGGTCATGCGCCACAAGTGATTTTAATAAAATGGTCGGCATCTTGACTTCGATATTGTAAAACTTATGATGTGAGGACTGCCGGATGTCCCGGCGTACCCCTCAAGGATTATTGTAATGAAGCTGAATGAGACGAAGCCTTATCTGGAAAGTTCTGGCGAACTTGAAGAGCATTCCTTTGCAATTCAAGATCAGGGAATGATCTTTGATATCTTGCGCAACAAGATGTATTCCAATTGCATCTTGGCAATCTGCCGCGAGATCTCTTGCAACGCGAGGGATGCGCATCGTGAAGTAGGAACACCTAAGGTTCCCGTTCACATTCACCTTCCCAATAATCTTGAACCGTATTTCAAGATTAAGGACTTCGGACCTGGTATTAGTCCAGACCGAATGATCAATATCTTTATCAAGTATACGGCTAGCACCAAAAGAAGCGATAACGTCCAGACTGGTGGCTTCGGCCTTGGAGCTAAGACTCCCTTCTCCTATAGCGATACCTTTAGTATCATTACCATTCATGATGGTACTAAGTACAATTACAACTGTGTAATTGATGAAACTAAGATTGGTAAGATTATGCTTACCTCTCAGTCGCCTACTAAGGAAAAGAATGGAACGGAGATCATGATTCCGGTTCTTCCGAAGGACTTCAACGATTTTACTACCTATACGGAGCAAGCTTGTCGTCATTGGGAAGTTAAGCCAGAAATCAAAGGCGGGACCGTTCGTTGGCAAGAGAGCACCTTCATCCTTGAAGGAGATAAGTGGGCCATTGCTAATTCACACGGGAGTGGTAATCGTAACGCCCGAATGATTATTGATGGTATTGAGTATCCTCTTGACCTTACCTCTCTACGTAACTACGCAGATACTAAACTGATTGATGCTGCTCAAGGGCATTTCGTCATGTACTTTGGAGTTGGTGAGCTAAGCCTTTCAGCTAGCCGTGAGGCCATCTATCTGGACGAGCGCACCAAGAGTATCATTCGTGATCGATTGGAGGCTATTCGTCAAGCTCTCCGTCAAAAAGCTGTGGAAAAGATTGAGTCCTTCGATAATCTGTGGGATGCCAATATTTATTACAATCTAGAGTTGAGCAAGGCCTTCAACAACATTCAGTTTCTTGGCCAGCTTACTTGGAAAAATCTTCCACTAACCAGCAATGGTTTTAGTGTTGGTTGTTCTGGATTCCTTTTTATAAAGGGTAAGTACTCTCGTAAGTATGGTACAGATCCGAGCAAACTTTCTCGTGGTTCGAGCGAATACATTCGTTTCGAAAAGAATGCGGTCATCTACATCAATGACCTAAGCATTAAGGAGCCTACTCCTAAGCATCTTAAGAAGGCATTTGAAGATGATGCTGATTTGAAGTCGGCTTATGTTATTTGCCCGACTGATAAGGTGACCTTTGATATTTTGAACAAGAGACTTCATTTGGAAAAAATGGGGGTAAAATTTCTGTCCACCATTACCAAAGCCACTGGGCGTGCTTATACTCCTCCTGCCGAGCGCTTGCTTGTCTTTAAATTCGACCGAAGTGCTTGTGCGTTTCGTCAGGTTAGTTACGCATCGGTTGATGAAGATAAGTCAACCAAGATTCTTTGTGAGCTTCAACGCGACAGTTATAATGGCAACCGTACTGCTCTTCTGGGCAAAGGTCATTTGGACTGGCATGCCATGAAGACCTTAATGAATAAGTACCCTAATCATACCTTCTATGGTGTTGATAAAGGAACCAATCCGGATAGGATTAAAAACGATTTCTCTGATTTTATCTCAGCAGAAAACTTTATTCAAGAGAAAGTTGTTGATAACAAAGCTATCAACTATGTTGAAATTAAGTTTGCTATCACTCATCATAATAATGTTGATGAGCGGATGCTTCGGGTTAAAGACACCATGAAGAAGCTGGTTAAAGATTCAGGTAGCCTCTTTTTCCAACGACAAGCAGCTCATGAAAAGATTCGCGAAATCGCCAAAGCGGATAAAGACTTGCTTGATATTTACCAACATGCCAAGGGCGAAATTGACAAAGCGCAGTTAGAAGGCTTTGCCAAGGCAAATCCGAATCTTGATATTCTTAAGTTCAATAAACTTTATAATAAAAAGTATCCTCTGCTGCAACATATTGACAGTTACAATTACGATGCTGTTGCGTCAGAGCTGGCCAGTTACATCAATTTAATCGATAAGGAAAACGAAAATGTCTAAACTCAAGGGATATCAGATTACGGATCAATACGTTACCGTCAACTACGATGGGCAGACCCACATCGTTCCGAGAACGGAAGCACTTGCAGATGCGCTGATTAAAGCGCTTCGTGAGGGTCAAGCCGACAAGATTCCTGATCTGGTGGTTATCTCTAAGAGAATCAAGAAGTTCTCTAATGGTAACTTCGTCATCAAGGATGGCAAGGTTCTTGTCAATGGGCAAGAGGCACCTAAGGTTTTGGGAGATAAGATCTTCCGATTCTCTAGTGAAGGTCTTCCTTTTCAGCCGCTGGTCAAGTTTGCTGAGAAACTTCAGCGCAACCCCAGTTTCCGAGCAGTCAATGAGCTATTCGGCTTTCTTGAAAAGAACAACCATCCGATTACCGAAGAAGGCAATTTCATTGCTTACAAGCGTGTTCGTGGTACCTTCAAGGATATCCACTCCAATACCTTCGACAACACGCCCGGAACTACGGTAGAAATCAATCGTAACCAGGTTGATGAAGATTCATCGGTTACTTGTAGTCGAGGACTTCACGTAGCTAACTGGGACTATGCTCATAATCATTTCGCCAGCAGCGATAGTCAGACTGACATCATGTTGGAAGTTGAGGTTGATCCGGCTGATGTTGTGGCAATTCCTGCCGATTACAACAATGCCAAGATTCGTGTCTGCAAGTACAAGGTTCTTGGTGTGGTTGACAGTGAACACTCTTCGGATACATCTCTTCGAGTGACCAATCCCTCTTACACGACTGCTGGTTCTTATGCTTCTGATGAAGACGAAGATGAGGACGAAGAGTATACATGTGAGGATTGCGGTGAAGAGACTGATGGCCAAGATCTTTGTGATGATTGTGACTACGAGCGCGATCAAGAGTACGAAGATGAGGAAGAGGAAGAGGAAGAGGAAGAAGACGAGGATAACGATGAATATCCTTGGAAGGATGAGTTGAACGAGTAATCTTTCTTAATTCTAGCCCGCAGTGATTGATATAAAGTCACTGCGGGCTTTTGCTTTTTGAGGTCAATATGAATATCGCAATCTTGGGCGCAATGTGGGGAGACGAGGGCAAGGGGCATATTACCCATCATCTTTCAAAAGATTATGACTGGGTAATCCGATTCAATGGCGGAGCCAATGCTGGACATACCATCTATCGAGATGGTAAGAAGTATGTTCATAACCTTCTTCCCTCTGTTGATTTCCGTGTTCCGCAAGTCAAGTCTTATCTTGGCGCCGGAATGGTCATTGACCTTGAAAAGCTTCGTGATGAAGTCTATGATGCCGATGAAGCTTTCCCTGGCGTAGGCAAGCGCATTTATGTAGATAAAAATGCTTTTATCGTGCAGTACAAGCATAAGGAAGAAGATAAGGCCAAGAATGCTCATATTGGATCTACCAATCGTGGTATTGGTCCAGCTTATATGGATAAGGTTGGTCGTAGCGGCATTAGAGTGGGAGACTTGTTTAGTACTAGTTTCCCCACTAGTGACTACACTGATATTATGTATCAGCTTGTAGGTAAAGGCGTTAACTTCGTCAATCTGCTAAGTGTTCGAGATGAAATGAGTCGAGGCAACCTTCTTTATGAAGGTGCTCAGGGAGTGCTTCTTGATATCAATCACGGTATCTATCCTTATGTTAGTTGCAGTGATTGTACCATTGGTGGTATTTATTCTAGTGGATTTCATTTCGCTCCACCTAAAAAGATCTATGGTGTCGCCAAGGCCTACACTACTAAGGTAGGTGAAGGTCCCTTCCCAACTGAGATTCTTGGTGAAGAAGCGGAAGCACTCCGTAAACGTGGAAATGAGTATGGTGCAACCACTGGCCGACCTCGCCGAGTAGGCTGGTTGGACCTTCCGGCACTAGAGTATGCTTGTAAGGTATCAGGCATCACTGATCTCATCCTTACCAAGTTTGATATCTTATCTGGGATGGAAAAGGTACCTATGTGCATTTTATATGATAAGGCGCCTACTAGTCCAAGAAGTTTTTTTGATGCTAAGCCACAATATGTTCAGATGGCCGGCTGGTCTTCAACTGAGAAATTTGCTCAGAAGTTTGAGGAAGATGATCCAAAGTATGCGGTTGAATACACCGATTACTCGCACAACCTGTATGACTTCATTAGCCAAGTAGAGAAATCTACGGGCTGCCGAGTCGGTTATATTTCAAAAGGTACTGACGCTAAAGATATTATCAAGTGGCACCCCTGATCATATCTAGCATGATATAGATATTGATATGGTAATTCAATTAGACAAATTATCTCCAAAATTTAGAGAGCAAGTCGATCTGTTATTATTTACTAACAGATTAGACTTAGATCTTTCTAAATTCAAAGAGCTTCTAAAAGAAAACTACAATCAACATTACGAGTATCTTTGGGACCGTTTTCAGAGATCTTTGGAGATTTATTGGGAAGATAACGTATCTTTCTGGTCTAGTCGATTCCAATTTCTTTTAGGATTGGGTGATAAGGGGTTCTCCAAAAGAATTGAAACTCTTCTGGAAAAAAGAATGTTTGATACGATTCGCATCAAATATGATATCGATATTCGTTATGATGTCGAATACTTACAGTTCGTCGAACTTTGTAAGATTAAGTATGATCGCAAAGAGCCACTCATTTCCGTCAAGAATTATCTTACCGAAATGCCTTCATATTTAAGATCCGATAAATTAATTAGTATTGTTAATTCTTTTATTCCAACCGTATTCTCTACTATTGATGAGTACGTAGAAATAATGAGCAAGAAGATTGTTACTTCTGCTCGTAACTACGACTTACTTCTTGTGCTTCAGAAGCAAGGCGTTCCTTTTAACAAGAAACCAATTATTACGCTAGCTAAAGAGTTAGTTTTTGAGCGCGAGCGAAAATCCAAGACCAATCGTGCCTTCTTTGTTCTACTGAATGATATAGAGGTTCGTCAAGCGCTGAAGGATGATTACGGCCCTCATTATCGTCCCAAGCTGCTTACCTTGCTAAAATCTAGTGATTTTGCCTTGGTAGAAGAACTTCATTTACGAAATCTCAAAAATCTAATTGATTTGGATGCTAGTTTGGCTGACGATTTGACAATCATTTATGCTGATAAACTTTATGCTCGTGGCTCCAAGCACAAGCACGCTAATGCGGATCGTCTTATAAGGCTGCTTAAATCGATTCCGCAAATCTCTCAGAGAAAAGTTTTAGTCTATCTATCTTCAAACAATAAGATGGCAGATATCAAGTATGTCTTGACTGCATTCCCAGAACTTAAAAAATTAGCAGCTTTTGTGTAAGGATTAGCTATGCGGTGGAATCATTTAGATTATAGCCTTCAACAGAAGGTAATTGATCGTATTGTAACATTATTAGAAACCGAAGAGAATGAGACCATGCAAGATGGTCTTATTGCTGCGGTTCACGAATTAGAGATATGGAGCAACACTCCGTGTCAGATAATTGGTGAACACGGATTCAGGGAAGATCCTTTTTGTGAAAATGGTTGGGAGCTTGACAAATAAGTTTTAAGAATTAGATTGGGACCGTATGATACATCTAACTGAAAAAGCTGCTAAAAAAGTTATTGAAATTGCCGAGGCTGAAGGAATTGGACACAATTCTATTCGAGTTAAGGTTGTTGGTGGCGGATGCGCTGGGTTCTCTCATGACATGACGTTCGATGACCAGGCAAGCGACCTAGATGAAGTTCAAGAGATTACGGACTACTATGGTACTGTCAAAGTACTTTGTGACGCCCTTTCCTTTCAATATCTAGATGAAACTACTATTGATTGGTTAGATAGCCCCATTAGTGCCGGATTCAAATTCATCAACCCAAATGTCACCGGCTCTTGTGGCTGCGGCTCCTCTGTTAAGTTCTAATTAGAAAGACTAGTATAATGCATTCTGTGCTTGAAACTATTATGAAACGAAGCCCACACCTTGATTGGATTGAGAAAGGCACTGTGTTATTGGTTCGACACGGCTCTCATGCCTATGGCACCAACACGGCCACTTCTGATGAGGACTTCAAGGGAGTTGCTATTCCGCCCCAGAAATACTTCTATGGTTACACTCATAGGTTTGAGCAAGCTGAATTGAAGGCTCCCGATGATGATGCCGTCATCTACGACATTAGGAAGTTCTTTAACCTAGCTGCCGACTGTAACCCCAACATCATTGAAGTTCTTCATACCGATCCTTCAGATCACTTCATTGTGTCACCGATTGGTAGAACGATCCTTGATCATAAGGATGCCTTTCTTTCAAAGAAGATTAAGCATACCTTTTTGGGTTACTCGGTCTCTCAGCTTAAGAGAATTAAGACGCATAAGCGTTGGATCATGGATCCGCCTTCATCGCCTCCTACTAGGGCATCTTTGGGTTTGCCCGAGCAGACTCTGATTCCTCAGGATCAACTGATGGCAGCTACTGCTGAAATTCAAAAAGAACTAGATAGATTCCAGCTTGACTTTATGGAAAAGCTGGATGAGTCAGATAAGATTGAAGCTCGTGGAGTCTTAGCTAGCATGGTTGCTGAGTTGAAGATTACTTCCGATGAGCATTTTGGTGCAACGGCCCGTAAGATTGGTTTGACTGATAACTTCATTCAAATCATGCAAATGGAGCGTCAGTACACCGGAGCTAAGCGTGAATGGGACCAGTATCAAAACTGGAAGAAGACCCGTAACGTTAAGCGCTCTGAGCTTGAAGAGAAGTACGGTTACGATACGAAACACGCATATCATCTTGTAAGGCTAATTCGCATGTGTAGAGAGGTTCTTTTGACTGGTAAAGTTATTGTGAAGCGCCCTGACCGTGAGGAGCTTCTAGCCATCCGCAATGGCGCCTGGACTTATGAACAACTCATTGAATTCGCCGAGAGGGAAGATATTGCGTTGAATGAGCTGTATAACAGCACGACCATCCTTCCCAAGGTTCCTAACAAGGAAAAACTAGATCAGCTTTGTATTAAGTTGATTGAACAATTCATGTCTATTGGAGTAAAGTAAAATGATACCGGCCGCTCTCTCATCGGCAATGCCAATTCTTATTGGACTTGCTCTAGCTTATATGTTGTTTTCAATTTTCTTTTCTGATGCAATCAAAGAGAAAATGGCTAGCAACGAAGCTATTAAAGTAAAGCAATCTAGCTTAGATAAAATTGCTAGAGTGAAGATGGTCTCCGAAGATCCGAAAGATATTGAGAAGTTTATTACGGATAATGCTCAATATCTCTCGGAAGGAATGGTTGCAGGTTTAGTGGGCCGCATCGAGATGATTCGAACAGATCGAATTATCAGCGATGACAATATGTTGAAGAAACGTATTGATGCTTTAGATCCGGTTGAAATTGATGAAGAGCCTGTAGTTCTCAAGAAAGTGGCTAGGAAACGATAATGGGAAAAGCAATGAATAGACAAGTTCTCGTCGTTGATGTCGAGAGCACCTGTTGGGAACCGCCTGAGTTCCAAGGCAAAGATGAAATCTCTGAAATAATTGAGATAGGTATCGCGGTTGTTGACATTGATAAGTTAACGATTATTGAAAATGACAGTATTATCATTAAGCCCCAAAGGTCAAAAGTCAGTAAATTCTGTACCAAATTAACTACTCTTACTCAAGAGTATGTGGACCAAGGGACCACCTTCCAGGCCGCTATGGAAATTCTGAGAAAGAATTATAATTCTCAGAATCGAACCATGGTAAGTTGGGGCGACTATGATCGAAAGATGTTTGAGAGGAACTGCGCCGACTATGGAGTCAAATACCCCTTTGGTCCTCGCCATATGAATCTTAAAAATACTTTCGCCATTTTTGAGGGGCTGGGCAGGGAACCGGGCATGGATGCCGCTTTAGGGCACCTGAGACTAAACCTGGTGGGTACGCATCATCGTGGAATAGATGATGCTCGAAACATTGCTGAGATCTTTTGTAAGATAATTAAGATGTATCGTGTTGACTAATATTGTGGCATAAAGTGATGGAAGCCGAGGCTTATAAGGTTGGCATCTCTACGGATGCTGCCGAGAAAGTAAAAGAACAATTGGCCAAACGAGGCACACCTGAGTCCTATCTTAGGTTAGGTGTTAAAGGCGGCGGGTGTTCTGGCTTCTCCTATGTACTTCAGTTTGAAGATGCAAGTCCAAGAGCTAAAGATATAGTTTTTGAAGTAGAGGGCGTTCACATTGTTGTTGATGCTAAATCTATTCTATATTTGAATGGGTGCGTTTTGGATTGGGGAAAGAGTTTGATGAACCATGGTTTTCAAATTACTAATCCAAATGAGAAGGCGAAATGCGGTTGCGGGCAATCTTTTACAATCTAAAGGTAAATATGATCCACGGAATCTATCTAAAGACTCGCCCTAAAGGCACTTGGCATTTGGTTACGACTACGGTATCCCCGGAGTCTGCTGCACACGATCTTAGCATGGCTGTTAAGCAAGCTAAAGACGAAGGCAATTTGCACGTAGAAGGAATGATTCAAACTTTCGATTCTGCATTTTGGGTTCCGCATTATTTGCATTCCGTCAAAGAAAACAAACCAATGTATAACTAACTCATGATTATCTCTTCAGCAAGACTGCTAACATGCGCTAGGTCCGAAGCAGGGAGAGGCCTTTATAATTATTCAATGTATTCTCTAAATGAAAAGGCTCATTTAGTAAATCAATTATGTGAATATAATCTGTTAATTGGTATTCATGGATATGATGAATATGAAGATGATATTGTTAAATGGGTTTTTGGAAATAGTAGCTATACTACTGAACAAGTTGAACGAATGATCAAAATGAGGGTTTTCGCCTAATAGATGTGTTATATATTCATGTGATATCCCTAAGGAAAGCATGAGTAACGCACTAAATCTTCAAGAAATTGATCAAGAACAAGCCCTACATTTAAGTAAGTTTTTTATTAGATCTCATCAAAACTTATTTCTATTTGGTCGCCGTGGCGTCGGTAAAACTCATATTGCTTTACAAGCCGCTAAAGAATGTGGGTTCAAAGTAAGTTATGTAAACCTTAGCGTTATTGAGAGACCCGATTTAGCTGGCTATCCTAATTTGAATACTCCGGGTGATGTGATTACTTTCAAATCACCTTCTTTCCTTCCTAAGTTATTGGATGCTAGTGCTGATACGATCATATTATTTGATGAAGTAGATAAGGCGCCGCCTGAAGTAACGGCCCCTCTTTTAGAGATTCTTCAATTTAAAGCCATCAATGGAACGCCGCTTAATGTAGCTGGGTGTATTCTGACTGGCAATCTAATTAGTGAAGGAGCTTACTCCAATCAAATTAGTAGTGCTCTTTTAGATCGTGGCGCCAAGTATATCTTATCGTTCAACTTTGAAAAATGGATTGATTGGGCAAAGACTCATTTGGTTCACGATCTCATTCTTGGATTCTTGAGAAGTAATCCAGAGTTTGCCTGCGGAAAAATTGAAGATAGTTGTTATGCCAGTCCATCGCCAAGAGGTTGGACCTTAGCATCGGAGGCGTTGATTAAAGCGCGTGACCTCAAGATCGTGGATATAGATACGGTCACTCAGATTATTTCTGGGTTTGTAGGTGGCGAAGCCGGCCTTAGATTCAAAATTTGGTATGAATACTACCGTAGATTTGAGCCATACATTCACTCATTAATTGAGAGTGGAACAATGACCTTAGATTTCGCAGCATTAGCACCAACTGAAAAAATTGTTTTTGTTGTTGCCGCATGTTATTATGCTAAGCAAAAAGTCTTCTCTGAGTCGATCAAATCTAAGAATAGATTTGCATATCTAGAGAACTTATGTAAGTTCTTTGTCAACTATAAAGTTGACAGCGAATTACAAGTTATGGGGCTATACAACTCTTTCGATTTTGATATGATAGCAAAAAATAAACTCTATACTTGTAAAGAGTTTTTTGAACTATTCACGAAGATCAGTGAGAACGTTCCGCTAAGAAAATGACAGCCAGCCCTTGACATCTAATTTGTAAAATATACTATACGAAGCGAGGCGCCATGAGTGACGTTTTAACTGTTGATGATGATAATTTTGAAGCCGAAGTCCTACAATCCGACAAACCAGTATTGGTTGACTTTAGCGCGGTCTGGTGTGGGCCATGCCAGAGGCAGCTCCCTATTATGGAGAAGTTTGCTACTGAGAACAAAGGACGAGTCAAGGTCGTCAAAGTTGATGTGGATGATGCTCCAATTATTGCATCTAAGTTTGGCATTAAGAGTGTACCAAGTATTCTTCTCTTTAATGCGGGCGAACGAGTTGACTCCAAAGTTGGGCTTACGACTTCGGCAATGCTTAACAATTTGCTGCTTGAAAAAGTCGGCGTTTAATTCTATTCCACTAGGGACTCAAAGCCAGCTAACTGCTGGCTTTTTTGTTTGGTAAATCATTATGGATATTCACACTGCTGCGCACTACATGAAATGCGGATATAGAATTACGCGACCCAAGCTATACGTCAATTGCGAGCAAAATTGGCTAGACATAAACTTCATTACTTTCTGGCCTCTTCATATGGAAGACCTGCTTGCGACGGATTGGGAAATTGATTTCCGAGATATGACTGATGATTCTGGCATTAAACCAATCTACAAAGAACCTGTGTCGGATGAAGAGGAATAATGAAATTTGCATTTGAAGGATTAATGATTGCGTTCTTGATCGCAATGTCTGTTTTGTTTATAGGTATCCCTTTAATCAAGATTGTAAAGATGATGCTGCCTGGTCCCAAGAAGGATTCCTTGAAGGAAGCGGCAGAAAGACTTGAAGTGGCCAAGAAAGAAGCTCAGGCCGCGCGTCTAAATAAAGAAACTGAGAAAGTGTATTCTGAACTTTATAGTGAAGTTTTGGAAGAAGATTCCTTAGAAGAAGAAAGTAATAGGAAGAAACTATGAATAAAGATGCGAATATGACGAAGTTAGTGGCGAAGCTTGTCGGAGGAGTCGTTGTACTCATCCTTGGCATTGTCTTCATTGCTAACTCAGTAACAACCGTTGCAGCCGATGAAATTGTCGTCAAACAGAATTTCTTTGATGGTAAGCTCCAAGTGTGGTCCTCACCCGGAGTCCATTGGCAGAATTTTGGACGATTGACTATCTATAAGAGGTCCGCCCAATATTCTTTCGACATTACCCCTGCCGACCCCAACGTCAAAGACTCTAAGCCGCTTGACGAGACCATTCAAGTTAGATTCAATGATGGTGGTCATGGTAATGTTGGTGGTTCGTTGCGATTCGATCTGCCTACTGATGAACTTAAGATGGTTAAGCTTCATTCTACTTATCACTCTATGGAGGCAATCAACAGAGATCTTATTCGACCAGTCGTCAATAAGTCTGTCTTCATGACTGGTCCACTTATGTCCAGCCGTGAGTCCTATGCTGAGAAGAGAGCTGACTTGATTAGTCACATCTCAGACCAGATCCTTCATGGTGTCTATCGCACTGAGCGCCACACTTCTAAGGTAGTTGACATTATTTCTGGTCAAGAGAAGAACGTTGATATGGTTCAACCAAAAATTGGTGCAACCGGAACCGAACGTGAAGAAGTAAGTCCTATCGAAACATTCGGTATAAATGCTTATAATATTGCTATCAATCGTATCAACTACGATCCCGCAATCGAGAAGCAGATTGAGCAACAGCAGCAAGCTACGATGGCCGTTCAACAGGCTATGGTTGATGCTCGTAAGGCTGAGCAAGCTGCCATCACTACCGCTAAGCAGGGTGAAGCCGAAGCTGCGAAGGCGAAGTGGGCACAGGAAGTTATCAAGGCCACTGAAATCACCAAGGCTCAACAGGATAAGGATGTTGCTACCTTGCAAGCAACTAAGAACAAGGAAGTCGCGGCTCTTACCTTAGATACTGCTAAGCTAGAAGCTCAGACAACCATGACTAATGCTAAGGCTGACTCTGATGCGAGGAAGCTTGCTATCACGGCAGACAACGCTCTAGAGAAGAGATTGGATGCTTATGTAACTGTCCAAAAGGCTTGGGCAGCAGCTTATGGCGCACAACGTCAGACGCCTGATATCTCCTTGGGTGGAGGTAACGGCGGGACTAGTCAATCTCTTATTGAGATGATGACAGCCAAGACCGCGCGCGAACTAAACATCACCAAGTAATTTCAGTTGAGGGATCCTCGGAAATGGGTCTCCCTTAACCTATATGAAGTATCCGAAAGTTCCAACCAAACCTTATGCCCCGTACAAACCTCAACCTCCTGCCAAGCAGATTGAGAAGAGTACGCCTATTGGCTCTACTGATTTTCATGAAGATTGCTCATATTCCCTTCAATCTTTTGAAGAATTTATTAAGGCCAATTCCACCGGAGCAACTCCTTCTGATGTCAAATTCTCTTGGGAAATTGAGAAAGAACCAACTTATTACGATGAGACTATTATCTCACTCAAGATTAAATTCTTTACGGTTGCCTTGATTGATAATCCGCAGTATGATAGGCTGTATGCTTATTACGAAGAGCACCTAAAGAAGTATGAGAAAGATTATCAGAAGTATCGAGACAATCTAAAGCAATATAAGATCGATGAAATCCGTTACAAGGATGACCTTGAAACATGGACTCTTGATAATGCTAAAGAAACTATCAAAAGATTAGAAGCTAAAAAAGGTAAGAAAAAATGAGTAAGGTTATAATGGTGGTCGGTTATCCGGCTTCAGGTAAGAGCACCCTCACCAAGGATCTAGTGGCCAAGGGCGCCGTCTCCCTCAATCGAGACACGGAAGGTGGAACGATTGCCGCCCTGCTCCCCAAGATGGAAACTCTGTTGTTAGCCGGCAAAGATGTTGTACTTGACAACCTCTTCGTCAATCGTGAAGTCCGCAAACCCTTTATCGATATGGCTAAGAAGCATGACGCGGACATCTCCTGCCAATTGATGGGAACTTCAATTGAAGATGCCCAATTTAACGTAGTTCAAAGAGCCATCGGCTTGATTGGTAAATTTCCGACTCCGGAAGCCATTAAAGAGGCCAGGCATACTAATATCTTTCCTCCTCTAGTTCTTTTCAAATACAAGAAAGAGTTTGAGAAGCCCACGACTGACGAAGGTTTCTCTAAAGTTGATCTGGTTAAGTTTGTTCGCAAGCAAGATCCATCATTCACCAACAAAGCTATTATTGTAGATTACGACGGAACGCTTCGTGAATGTATCAATGGTAATGATAAGTATCCGCTTACTGAAGATCAAGTTGAAATTAAGCCTGGACGTAAGGCGGTCCTTGACGACTACAGGGCGAAGGGTTATCATTTGCTCGGGCTCTCTAATCAAAGTGGCATTGCAAAGGGCGAGTTGAGCTATGACAAAGCAACTGACCTTTTCAATCATACCAATAAGCTACTTGGAGTTGATATCGAGTTTCGATTCTGCTCTCATCAATCTGCCCCTATCTTTTGTTACTGTAGAAAACCTATGAATGGCGTGGGCGTTGAATTCATTATGAAACATAAGCTCAGTGCTAGAGATTGTATCATGGTAGGCGACATGACCACCGACAAAACCTTTGCAGCACGTTCCGGGTTCCAGTACGTTGACCAGGCGGATTTCTTTAAATGAAAAGAAAGTTCAAAATTACTTTTGAGGTTGATTGCAATTACCCTTCTATTCATAAAGAAACTAAAAGACTTGCAAAAACTTTTGATGACTGGCTTCAAGATTGGGCAGATAGTGATAGTGCTCCCAAAGACATAATTCCAATATTATATACTGGCGCCCCAGGAATTGAGCACCAACCTAATGGAACTGTTAGAGTAAAAATTATAAGAGATGAAGAAATTATTCTTGATACATGGTGGGATGATCTATCAGATGATTTTTGAAAAGTAAAATAAATGAAATGTACTTCCTGCACATATCTCATAACTCGGGAGCCAGCAACAGATTGTCAGTCTATTGCGCACTGGAAAGAGTGGGCCATTCTCCTTCAAGATAAACTTGAAAAACACGATGATGATCGTGACAAACTTGATGTGGCTGAGTGGCTAGAATCATATGAAAAAGTAAAAGATTATAAATGTCATGGATGTGGCAGGGATTATAATCTACCTACTCACATAGATCATTTTACTTGTGTTTGTGGCCATCGTTCCAGATTGCGTCATTTGGGAGGGATGAACCCAGATCAGGCAGTTATAGACGCGGCAATAAGATATTTTGGTAATGAACGTTCGGCTCAATTGGCGTGGATTGCTGAGGTAGTTGGTGGACAGCACTGTTTACACTATACTGCTGATGAAATTAGAAACATGATTCGTCGAGAAATGGACCGTTGGATCCAAACTGATAGTGGATGGGAAAGAAAAGCGAGTAAGTAGAATGATTGGTATCCAAGAGTTTAAAGGCGACCTGATCAAAATCGAACAGTTTCTAAACACAGACGCTGTAAAATTGGGTTGGAAAGTTTTATCTATTCAAAAGGTTCGTTGCTGGTATATATTCGGACCTGATGAGTACTTTGTCACATATGAGAAAGAAGATAAGTAAAATGTTGAAGATTATCCTAACTGTTGGTATTCCGGCTTGTGGCAAGTCTACTTGGTCCAAAGAAGAGGTCAAGAAAGCGCCAGAGAAGGTTACGCGCATCAATAGAGACGATCTACGTACGATGATGAGTAATTACCATTTTTCTGACGCTAATGAGAAGTTGGTTACCTCCACCAAAGAGTTCTTGCTACGCCAAGCACTTCGCTATGGACGAGACGTCATCATTGATGAAACCAACCTCAATCGTCGAAACTTTGACGATGTGGTCAAGATCGTCAAGGATATGAACCTTGACTGTATGGTAATGGAGAAACCTTTCTACGTTGAATTGGACGAAGCTATCGCTCGCGATAAGGAACGTCAGGGTGCTGGTTACGTGGGCGAGAGCGTTGTTCAGAAATTCTGGAAGAAGTCTGGTGGAAAGCAGCACAAACACTACAAGCCAAGGGTAGAAATTTGCCAGAGGCAGACTGAAGCCTCAGTAGCAGCGGCCGAAATCTCTTTCAAGTCTCATCTTCCTACGGCCATTGTCTGTGACCTTGATGGAACTATTTCTCTCTTTAACTCAAAGAGAAGTGATGGATCAGTAGATGTTCGTCACTCTAAGGCGCACACCCGTAGCCCATACGATGCATCTAAGTCTGATGAAGATATGTTGAATGAGCCGGTTGCCTTAGTCATTGAAGCTATGTTCAATGCAGGTCACCATATTATTTTTTGCTCTGGTCGAGAAGATACTTATCGTGAGCAAACAGAACGCTTCCTTAAGAAGCACTTGAATATTCAGTACACTCTTCTTATGAGAAAAGGCGAAGACCTTCGCAAGGATTCGATTATCAAGTCGGAGATTTACGACGGACATATTGCTCCTAATTACAACGTCTTGTTTGTTCTAGATGACCGTAATCAAGTGGTTGATCTATGGCGAAGCAAGGGACTATCATGTTGGCAGGTTGCCCCAGGTAATTTCTGACATAATAATTTTTTATATGAATAATCGCATATTGGAGCAATCTCCGAAACCAGCCGTTCAAATCAATTTTTGAAATTGGTGGTTTTTTAACAATTGACATCCTAATTCGGATGATTAACATTAGAACTAGATATGAAGCTGCCACGAACTTTACACATTGAGGGCTCCCGCCTTCCAGCCGGAGGCACAGATCCCGAGGCCATTGAATTTAATAAACTGAAAGACCAATTTCTTGTAATTGAAGAGAAGGTTGATGGAACGGGTGTGTCCATTAGCCTTGACAAGCATTTTGATCTTAATATCAATCACCGAGGGTCAAAAGCCATTGGTAAAGAATTTAAAGCTCTTTATGATTGGGCAGAAGACAATTGGGAAGACCTCGTCTATCTATTAGGTGAACGCTACACTCTCTTCGGAGAGTGGATGCAGAATAAACATACTATCTTTTACGATAAGCTTCCCCATCGATTCCTTGAGTCAGATATCTATGATAGAGAAAAGAAAATTTGGCTTTCCACTAGTGCCCGCAATAATCTTTTGAATGGTGCCAAGTTTGTCAAGCAAGTTCCAGTAATTGCGGCCATGAAGCCCTCGGCTCTTTGGCAAGTCACTCAACTAGTTGGTAAGACAGCTTACCAGTCTCCGGAGTGGCAGAAGACACTTAAAGTTAAGTCGCAAATGTTCGGAGCCGATTATCAGAAGGTTCTATCTGAGACAGATCAAACTGGAATGATGGAAGGCTTGTATATCAAGCATGAAGATGATTTTCAAGTTGTAGGTCGCTACAAATATGTAAGACATGAGTTTCTTCAATGTATTCTTAATTCAGGATCTCATATAATGAATAGGCTACCAGTTTATAATGCGTTGGAGGGAGAAACATTCTAATGATATTCGGAATCGCAATGTTAGTTGTGATTTACATTCTGTGGGTGCTTTTTGTTGAAGGAGCACTCTGGAAAATTATCCTCTTCTTTGCCGGCTGGTTCGGCATTTACCTCGGAATGAAGGTATATATAGATGGCGCTGAAAAAATCTGTATGACCATTACAGATTACGATTTTAGTTGGGCCGCTGTGGTTCCGACCGTCGTTTGTATTATGGCCCTTCTAACCACTAAGGTAAAAGAATGAATAAGCTCTATAAAGAAAATGGATTGCTCTCTGAGCATGGTGTCGTTGTTACTCATCCCGTTAAGATGGCTTGCTACAAGCTTCTAAACATCAATAATGAGATCAAGCAATTGTCTGAGGACGAGCTACGTACCCTTGGGGGTGCTCTTCAAAAGATTGTTGGAGATGCTATTTCTGAAAGAATTGCCTTTAAAAGAGAAGTTGCTACTAAGCTTGCTGAAATGAATGATGCTCAGTTTGAGGCCTTGCTTAAGGCTAAGTATGGTAGCAACTGGATGTTTCAAACTCTAAGTAATGAAGAACTTACTCGCTGCCCCAGAACACAACAACAAGAAATAGAAAACATTCTCAAAGAGAGTGCTAAGCACGTTACAAAATTTCCACGTAATGGTATTAGGAAATAAAAATGTTACTCGTTCAAGAATATCTGTTGACACATACATTTGGTCAGTTGGCTGCTGAGCACGGAGTTTACGCTTCGTTTGCTAAAGCGGGCCACAAGTTTTCTTTGAACTATGATCAGATTGAAGCTAAAGAATCTAATCCATTGGCACAAGAATGTCGTGGCCTTGTCTTGGCGTCAAAGGACGGCCATATTCATACGCCAGTGATCAATCCTGGAGTCAAGCCTGACTTCAATCATATTTCTCCAGGTGAAACAACTATCCTTGCCTATCCAATGAATAGATTCTTCAATCATGGCCAGGGTTGTGCAGCCCAGATTGATTGGTCAGATCCTAAGCTTGCTATCCTGGAAAAGTTAGACGGTACGCTTTGCATTATCTATTTCGATCTATTTACTGATAAGTGGTGTGTCGCAACTCGCTCTGTGTCTGAAGCGGACTTGTTGATGGATAATGGTTTGTTTACTTTCCGTACGCTCTTCGAAAAGGCTTTGACGGACACGACTGGTTACTCTTTCGATGTCTTCACCCGTTATCTTAATAAGGCTTATACTTATTGCTTTGAACTTACGACTCCGTACAACCGTATCGTCGTAGATTATAAGAGCAATGGTATAACTTTGCTAGCAGTCCGAGGCCTGGTAACTCTTCAGGAATTGGATATGAAGCATCCGGTAGTTGATCTTCTGCCTACCAGCTTGCCAATCGTACAAGCACACACGTATACGTCTGTGGAAGATTTGGTCAATTGGGTATCTTCATTGAATCCAATGGAACATGAAGGCGTTGTAGTCCGAGACTCTAAGTTCAATCGTATCAAAGTTAAGAACGCTGCTTACGTGGCGTACAATAAACTTAATGATAAGTTAGGTTCCTCGGAACGTAATTGTATGCAGTTCATCCTTCTCGAAAAGGATGATGATGTTGCGAGCTTCCTTCCTGCGGATATCGTTAACAACATGCAGCAATTGAAAGAAGGATTACAAAAATCAATTCATGAACATGATCTTGTTTATGATATTGCTAAAACTGTTGTTGATGTAGCAAACCCTGGAAGCAAAAAAGAATTTGCATTAGCCGTGCAAAAGGCTGTTGAACATGGTAAAACTATAAACAGAGTAATTTGGACTGCTCCTTTCTTTGCTATGTGGGATGGAAAAGCCTCTTCTATGAAGGACTTTATCCAGAAGAACCGAAAGAATGGAGAATGGGGCGACAGCTTCCTGGATAAACTCCTAGAAATGTCAAAACACCATTCAGCGTGATATAGAAAATTAAAGGGGTTAGCTTCCCAGCTAACCCCTTTCTTTTACCATGAATAAATCTATTATATTCATTTCTGGTTGGGCGGTACCCGGATGGCTTGCTAAAAGCAGGTTTGTTTGGGATGAAAGATTATGGTCCGATTACGAGTGCCTTTGGCTAGATAGTCGTACTCCAGCTTCTGACTGGATGATTAAATACGAATTAGATAGATTACAAAGGATAGTTGAAAGTCGCCCTGGCTGTGCTCTTATTGGGCAATCTTTGGGAGGATGGTGGGCCGCTAACCTAGCGTTACGTTTTGATGTTTCCATTAAGAAACTAGCTCTTTGGACTCCAGTATGTGATGCTAGTGCCTACCCAATTTTTAAGGCCAGCAGAGAGTTTCATCCACCCCTCCAGTTTCGTACTCAGAATCATGGACCAGCCAGAGTATTGACTTTAACGGCTAATCAAGATCTTATTGTTCCTCCAGATGCTCATGGACATGAGCTTAGTAAACATTTTGATAGTATGACCTATAAATTAAAGGGTGGACATCTTTATCAATCTAATCATAAAGCAGCGCTCCAATATATGAAAGATTGGATAGAAACAGAATAATGGCATTCTGATATATAAATAAGTATGAACAAATACTTATTTGAGTCTGACTTTAGTGCCGATTCGCTTAGATGGCATCAAACACGCGAACAAAATACGGGCAAAATGTCAGTAGAGGAGTTAGAAAAACTCCAAACAGAGATTTTATCTTCTAAAGATTCCGCCCTTGCTTATTTCTTTGCCGCTGAATTTGGTTATCAAACCTGGAAAATGCAGCAAATAATTATAGAGAATAAAGATGCTAAGTACGCTTTCTTGTTTGCTCAGAATATAAGAAACTGTGATATCAAAGCTTTACAGAAACTAGTCACTGATTCTAAGAAGACCAAATACATTTGCAAATTTGCTTGCTTCGTTAAGGGCGCAGACCGCAAGCCCTTAGAATCAATCATATTGAATTCAAAGAACGTCAAGTATGCCCATATGTTTCTCAAACATGTTAAGGGCTCAGACGTTACTAAATTTAAAGGATTGATTATGGATTCAGGGAAGCCACGTTATTTATTTGAATTAGCCAAGCATACAAAGAAGCTAGATGAGATATCTAAAATAGAAGACCTAATTATAGCAGCGGGGTCATTTACTTATATGAGACTCTTTGCCGAAAAGATTAAACTCGCTAATATTGAAAAACTTGAGCAGGCCGTATTAGATTCAGATAATATAATTGAGATAAAAAAATTCGCTAAGTATGTTAAGCGCTCTAAAATGAAAAGATTTTTCTTAGTCTTATAAATGATCTGCATCGCAATGATGAATCTTACAGAAAGCTATTAGATCTTTCTTAGTAATGTGATCAGCGCCTGCTGGTAGTATCGTCCCATCATCTAATATAATTTGCGAGTATGGATACATAAGCGTATTGAGATTTGACATCCCATCTAAATGCTTTATTCCCAATGAGTGACCCAATTCGTGGAGCACTACTTCTTTGAAATTATCTCCCAGTCTCTCAGAAACTATTGAGATACTTGGCAAAGCATCGTGATGGTAAACTCCTAGAGTTTCACCACCTTCAAGATCCATTAAAATAATAGTCGTATCATCTGGAGATTTTTTGACAACAAATACAGAATCAGTATACTTCATAGGCTCATTTGTTGGAAGTTGAATGATATCGTATTCAATACGATGATTAGTCGCCATTGACCATTCTAAAGCTGCCTTCGTGATCAAATCGGTCTCTATATTATCAAAGGTTCGATCTAAGTATAAAGTAACGTGAGCGTGTTCCGGCCAGTCTCGGGCCCCTGGATATATCTTAGCTACAAAGCTGTAAAGTGTTAGTATTGTCACTAGAATTAGTGTTAAACATAAATAGTGAATAACTTTAGGTAACTTCATATCTTGCCCTCTGATACTATAACTGGCCAAAAAGATATACAAATTTATTGATATCGGTGACATCATGGACTCTCCAAAATATAATAGAACATTTCATATGCCTTGGAGCCCTGGCGCTACCAATGACGATAAGATAGCGGATTCGGTAAGTTATCTTATCAACCAACCTATTGTTATTACTGAAAAAATAGACGGCTCTAATACATCATTGGAATTAAAGGGATGTTTCGCTAGAACGCATTCTGGTCCCCCGACTCATCAATCTTTCGATGAATTGAAGGCCTTGCACGCCCAAATTGCATTTGATATTCCTGATAACTTTCAGTTATTTGGCGAGTGGTGTTATGCTAAGCATTCTATTGCTTACAGTGAATTACCCAGTTATTTCTTGCTATTTGGCGTTAGAGAACTACTTGAAGGTCAAAACTATTGGTATTCTTGGGAAGATGTAGAGAATTTTGCCCTACTATTTAATCTGGATACTGTGCCAGTTCTATTTAAAGGAACAGTTTCTTCAGAGAAAGACCTTCAACAATTAGTTGAATCTTTTATGATTCAACCGTCTGCTTGCGGTGGTATAAGAGAGGGCGTAGTGGCCAGAGTGGAATCAGAATTTATTGATGATGCTTTCGGTCAATGCGTGCTAAAATGTGTTCGAGCTAATCATGTTCAAACTTCAGAGCATTGGAAAGATCAAGAGATCATTAAGAATAAACTAAAGTTATGAATTACGAGAGGCTTGACGACCATATTTTCATGGTTACTTTTTATGTGAATAACGAGACATTGAGGCGAGGGGAATAACAAGGATCGTTCAAATGAGTATTAGAAAATTTCATTTCATGAGATTGGAAGATGCGTCGGGCGTAAGTGGTTGCGGTATCGTTGCAGAAGGTGTTATCTTTTCAAACGGCAAGGTTGCTTTAGAGTGGTTCGGTGAACACTCCAGCACTAACGTTTATGATAGCCTTGCAGACGTGGAATACATTCATGGTCATGGGGGTCGTACACGTATTGTGTTCGATGAAGAGGCTCCGGAGTGTCCAAAGAAAGAAGAAGTTAATAAGGATGTTAAGTAAGTCCCGAACAATATTAATTGGTGATATTCACGGTTGTATCGATGAGTTTAACGAGCTTGTGAATGCTCTCTCCTATAATAAGGAGACGGATAGACTCATTTTGTTGGGCGACTTAATTGATCGCGGTCCAGACTCTGTTGGCGTGGTTGCCAAAGCAAGAGAAATGGATCTTGAATGTGTCATGGGTAATCATGAGCATGCATTCCTAAAGTGGTATAAAAGTGTTGGTACCAGGAATGATGTGTATGATCGACGTCCTTATTACTCCGAGTTCTCAGATGCTGATGTTAATTACATCCATCGAATGAGTGAGTATATTCATATTCCCGAACAAAACACTGTAATCGTCCACGCCGGATTGCGTGGCGGTATTCCTCTGGCTCAACAGCGCAGAGACGACCTATTTTATATTAGGTACATGGATTCTGATAAGAAGTTCATTAGTCTCAAAAAGATTAATAGACTTGGTAAAGATGCAACGGATGCACACTTCTGGACTGATAACTGGTATGGTCCAGAGTCAGTAGTGTACGGGCACAACGTACACTCGTATGAAGAACCGCTGATTACGGAAGTGGCTCCTGGGGTTAAATGTTATGGTTTGGATACTGGTTGCTGCTTCGGCGGCAAGCTTACTGCTATGGTCTTAGAAACCAAGCAGGTTGTTCAGGTTCAAGCTAAGCGGGCATACTATGGATCAAAGTTCAATATAAGATGAATTACACAGAAAACCAACTTAGCGAATTAGCTAAAACCAATCCGAAAGAACTAGCGCACATATTAACCAGCTCCAGCGTCAACATAAGAGTGTTGACATTCGGGGCTGAAATTTTAGGAGGGGAAGTTACAGACGAGTCAATCGTCCTTCCGGTTCTAAGTCGCTTAATAAAACATGTTAATGCCATTGTCAGAGAGGGAGCTGCCATTGGCATTTCGTCTTTCTACAGTTCAACAAAACCGCCCCAAGATATATTAGACAGGTTGAAGTTCATGTCTACTAATGATCCTTCACCTGCATTACGTGACACAGTCAAAAGTATGTTAGAGGATTATAAAATAGATGAAAGAGCGCAAGACTGATTTATTCGAAACAATTTATGAAGATGATGTTGATGCCATCTGTATAACTACAAATGGTCAATACACCATTCACGGTATTGCCGCCATGGGCGGTGGCTGCGCAGGTATTTGCGCTAGACGCTGGCCAGAAACAGCGCAGAGACTTGGGCGCATGCTAAAAACCTTTGGAACTAATATTCCATTTGTTATTGGTGCGCTAGATGAAGATGGAAATCATATAGAACCAACTAGAGATGGAATAAAGAATAAGCAGTTTAAATGTCTTATCTTTAGTTTCCCCACCATTAATAACTTGATGAATGGTTCTAATATTCAATTGATTAAACAATCGGCGACCCTTCTTGTAGATTACGTTGATCAATTTGGATTAAAAAATATAATGGTGCCCAGAATGGGAGTTGGGATCGGCGGGTTGCGCTGGGCTGATGTGAAACCAGAAGTAGAAAATATTCTTGATGACCGCTTTACAGTAGTCTCATTTGATCATGAGGAATAATGAAATTACTTAAGTGCAAGCTATGCAGCGGTGAAATGGATATTGTTGGGAACGAACGTTCCATCAACAAAAAAGTCAAGTGTCGTGACTGCGGGTATAGTAATGAGAACGAGCATGAGCGCCCAAAGGGCCCCGAGGTTGTAATCATTAGAAGGAGAAATCCTAATGGGTAAGTATCGTCAAATCATTGATATTGATGGACACAATTCTGCTGCGCACATTCTCAAAAATGTGAGACCTAATTCTACTGTTGTAGAGTTTGGGCCAGCTAGTGGGTATATGACTCAATATTTAAAAGAGTCTTTAGCTTGTAAGGTTACTATTCTAGAACTAGATTACGATGATGGGCTAGAGGCGTCTAAGTACGCTGATGAATCATTAATTGGATATCCCAACGGGGACATTGAAATGTGGCAATGGATTAATTTTGATCCCGTTGATCATGTTATTTTTGCTGACGTGTTAGAGCATTTGCGAGACCCATGGAAAGTCTTGGTTCGTGCGGCCAAGATCATTAAAAATGATGGTTCTATTCTTATTTCTATTCCTAACATAGGGCACAATTCGGTGATTATTGATTTAATCAATAACAAATTTAATTATAGGGAAACTGGATTATTAGATAATACTCATCTTAGATTCTTTACTAGAGAAAGTTTAGCTCAGATGGTTGTCGATGCCGGTTTAGTTATTGAAAACGAATTCAATACTTATTGCGCCGTTGAACATACCGAGTTTCAAAATTCATTCGATGCTGTTCCCGAGTCTGTCGCGGAAATATTAAAAGCCAGGCCAGATGGCAATCTGTACCAATTTGTTTGGGAACTAAAAAAGGAATAACATGTATTATTTGTCTAGCTGCTCAATTGTCAAAAACGAAGACAACTACATTGATGACTTTGTAAAAATTCACAAGGCTCTTGGTGTTGAGTTCTTTCTTTTTTATGATCGCTCTGACAATCCTCTATCTGAGAGATACAAAGGGCGTTCTGATATTCAGGTGATTCATTATCCCGAACCTAATCGCCATGCCCATGCTTGGAGAGACGGCGTTCAGTTTTTTCAGGGCAAGTCTAAATGGGTTCAGTTTATTGATATTGACCAAGTTAATGTCCCGATGAAGACGGATGATATTAAGGTCATGCTGCAAGATTATGAACAGTTCTCTTCTTTAGGTTTGAATTGGCATAGTTTTGGTTCTAACTTTCGAGAGACTGAGCCTGAGCCAGGATTATCGACCTATGAGGCCTATACAAGGCGAGCCGCCCCACTTACTCCTATTAACAATCATATTCAGTCGATTGTTCAAGTTGAGCACGCAGCGATACGAATTTGGGACGATCCCCATCACCCCACCATGAATCCTGGACACTTTCAAGTCAATGAACGCAAACAACAGTTTGGTGGGCCTTGGAATATTCCTCCGTCACAAGACGTTGGATTCATTGCTCATTACTATACTCGTAGCAGAGCTTATTGGGCGATGAAATGTGCCAAGCTTAGGGCAGATACCGGAACAGTTGGTAGTCTTCCGCAAGAATTTGATCATCATCAATCTTACATGAATGCTGAGGAAGATTTTACTGTTAAGAACATTTGGGACAAGATCAAGTGATTTACATAGCTCATCGTGGAAATACTCAAGGCCCCAATCCTGATAAAGAAAATCATCCCGACTATTTAAGAGACGCTCTTCGTAAAGGTTATGATGTTGAGCTAGATGTATGGTTCATTGGAGGTAAATACGTATTGGGTCACGATAAACCTCAATATGAGGTAGCTGATTACTTTTTTGATAATCCGCATATGTGGTGCCATGCCAAAGACATAGCCACGATGACCTCGCTGTTGGACCCAGGCTTTCTTATAAATGCTTTCTACCACGAGACCGACGCCTGCACCCTGACGACCCAGAAATGGATTTGGACGTATCCTGGGCGGCCTGTGCCAGGGTGGCGTTCTATTGCTGTCATGCCTGAGAGGGTGCCGGGTTGGGATATTTCATTGGCAGGAGGAATCTGTACCGATACTCCTATCAAATATCAGATATCTAGGTAAGATGGCAATCAAACTTATTATTAGTGATTTTGATGGGGTTCTCCTCGATTTAAAAGAAATTCATTTCGAATCTCTTAATAGGGCTTTAAAGCCCGTTGGGGAGAGATTTGTCATTACCCCTGAAGAGCATGTCAAGACTTTTGACGGCCTTTCCACTAAACGTAAGCTAAAGTTATTATCTAAAATTAAAGGATTCCCTGCCGATCAAGCGGATACCGTTAATACACTAAAACAGAAGTTTACTGTTGATTTAATCAATGATTTTTCTAAAATCAATTATGATATTGTCAACGTAATCACCGTCCTCAAAAATGAAGGTTATTTGTTTTATGTGGCTTCCAATGCCATTCGAGCAACTATTGAGCTAGGTCTTAAAAAGCTAGGGATTGAAAATTTGGTTGATAGAGTTTACTCCAATCAAGATGTAAAAAACTCTAAACCTAATGCTGAAATCTATTTGGCCTGCATGGCTGACGCTGGAGTCAATCCAAATGAGACGGTCATCATTGAGGACTCCAAGCATGGTCGTGAGGCCGCCGTCCTCTCAGGCGCTCATGTTTGCGGCGTAGACCATAGCTTTAATTTCACCTTAGATCGAATCAAAGAGACTATTGCTCGGGCCAAACCACCAGTCATTCGTTGGGCGGGCAAGTCTGATTTGAATGTTTTGATTCCAATGGCCGGCGCTGGCTCACGCTTCGCCAAGGTAGGATACAAACTTCCTAAGCCATTAATTGAGGTTAATGGAAAACCAATGATTCAACGAGTCATTGATAATCTAAACATGGATGCTAACTATACCTTTATAGTTCAGAAGTCTTTATATGAGAATCATAATCTAAGAACTATTCTTCCTTTGATCGTGCCGGGCTGTAAAGTTATTCAGACCATGGGGTTGACAGAAGGCGCTGCATGCACTACATTACTGGCAAAAGAGTACATCGATAATAAGAAACATCTTCTAATTGCCAACTGTGATCAGTTGGTTGAATGGAACAGTTGTGACTTTATGTATTCTATGCTATCTGATGACGCAGATGGTGGTATCCTAACTTTTGAGGATTCTAATCCAAAATGGAGTTATGTTCGTCTTGGGCCTGACGGTTACGCTTGCGAGGTAGCTGAGAAGAAGGTTATCAGTAATGAAGCCACTGTAGGTATTTATTACTGGAAGCACGGTTCCGACTACGTTAGATTAGCGGAGCAAATGATTGCTAAGAATATTAGAGTCAACAACGAATTTTATGTTTGCCCAGTTTACAATGAAGCGTTTGCTGAACAAATGCGTGTTAAAATCTTCCGCTCCGATAAGATGTGGGGACTTGGCACTCCTGAAGATCTAGATGAATATCTGTTGCATAAAAAAGAAGAATAATGCCACCAGATATAATCGAACAAATTCTAAGCGGATTTGCCGCCTTTGGTGTAATGTGTATTATTTTAGTTCTACTATGCTTTATTCATATTATAGATGAACATACTAAGAAGTAAGTTATATTAAGTAAAACATGTCTAATATAAAGCTCAAAGATAGAATGATCTCTTATCGGGATAATTCTGACCACAAATTAATGGCCCGAGTCCCGTTGGTTATCACCATCAATGGTCGCGCTTTTGCCAAAGGCAGCGAGCTTTTAGACAAACCATATGATTCGAAATTCTCGGAATGTATCCTATCTACTACTTTAAAACTTTGTAATGAGATTGAGGGTGCGCTCTTTGGATACCAGCACAATGATGAGATCGTTATCATTGCTCGTAATGATCAAAGTCCAGACACTAGCCCCTGGTATGACAATAGGGTTCAAAAGATTTGCTCTGTTACTTCTTCGATTGCTACGATGCATTTTAATAGTTGTGCCAATGCAATTGAATTGAATATGATTTCGGAGCCAATCTTTACTTCACAGGTATATACACTCCCTAATATTGCTGAGGCCGTCAATGCAATGATTTTCAAACAGCAACAGAATTTTCATACATCTGTGCAGTTTGCTTGTTTTTATGAACTTCTTGCCAAGAAGTTTGACAAGCATCATATTAAAGAGATGTTAAATGGGTTAAGCGTGGATGAGAAAATTGATTTGTTAGACCAAGAATGTAGAATCAACTTTAACGAATACCCAATGGCTTTTAAGCGCGGAGTAGCTTGCTACAAAGTACCTAAGGTAACAAATGGTGTAGTGAAGAACAAATGGATGCTTAATCCTGATTTACCAATTTTCACTAAGGATCAATCATTCTTATCTAATATCTTTAAGAATGGCGCGGATATTTTTAGACAAGAGAGTATTGAATGAAACTTATGGGTTCGATTATAATGTATAGTGGAATGCCAGTTCCTTCAACTGAATTAGATGAGGAGACTGGCAAGGAAATTGCTACCAAGCTTTTTCACTTAGAAGAAAGGGCCGAGAACATTCCGAACTTTAAATTAGGGTTTCGTGGTTATTCTCTTTTGTGGATTCCTACTGAAGAAGGGATGCCTTACGTTCAGGTTCAGGTCCATGAAGGGGTCGTAGAGATTTCTTGCTTTGGCGTTAGATCTGCTTACAAAGATACAGTTGGATTTGAAGAATATGTTAAGGAAAAATTAGCCCCTTGTCTTAAACAACATCAAGAGGAAGCTGCAAAAGCTATGAATACTCTCTATGAAGAACTGTCTAGAATTTCCCAACAAGAAAAGATATAATACTCAAAGAGATGCCGAAACAGCAATTTTATTGCTTGACAAGCGGGATCTCAGGGCTTACAAATGTGGTTCCTGCCGAGGATGGCATCTAACATCATCCAGTAATTAAATAAATTTTTCATGTTGACACCTGGGAATATTGAGTTATATTCCTACGTACTTAAGCTAGTTTCGTATAGTGGCATTACGGCGCCTTTGTAACGCGCTCACGACAGTTCAATTCTGTCAACTAGCTCCATAAGCTGATGTAGTATAATGGTATTACCCGTCTTTGGTAAAGACGAAAATCGAGTTCGATCCTCGACCTCAGCTCCAAGCCCACCAATAAACTTCGATTGTTCAAAAGAGTGGTGTTGCGCAAGCATAAAGGTCCAAGAAACAATCATAAGCCCGTGTAGTTCAGTGATAGAATCCCTCACTAGTAACGAGGTTGTCGGTGGTTTGATTCCACTCGCGGGCTCCAGTCATTAACCCACTATTCAACTGCAATGCTTATGAAGGTTTGCTAAAGCGGCGGGGTATGACCATAGGAACTAAACAGCCTTCAAATCACGCCCATATCATATAGTGGAATTATGTCGCCTTCGTAACGCGATCACGTCAGTTCGATTCTGACTTTGGGCTCCACATGATTGAATGTATTGTTTGTGCTACATTAGATTGTACAATTATTCATACCGCAGATGAGATTTCAAAATCTGTTCCCAAAAAATGTTATGTTTGTAGGGCGCTGGCCATTAATGCATTCTGTGAAAAACTTCACACTATTGAAGAAATTAAAAATCCTCCAATATCTACCACAGAAGAAATGAGTATAGCCTTGCGAGTTTGTATTGCCTATGCGAAATTATCAGAGAATGAAAATGGCTAAGGCAGATCAAGAAGCTTTCAATATTATTGTCGCATTAGTTAATAAGGGGCAAGTAATTCAGATTGAACAAAAATTCGGCGGAGTTGAGGTCACAGTGTGGCCCAATCAACACGATCAATTAAACCATTCACATTATCAAGGAGCAACGTTACTAGAAGCGATTTCAAAGTTAGAAGTTTAATGGGGATGTCCTGGTTTCGACAGGGTGGACCTTTATTGAAATGATACAAGCAAGAGATGATTGCAGCTCTTTAAGCAGTCAACGTATAAATGCAAACGATAACGCATTTGCTCCATTAGCACTAGCTGCTTGATGGATGTCCTTTGATAAGATAGTTTTAGTAATCAAAAGGATATAAACCACCAAAACTAGTTCCGCATTGTTCGACGAGTAGCGGATACGAAATAAACAGGGATAGCAGAGAGGGCGAATTACTCTCAGAGTTGTCAGTGACTCTAATACTGACTAAGCTTGTGAATGAGTTTTTCTAAACAAAATCTTGGACAGGGGTTCGACTCCCCTCATCTCCACCACATGAATAAAGTATATGCTGTTGGTTGCCTTCAACTTGATGAAGCGCCTAATGCCAAGCGCATCATTAAAGAAGATCGGCTTTGGCATTTGTATGCCAAATTTGAAGACGCTGAGAAATGCGTTCTAAACAATAGTGGAGATCTTTTTGAATGCAATTTCAATTACGCCCTCATTGAGGAAACGTATGTAATTGACCCTAGCGATCCGCCTAAAGAAGGCGAGCTATTAGCCATACCACGTGAGTGGTGGTACTTTGCCGACCATACTAAAGGTAATGAAGAAAATCTTTTTGAGCCCGAAATTAGTGCTTGCGAAAAGCCTAAATGCTTAGAGAATTGCGTCTATTTTTGGATTGGTTGATTATTTCTTAAACCACTTGGTAATGTAATCAAGTGGGCTTGTAAAAATTGGTGAAGAAGGTAATGGCTTCTTATCTGATGGAACCGGAATGTTAACATTAGGGTCTGTTGGAAGGGTTGGCTCGGTGATAACTAATCCGGCCACTGCCGTTTCGTAAGTAGTATCCTTCATAAACTTTTTGAAATAAACATTCATAAGCTTAATATAATCAGACTCAGGGGCAGTATAATAACCTGCTACTTTAAGTAAATGAGCAAAGTCTGCTGGTTTACCAGCTTCTACGGCGCTCCAAGATTTTTTGTAACGATGATTTCTAAGGAAATCTAAATGATGAGCAACACCGTCCCCAAGAGTTGGGAAGGAGCGGAACCAAGTTGCTGGGTGTGGCGGTTGAAAAGTAATTCTCTGGCCATTGACAATTACCCAAACATTGGCTAACATCATGTATTCCTTGCCGTCATCAATGTTGCCTCCATTGGCCACGAACTTTACGTTGCCAATATTATTGTTCCACATTGAAACTGTCCCACCAGTTTCTAATGCATTTTGAGCATAAAGAACTCCGATTGATTCCTTCTTAGGAATTTCATCAAATTTCTTATACCATCCTTGGACTAAACCAAAGATCAATTCATTAAGGGTATACTTAGTTCTAACTGTTGGTACTAACTTTGCTGCCATATCTATCTCCTAAATAAATACCTCAATATTAGACTATTCTACTATGAAATGGCCCCTTGTAAATAAAGAAATCTCCCTGGTCCCTGAAGGATCAGTTGGAGATTTTGCTTTTCGCCGCTCTTTTTACTACCATCCGGGGATTGACATTTATTGTCCAGAATATACAATTGTTCAGTCTATCGAAGCCGGCGCTGTAGTTCATTTTGAGAATTTCACTGGGCCAAATGCCAATCCACCTAGTCCCTGGTGGAATGAAACCTTCTCCGTCATGGTTGAGGGCAAAAGCGGCGTCATTGGCTATTGCGAGTTAATGTATGATGCCAGGCTAACTGTAGGAACTCAGATTCGAGCTGGAGAGATTATTGGAGCTATTGTTCCTGTTCTGAAAAAGGATAAGGGTAATGGAACCACGATGCTCCACCTGGAACACTACATTACTGGAACGAGAGAGCATGTGACCTGGGTGCTAGATACGCCTCAGCCGGCTCAATTATTGAACCCTAGATTTTTACTAGAGAAAATTATCAATGAGAACGTTTAATTCACTACAAGAGTTTATTGATTACGTTCCTAATTGCTTGATTTGTAATAAAGAATTGATAGTTTCTCTTTCTAGCACACTTCATTCGGTGGAAGGTAAGCACAAACGGTGGGCAAGTGGGCGAGAGGCTTTAAATGTTAGATTTGAGAAAAAAGAGGGACTTCTTCACTCTAAACATAAGTCTTATAAAATCTCTATTAAATTAGATGATAATTCCATTTTAGAAGGTGGCGAAGTAATGAGCAGAATAACTTCTGACTCAACTTTTGTTAGAAAGAACTGCCCGACGTGTCATTTGAAAATTGCAACAGTTTGTTCTGGCTCTGATTTGAAAAAAGGAAAAAGATTTTCGGACTTGACATTACGATCCGAAGAGCTACATTTCACAATGAAAGGTGGAAAAGACCTTAGCGTTGAAAAACAATATCCTGCGTATGGAAACCCTCCTTGGGATACTGTAGATGGGGATACAGCCAATATTAGGTTGAATCACAAATTCCTTCCTCCTGTTCCTTTTGATTTCAATAAATTCAATAGTTTTGAACAGCTAATCAGACGAATTCAGACAATCGTACTATTCCACTAATAACTGGATATATAAACAATCATGAAGCATCATTTCTAGGTCCGCTCCCGTGCACCTCCCTAACTAAACGATACGGTTTGTATTATTGTTTGTTTAATTTATGGAGATGAAAATGAAAAACGCACTGAAGCACAATTATTCTAAGTTTATTTTGATTGGTAAAATCAAGGGCCTTGCTGTCGAATCAAGAGGCGCAAGAACCCGTATTCTAAAAGCAAAAAAGGAAGAGGCCGTCTGGAATCTCGCCTCACGTAAACGTGTACTCGGAATTGATATCCGACATCACTTGTTAGCTTATGCCTTTTTGAAAGGCGTAGCGTATCGTCGAGTTGAGCGTTCTTGCGCCAAAGATAACCTTCCTAATGCAGCATCTATCTTCAAGATCATTGAAGCGCATGCTCCTAAGTGGACGCCCACTGTCGGCAGTTACAATCCAACGTTGGCTGATGTTAATGTTTGGCTTGCTTGGCCTGACCAGGAGGCACTCTAACATGCTTTAGCTTCAACATACCCGAGGTTACCTTCAACTCGTCCAAGACATGCAATCCTGTCAACAATCGCAAGGACAGTCTGTTTATGAGCATGGTATCTCAGTTAAAGAACATATTTTTCAGTTGATTGATTATCTAAAGTCCGGACAAATCACAGGAGACTGGCGATTGCCCGATTGGCTTACAGAGTATCGTCAACAAATACTTGGCGTCCTACTGTCTTTGGATATCATTGAGGAATATACAACTTACCATGATTGTGGTAAGCCATATTGTAAGTCAATCGATGAGAATGGTAGAACTCATTTTCCTAACCATGCTGACGTGTCATATTCTACATGGTTGGGTGTTGGAGGCAGTTGTGAAGCTGCCAAGCTTATGAAGATGGATATGATGATTCATACCATGAAAGCTTGCGACATCGATGAGTTTATTGCTCATCCTGAAGCTTGTACTTTACTTCTAGCTGGGTTAGCTGAGATTCATGCCAACGCCAAGATGTTTGGGGGTATCGATTCCACCTCTTTTAAGATCAAATGGAATCAAATTAACAAGCGTGGAAAGGCCATTTGCCAAAAGTTATTTAGGAGTAACAATGTGTCTATAGATTAAATCCGGCGATAAGTTATATGTGATTACGCGCGAAGATATTAGTGCGGGCTACCAAGGAGTGCAGAGCATTCATGCTGCAATTCAATTTGCCATGGAACACCCTACCACTAATAAGGAATGGTTTGAGAAGTCTAACTACTTAGGCTTCTTATCTGTTCCTGACGAAGAGCAATTGATTGATTTGGTCGAGAAAGCCACCTCTCTAGGTATTGAATGTTCAATCTTTAGAGAGCCTGATATTGATAATCAAATTACTGCAATTGCTATCGCGCCCGGTCTGAAAAGTAAGAAACTTTGTAGCAACTTAAAGCTGGCACTCAAAGAGCCATAAGGACACACAATGATACTACGAAAATGAATAAACAAGAGCTTCTGCGTGAAATTACTGAATCAGTGCGCAGGAAGCACCCATGGAGAATTTCTCAGGATAAATACAAAGCCTTATTTGGTGAACTCCCAAGAGAATTTCTCGATGAAAGATTAGCTTATGATAACTTACTTGAAAAGGTAAAACAATTTAAAATATGTCAACTGATTTTATCAGAAGTGAAAGTGGAAATTAAACTATCAATAGATGAACTGATAACCTGGGAATTATCATTAGATAAGTGGGAGGCCGTAAGGGCTCACAACATTGTTCCTGGAGATATCAAGAAGCTATTGAAGACTGAGTGATTCTAAGAGCCGGTAGCTAAATGAGGGTGAAAGCGGCATGCGAACGTGGCATGTGCAGTTAGTAGCTATAGACCAAGCACCAGTTATGATAAACTGGAGAATGTGCGGTGCGAATCCCACCCGGCTCTCCAAAGGTAATTAATATGTTGAAAAGTACTGCGACCTTAAAAGAAAGATTGACTGGCTGGCAAGACTGGGACGGGGCTTGCTATGCGGTCGGGGTGTGCTTAGGTTTCTGGCCAGACTATGGAGCCCCACCAGGCGAAGATGCCTGGCATGGCGTAAAAGGTATTATCTGGTCATCTAATCCACTAGGTGATTCCATTGCTCATTTTCTAGATGACTTGATTAAATCTGGAATGCTTGAACGAAGAGATGAACCAGATATTCAATTTCGCTGGAACCCCAATTATAAAGGACTCGACCGTGAGTAAAGAGCATTGCGATCAAAAAATCTATGAGAATGGTGAAACCGTTTTCTTGACCAATAGTATTCGTACTCCCGATATGGAAACTTGGGTGCAAGCGGTAGCGAAGGAGTCAGGTCAACCTGTTGATTGGTGTTATGGTTGTGGGAGGGCAGAAATGCTAGCTCTCGGCGACCTAAACCGCGTTCGTAAAGCTATTATCAAAACTGCTGCATTACATGATGCAGGTTATGCAAAAGCTATTCAAGAATTGAAGCTTTTTGATAAAGAAGATGTTACTCAACAATTGAATGGCATTTGGGAATACAATCGTCGAGAGAATGGATTGTTTCGCAATACTTGCTCTAAATGTTCAGGAGAATGCAGGGCTCAGAATCATGCTGGTTGGGATCCAACTCAGGAGGGTCACGGCTGATTGTTATGCTCTCGTAGCTCAAAGGAAGAGCGGCGATTTCTAAAATCGACGGTTGGGATGTCAGGATTCCCCGAGGGCGCTATATACACTAGTAAGTGAGGTTCATTATGTGGCTACTTGAATTAGTTTTAATTTCCCTTGTTGGTGGTGCGGTTCTTGGAGTTGGTTGGCGTCTTGGTGAAGATTGGTGGGATAAACACCAAGCAAACAAGCAGTAATCTGCATGGATGGTCCGTTAGCTCAGCCTGGTAGAGCAGAGACCTCTAAATTCTCTGGTCGTGGGTTCAAATCCCACACGGACCCCTATTAATAATGATATATATTCAGTATGACCCGTACTGAAATGCAAGCTAGAGTAAACGCCCTTAGAGAAGAACTAGAACATAGACATAAATATGGTACTGTGAAGATGGCTTCTGCGGATGGTGTTGCCATTTCAACTGAAAAACTTCAGAGTGAAATGTATTCTTTGATTTATAAATTGAGCAAGCGTGACGCCTAAATTATCTATAGAATTGGTACCTAGCACATCTTGGTTTAATAATGTCCGTGCAGTTGTTACTAAAAAGCAATGGGATTATTTAAAATCGCAGGTTGCTTCTAAGGCTTATCATCTATGTGAAATCTGTGGCGGAACGGGACCTAAACACCCTGTAGAATGTCATGAGATTTGGAGCTTCGACAACAAAAACTCAATTCAAAAATTAGATGGTATGATTGCTTTGTGCCCTAGCTGTCATATGGTGAAACATATTGGTTTTGCTGGTATTCAAGGAAAACAAGCTCAAGCATTACGCCATTTAATGTTTGTCAATAAAATGACAAGTAAAATAGCTGAAGCATATATTGAGGCAGCTTTCAAAGTATGGGCCGAACGCAGCCAAAAACAATGGACTCTAGATATCTCTCATCTAAAAGAATATGGAATTGATATTAGTACACTTAAAGGCAAATAATGTTTGTTAGCACTGCTATCTATTCTAATAGAATAGAAGATAAAAAGAAGATAGAAAAGTACTGCTCTCTTTCCGAAGAAGGCGATGAGCAGACTACATTTCTATTGCCTGATGGTAAAACATTCGCTGTAGGCTACACGAGAGTAGTATACGGCGACCATGGCCCTTATGTAGAGTTTAGTAAGAAACATATTGTAAGCCAGATGTATTCTAAATTTGGTAATGTCATTAATTATGATTGTTTGCCACATGAGACTTATAAATATTATTACTATTGGTTATATCCTAAAGGTTTTCTAGATATTAAAGTGTATCTACAAATTAAACCTGTAACAAGTTTACCTAATGCACCAAAGAGAACTGATGGGAAACCATCATCTTTTAATCGTAGTGAAGGTTATGCTGATTACAAACGTGGTTTGTTTTATGTTGATCCATATTACCTAACTAAAGAAGACCCGCGTAAAACGGGGTTAAAGAATGGCCTTCGTCAACTCACGGCTGAACAAATTCAGCGAGTCCTTGACTTTAAAGGTGAGATGGTGTATGATTCTTATAATTATCATGAAGGTAAGTTTTGCGCCTTAGCTGTCGCCCTTGAATTAGATCAAAAAATGAATGAGCCTACTCATGACAAAGTTTTTGGATTTTTAACCTTGTTAGGTTATAAAGTCTACAACACCCGAGGTATAGAGGGAGAATTCTATACTACTAATCGAGCACAAGATTTGCTCGAAGCAGCCCAAGAAGTACTACAAGAAAAGATAAATGCAACCTCAGAATAATCCACAACAACAAAGAATCCGTATCAATTTTCAAATTCGTGTCCCGCAAATCCGCGTAGTGGCAGCCGATGGCGAGAACCTTGGCGTTCTCGATACTCGTGTTGCCCTGAAGATGGCTCAAGATCAAGCCCTTGATCTCGTTGAGATTAATCCAAGAGCAGTACCACCAGTCTGTAAAATTATGGATTTTGGTAAATTCAAATACGAAGAAAAGAAGAAGATTCAAGCGGCCAAGAAGAACCAGCAGGTTCAGGAATTAAAAGAAATTACTTTTAGGCCAAACACCGATGAAGGTGACTTGACTCATAAATCTGAGCAAGCTAAGCAATTCTTGATTGATGGAAATAGAGTTAAGTTTACTATTCGTTTTAGAGGTCGTGAGATTACTCATCCTCAAGTTGGAAAAGATAAGCTTGATTGGATTATGAAGTTTCTTGTTGACGTGGCACTACCTAATCCGCAGGTTAATCTTGAAGGTAAGTTCATGTCTATGATTGTAGCACCTAATAAAAAGGCATAATGCCAGATGTCCCCGTGGTCTAGAGGATGGGCACCAGTTTCCTAAACTGGCTTTTAAGGCAGGTTCGAATCCTGCCGGGGATACCATAATAAAGCATAGTAATATGCTGACTAAGACTGCCATCTACAAGAAATATGCTTCGCTTGAGGACTATAACAAGTTTTGCGAAGAATCGATTGAATCATTACAGCTTAAGTTTCCAAAAGTTAGTCTTAAATCATTTTCTGAATTTAAGTCTTTTCTAGATAATTTAGTTCCTAGATTAGTTCATAAGTATTTATTACTTACAGGGACAATGAAGAATTGCTCTGGCATCTCTCCAGATTTTGCCGAAATAGGATGTTTGGCAGGATTTCCTACATTTGTAGATTTCGCCCCTGGCCATCAAAGAAATGTAGTTCTAACTACTGATGGTCCCTATATGGTTGATCTGAGCTATGTACAATTTACTTGTAATCATGATCTGAGTGATCCTGAGCCAGAAGGCAGAAAAGAAGCCTTAGAAGCTTATAAAGCTTTATATAAGGATCCGTTTTCAGCCCTTAAGATTGAAAAATTACCTCTTCAATATTTTGGTGGGGTAAGGAGCCCTCATGGAAATTACAATAATATAAATCGTAACCCATTAGAGTCTATTGAAAAATACGACATAGAAGATTACGAAGAAACGTTCCCGGAGCGTTTTGACAGATTCAAAGAATAACGTTATATACTTATTTATGAAGAACGGTATTATTCTAGCTGGTGGAACCGGATCAAGACTCCTTCCATTAACTTCAGTTGTAAATAAACACCTATTAGGTTTGAATGGGAAGTTCATTATCGATTATCCTATTAACACCTTAAAACAACTTGGTTGTCAAGATGTTACTGTTGTACTTGGTGGCTCACATTACGCCCAAGTAGCTGGTTACCTAGGTGATGGCAGTAGATACGGCCTAAACCTCAATTACGTTTATCAGGGAGAGCCTAAAGGTATTGCACAAGCAATTAACCTTTGTAAAAGATTTGTTTATGATGATGCGGATTTCTCCGTTATCCTTGGCGATAACGTCTTTGAGAAGGCTCCTCGTTGGAACAATCCTAACTGGAAGACCAATCCCAGGGCGCAGATTATGCTAGCCAATCATCCGTCTTTGACCCGTTTTGGCGTAGCCTCCATTGATGATGAAAAGAATATTGTCAAGATTGAAGAAAAGCCTACTGAGTTAGATTTAAATTATAATAATTTAGCTATCTCAGGTTGTTATCTTTTTACTCCTAAGTTCTTTGATTACTTTCAAGAGCTAGCGCCGAGTGCTCGTGGAGAGTACGAAATCACTGATATCATTCGCAGATATCAAGATGATAATAATTTATCTTACAGCTATGTTAATGGCCTGTGGAGCGATGCCGGTACGCACGAATCCATTAGTTATGTAAACCATTACTTCTATCAAAAAGAACATGGAATTACTCAAATATAATCCAATCATTGATGAGTTATATCGTCCATCTATTAAGATGAACCATATTGATTATTTCAATCGTGCTTTGAAATTTGCACAAACTAATTATCATGATCATTTGGTTAAGGTATCTAAATTAGATCCTAGATCGATTACCTCTACTCATTTCTTTGAAGAGTATGTTGGTGCTTTACTTTCAACTAAAGAAGATATTTATAAGCTATCAAATTATTGTGCTAAACTATTTAAATTTTTGCACCCATATAATGGATCTTTTTGGGACTTAAATAATTTTCCAAGCAAAGAAAAGATGCGCGACCTGCTTGAAGAGTTCTATCTTGATGAAAAACAATTTGAAGACATCCATGCGACCGCCTACATCGTCAATCAGGGCATAAAGCTATTCGGGTGGGATAAGTATAGAAACAATTTCCTAAATTCTCCAGGCAAGCTTCTAGCGCTACCTGGCCTTGGATTATCGGGAGCCAACCAACTTTCGTATAATATTGGTGGAGCGTATTCTCCTGATGACAATTGTAAGTTGTATAACTTAGCCATTAGCTTGGGATTTGATGATGCCAAAGCTTTGTTGATGGCAATTCAAAAGAATTTTTCAATGTCATGGCGAACGATAGGAACTGTTCTGTGGTATTCCGCAGTTACTTTTGATACGGTTGATATAGTAAGTGCTGATTAGTATTTACTGTATTCAGAGGTATCATGAAGATCATGTCTATTGGAGCTGGCTTTGTCAGCGAACATCTGCCCTATGAGAAAATTAACCAACGTATCACTTCAAGTGAAGACGTTTACAACGTAATCTCCACTTACCAGCCAGACGTTATAGTCAACTGCATTGGTAAGACAGGTCGCCCCAATGTTGATTGGTGTGAGACCAATAAAGAAGAAACCGCGCTAGCCAATACTGCTGTGCCCATTATGTTGGCCGAAGGCTGTAAAAGAGCTGGCATTCATCTGATCCAAATTGGTTCAGGCTGTATATTCTTTGGGCCATCACCATACAAAGGCGAGACTTCTGGAGCTAAAGATCCGGGTTGGCGAGAAGATGATTTTGCTAGACCATTATCCTTTTATTCTAAGAGTAAATATGCATGTGATTTGATGTTAGGAACAATGCCAAACGTTACTACCTTACGTATTAGAATGCCTATTTCCACACAAAATACTCAGCGTAACCTAATCAATAAGTTACGAGGATATAAACAAGTTATTGATATTCCAAACTCTGTAACCTTCATGGACGATTTGGTTCGTTGCATTGATTGGGCTGCAAAGAATGATAAAATGGGTATCTATCACGTTACTAATCCTCAGCCACTCACGGCCGCTCATATTATGCAAGAATATCAAAAGTATGTTCCAGAACATTCATTTGAAATTATTGATGAGAAAGAATTAGATCAATTAACAACTGCTAAGAGATCTAATTGCATTATTAACAGCGACAAGCTGAAAACTGCCGGATTTACAATGACACCCTCTGTAGAAGCGTTAGAGCGTTGCATGGGTGAATACATGAAGAATATTTTGGAGAAACATGTCTAATAAGAATGTTACGATTGACTTAAAAGCTAGAAAAGATGTTGATGGTCAAACCTTCTATGTCGGTAAAATAAAAGCCCCAGTTTTAATTGACTGCAAAGAGGGCGCGGTGTTTCTTGTGTTCGTTTCTGATAAAGGTGATGAACAACTTCAGATCGCCCTTATGGATAAAAAAGAGGCGGACGAATGATTCACTTTGAAGAGCTATGGGTAAAATGCGAGAATCTATACAAAGATAGTCTCGATAAACAAACTGTTTCAACAATTATGGATGAATTAGCTATGAAGATTAATCTCTACAAGATTATCGATTCTAAGCAGGAGGTTCCAGTTGAAGACCGACAAAAAATAAAATCCCGCACAATGGGCGAGATTCTATTAACTTTGACTAATTTATCTTTGCTAGACAATATCAATGTATATGAAGCTTTAAGTATCTCTCAGCAATACCGAGCGGCTGAAAATGCCATTCAGATTCCTGATGAGTTAAGATTACCTTAAGCGACTTGTAATTGATAAACCATTTGAATCTGGTTACTGTTTGTAAGTTCTTCAAGCTTAGCTTTAACAGCATCATAATTAGCTTGTGTTTTCTTACCTGGTGCAAAGGTGACAATCATTTTGTCGCCATTAGTCTTTAGAAGACTGACTCCAGCGCCGCCAATGCCCTTTAGAGCGTCCAAAAGAGTGCCTGCGGCATCTTTGTTGACACTTGCTGGCGCAAGATGCGCTGCTGGTGGCTCAGCTACTTGAGCTAGCTTGTTGATGATTTTTTGTTGCTTATCAGCAATCTTAATTAGTTGTTCAATAATCTTTTTGGAATCCATTGTATTTTCCTGTTAAGCTGGGTTAGGTGCGCTTGACACGTCTTTGAAAATTGTACTTACTTTACCATCAAGGTCTGGCTTTTGTGAGGCGACCTGAGCCTTGAAAGTACGCAAAAACTTCTCTCTTTGGGTAACTGGAACTGCTCCAGTAACTACGTAATTGCCATCTAAAGTAACACCTGGGTCAGTTGAAGATGGGCCGCCTGGAGTAAACTCGACAGTTGGCGTCCACATTTCTGAAATTCCAGTATTCAAACCAGCAGTTTGCCAAGCTTGCTTAAGATAAGCTTTATTAGCTTCAACATCTTCGCCGGCTTGCGCAAGTTTAGTTAACACCTTTTGTTGCTTTTCAGCAATGGCCAAAAGTTTTTGAATGATTAGTTTTTCCTTTGAATTCATGATTGTCCTTTAAGCGTCTGTTGCAATAAGTAAACTGATTCTTCTCTTTGGCTGGCAATGGACATAATCATGTCATCCAATCCTAAGGAAAGCTTACCCTCATTCTCAAAGCACTGATAAGCGTCCCTGGAGAATTTAAGAAAATCTTTCTCGATAGCAAGCGACATTTCCACAGGAGAGCCCTCAAGCTTGCTGTACTTACTTAAAACTTTACTTAAAAGTTCAACTTGTTGGTCGTAATCCAGGACCCCGTCTCCGAAAAGACCGATGAACTTTTCGGCAGCCATATCTACATCTTTTAATGTAGAATTATAAAGCCTCTCCAAAAGCAAATGATCTCCGTAAAAAGCTATACCTCTGGTAGTCCAGTGATTATGTTGATGAATTAAAGCAACTGCTTTAAGACTTGCTATGTACAAAGAAGCTACTTTGCTGCATTTATCCATTTGATCTACCCACTTGCCAAGTTTAAGGAAATTCAGAATTATATGGTTTTATTAGTAAGATAAACCAATATTTGCGATCTTCCATATAACCGGCCCTAATTTTCCAGTTTAAGCGTTTTAATTTCTATAAATTCTCAAGTTTTTCTCGACAAACGAAAAGGGGGACATATAGGGGGATCATATGTTATATGAGATCTTGGGATCCCAACATGAAGAAACCTAAGGTAGTTAATCCGTTTTACTTTAAAGATCTGGATCATCAGCAGATGGTTGATCTAGTTAATAATGAGAATCCTATTAGTTTGAAATACAATGAGAGTCTTGTAAATAGAGTTCATGCAAAATACCCTTTGATAAGCAAGACTGAAACAAGTATTATTGTGAAAGCAATTTTTCAAAGTTTACGTGATCTGCTGGTTTTAGGAAAAGTTTTGAATTTCAATAATTTATTTTTTGATACGAAATTCCATTTCTTTGACTATCGCAAAGGTACCGCTATATTACCGTCTTTGAAAGTGAAAATGTCCACCCCACCACCGCTGAGGCCAGATGACGACCAATAAATTAGATGATGAGTTTGATGACGAAGAGGATTTTGATGTTGTCACTTTTGACCTTGATTCAATCAAATTAAAAATTCCGACTTATACGTCTAAGAAACTATGTGAAATGATTGTAGCTGATCGATATTTTGGTTGCTACAAAGAAATGGCTGTCTTCTGTATGGAAGAGCTTGCTAAACGTCGAGAAGCCGGTGATGCTTTTAATTTTGAACAAGTCATTACTGATTCAATGAAAGAGTTACCTGTATTAGATTTTATTGTTCCAGATTTGGGAACAGTGTTGCGTAGTCTTATTGGTCAGGGTAAAAAATGAATAAGCAGTTGATGGAATCAATTGTTAGACACATTTTTTCTGAGTTGGCAATTATTCCTTCAGAGTTTATAGATTATAATAGAAGTCACTCGCTTTTAGATAAGCAGTATGCTCTTTCTTCGAAAATTAAATTCGAGGGAGATGAAGAATCTGGTAAGCAATCGGGACAAGTATGGGGTTGTCAGATCTCGACCGAAAACCAGGAAATAAAAATACTTCTAGGTAATTGTTCTCAAGAAAAAGGTATTTTAGAATACGCTTTGATTGTTCAATTAAAAGATGCCCCAGTTTATGGAATGTATCTAATACATACTCTTGAAAATATTCCTAGTGAGCCAATGCTAGCCTGTAGTGTTAATGGTAATGAATGGATGGAGTGCAATACATTTTTACAGGCTAGCTTTTTAACTGGCATGGAACAAATTAAGGAAATGGGCTTGGGCTGGAATAAGTGCATCGCCTATGAAAAAGAATTTGAGAAGCTTCTTTCATTTATTCAATATCATGATTTAGTTTACGGAGCGACAAATGAGGGGCAAGAAGGTTGATTCTGATTTCCTTAGTGACTTCATTTCTACCTGTGTTAAACGGGGAATGGAGACTCCAATAGAGATTGCGGATAGAGCCCGCACTCTTATTCAGGAGATTGATGAGGAAATCAAAAAGGTAGAAAAAAGAAAGATTATGAGATCCAAATTATTGGATGTCATATCAACTTTTGATAAACCAATTAAAACCAGCAATCTAGAAGAAGTAAGAGCGTTATCTTTCTTCAAAATCCAGAACCCAGCAGTCTGTAAACGCATTTGTGATGCCTTGAAAAAGGCACCATCGACAATTGAAATGTTAGCTGTCGGCTCTTCTGTTGAAGATGTAATGTTTTGTGTTAAGCAATTACTTGAGCATAAAGTGATTCATAAATCAAGTAATCTATTTCTTCGTGGAGATATGTTTGAAGAATACCTGAAATTTGTACTAAGGGATAAGTAATGATAATTGTTTTACTGTTGCAAAATGGAGAATGCCACATAAGTAGCTATAGGCAGACTAATGGTAATTATCGTACTATTTGCTCTAAAACAGTGGATAAAAACAGTAATACGAATACCTTGAGCGCAGATGATATTTTCCCTGGCACATGCAGTATTTGTAAAAGATACTATGACGAAATGTATTCAGAAGATTCGTCCTCTAAATCAGCCTTGGTTCGATTATCAAGTACGAGTAGTCTAAAATCCGTTTTGGATCATCATCGAGCTGGCGTAGCCGGTCCTGAAATTGACTATTATGATATTGATGAACGTCGATGGTATAAACTTTCTAAGTATCAAAGGCTTATCCCTAAGGCTAAGTCTAAGAAACGAAAATCTAACAAGTATATGTTTTTGACCAAATGAACGATGTATCAATTAGCAAGCGAACATTATGGCGTTATGTTAATCGAAAGATCAAGCGCATAATACATCATTACCATGTTTTTAGTGTTATTACTATTTTGTTTGATGAAATAATTTTAGATTTACTTAAAGGTAATAGGATTAAGATTTTCAATTTTGGAACTCTTACTCTTAAGAGATTGAAGCCGAGACGATATTTTGATGTAAGGTTTCAGAAGGTAATGCAAGCTAAGGGTCATAAAATCTTGAGGTTCACATTGGCGCCCGCCTTTCGTAAAAAATTGGTAGACCATCTTGACCTTGACAAAACTTTGAAGGATGATTAACATGGTTAGAAAGGGTCCACGTCAAACATTTTTTGTTTGCGCTGCGATTGTTGATGGTGAGCTAGTGACTGAGGTTATTCCTTGCAATTCTCCCTCTGATGCTACGCAAAAATTCAAAGAGAAATTTGCTACCGAAGCGCTAAGTATCCATGGCCCTTTCTTTAAGAAGCGTAAACAAATTGTAGAAAATACAAGAACACTGTCGCTGACTAATCAAACTAAAAAGGCTGTGTACAATGATTGGATGGTTAATGCTTTCATTCTCAAAGAGCCAGTCGACCAGGCATATTTAGTCTTTATCAAAAGGGTAGACGGAAAAAAGCTACCCATTCCAAGAGGAATTATTACAGTTCCCATTTCCGATCTGAGGTTTGACTGATGTTTACTAAGGCATTTTTAAAGAAGATTAAAGAGCAGTTATTGCAAGAGAAAGAAGTTCTATCAGGAAAGGCCGTCCATCGTGCGGATATAGACACTGACGGAGATGAGACGGATGAAGTCCAAGGAAACATGTTGATTGAATTAGAGAATCAACTTAATTCTAGGAACAATCAAAAGCTAAGTCAAATTAATGACGCTCTCAAAAAGTTAGCAGATAAAACTTACGGATTATGTCAGGAATGCGAAGAAGATATTCCGGAAAAAAGATTGCTTCTTAACCCATATTTTGTAATATGTGTCTCCTGCGCCGAAGAACGTGAAACAGAAACCAAACAAAGAAAGAGGTTCTGAAATTGAATACCATTGTAACTGAAACAACTGAACATGGCGAAATGCCAGTTGATGTTTATCAAAAACTATCTAACGATCGTATTCTTTTCATCTGCCATGAAATTGATGACCATCTGGCGGCAGATATTACCGCAACTTTGTTATTGAAAGATTCGGAAGATTCAACTAGAAAGATCACTTTATTTATCAATTCACAAGGTGGAGACGTTCGAAACGCTTTCATGATTTGTGATATGATGGGAATGATTGAAGCTCCTATCGAAACAGTCTGCATCGGAGCTGCCATGAACGAGGCCGCTTTGATTCTTGCCTCGGGCACACCCGGTTGCCGCTTTGCCACCAAGAACGCAATCATCGCCTCTAGTCAACTTTCCCACGATTATTTCTCGCGAGGCAATTTAACTGACGCTAAGAAGTTACTTGATTTGAGCTTAGGTGATAACAAGCGAATGATGGAGCTTCTATCACGAACTACTGGCAAGACTATGAAGCAAGTGACTGCCGATTTTGATCGTCAGGTGTTTATGACTTCTCAGCAAGCCGCTCGTTATGGTTTAATTGATAAAGTTGTTACATTTAGTAAATAAGGTAAGACTATGAAGAATCATGATCATGAACCGATGCGCGCCCCGCTCTTAATGGGGTATGCTGACACGTATGTCAAACTGGCTAAAAACCGTATCCTATTTGTTGCTGAAGGCGTTGATGATACTATGGCGGCCCAATTGTCTGCCATGTTACTATATTTAGATAATGAAGATCATGATAATCCAATTGAAATGTATATTCATTCCAATGGTGGGCATGTAACCGGATTGGCCAATATCTATGACGTCATGCAAATGATTAAAGCGCCTATCAAAACTGTTTGTATTGGTAAGTGTTACTCAGCCGCCGCAGTCTTGCTTGCTGCCGGAACGAAGGGCATGCGCTATGCCTTTAGGAATTCCAGCGTAATGATTCATGGAATCCAGTTTGGTTTCCCTATTCCCGGTCATGATATGACGAGTTCTAAGAGTTATTTTGATTTTGTCAATAGCAATAATGATAATATTATGAAAATGTTAGCATCTCATACCGGGCATACTTTGGAAAAGGTAAAGGCCGATTGTAAGGAAGATGTTTGGTTGACGGCTGAAGGAGCTAAAGCTTACGGTATTATTGACCATATTGTTGGTTAAATAGAATTTGTTGTGGAGTGACAGAGGCCCTTTTGGGCCTTTTGTCGTTTTAGAATTCAAATTAGGTGGAATAGCAATATTTTCCTATATCTTTATGCTTAAAGTGGCCCGTAAACCATCTACAGATCCGGTTCAGGAGAAGTTGAGGAACAATAAAGCCTTGTGGAACAAGGAAATTTCTGTTTTCATCAACGACCTAATCCATTTGAAAAAGACGATGAATGGCTGGCCCTCCAAGTTCTATCAAGAGAAATCTTTTATTAAGGAACCTATTCCTGCTGATCCTGTTAGCATTTTAGGAGTTTTAACGGGCGACTTCCAAGAAATTGCTCAAAAGGGCAATGGCATCGTTCAAGAGCAATTGAATTATGCTAAGACTCGCCGTAAGAAACAACCAAAGCAACTAAATTTACCATTAGGTCAACCACAGCCTAAGCCAACGACAGAGCCAGCGGCTCCGGAGCCAGATTTGTCACAACAACTTGCCCTTCCTAGTGTAGCTTCTCAAGAATCTGATTTAGTTAAAGTAGCATCTAAATTTGAAGATAAGTACTCTTTTGAAAAAGAGGCTTCTAACGTTTTCACTCGTTTCTTTACGAAATTATTTAATCCAACTATTGGATTTGGAGATAAAGCAGATCTACGTAGAGCCAGAATGGCTATGTTGGATTCCGCCGCCACTTCCTATAAAGGTCTTGCATATTTTCAAGCAACAGTCGTTAAATCTTCTAAAGATAGTATTCATGTCGCTCAAAAGCAACTTGATGAAGTGTGGAACAATTGGAATTTAGTATCTAAACCTTATGCCATTTTTAAAGCTAGTAAATCTATCAATGCCCCAGATAAAGGCGGTACGATTGAATCACTAATCAATAAAGATAATGATACAGAAGAAAAAATTCTTGAAAAAACTCACGAAGGATTAGAAGATATTTCTCCTGAAGAGGCTGCTGAAGAAGTATCAGAACAAAGCAATAGACCACGTTCTCCTCAAGTAGATCCTATCTACAGGTTAGAGGTTGTTAAGAATATGGCCGCCGACTACAGGAATTACTATCCACTTTTAGCTTCCTATAATCTTGATGGTGGTGGATATCTTTACGAACTCGATGCTGCCGTTGATAAGCTTGTTGCTACTAAAGGGAAAGTTATAACCCCAGATTTTAATATGTTCTATGAAAAGGCTGTTAGATATAGTAATCAAGAATTAGGAACTACTGCTAATAGTTTTAGGGAAATGGTTAGTCAACTAAAGGCCCGCGCTAAACAACAGTTGAAACCACAACCTGCTATCAAGCCTGTACCAGTTACTCCTGCTGTTGTTGAAGATGCTCCACCAGATACTTTAGATCCAACAAAAACTGCAATGGAAAAAACTGCTCAAAAATTCCTACAAAAGTGGTTTGGCAAAACCAGACATCAACTCAGTATGTTTGATAAAACATCTTCTAATAGACTTAATTGTTTTAAGATGGCAGAAGAATTAAGAAAAGAAATTAATAACATAATGAATGAGTTAGAAAAGGGTCTTGATCAAGAGAAATTAGATCCGCTTATGAAGAACGCTCAAAGTAAAATGACTATTTTAAGAGGCTTGATGAGATCATTACATTTATCTCTTCAATTAGCTGAGAAATCTAAGAAGCCCCAAAAACCTAAGAAGAAGTAATATGGAAAACGGATTTATCTTTTTAGACACTAATGTATTTCCAACTCTTTTTGCTATTTCAGAAGAAGAGCAAGCTAAAGGTTTAATGAAGAGAGACTGGCCACCTCCAGTTATGTCTTTCATTTACGGTTCTCCTAGAGTCACTCAGTTTTGGATGAAGAATACTCCAAGCCCTCTTGATATTATTTTTTCTTGCAATGGTGTTATTACGCAAATCTGTAGAGGGGAACCCTGGTCTACGGATCTAGTTGGAGATTATCGACCAAGTGACTTGGTGGTAGAGTTACCATTTGGCACGGCTCTTGCATCCGGTATCAAGGTAGGACACAAGGTAGGCTTGGTCAAACCCACGTACGACGAATTGAAAAGAATTGTTGCCGCCAAATATAACGGTATTATAAAAATTTAAGGTCCTTGCCTTCATTATTTTTATGATTACTATGTGAAACATGGATGCAATTCATGACTTCAACCACATTCTCAAGTCTTTCAATATTAAGGCTACCTGTGTCAACTACAGTCAGGTAGATAGCTATTTCTATTATGATTTGAAGCTTAATCCGAATGCTAGGGTTCGAGATATCCAGAAGTATAGCGATGAGATCTCTCTTGCGCTCAAGACTCCTTGTAAGCCTAGCGTTAAGGTACTTCATAGCGAGGGAGTTGTCCGCTTGGAATTTGCTGGTCCCCGGACGAAGGTGCTCAAGCTATTTGATTATTTTACTAACGATAAGGTTCCTACCGGCCAAATTAACTGTCTGTTGGGACAAACTGTTGAGGGTCAGAGAATGTGGATGGACTTAGCGACTAATCCGCACATGCTTATCTCTGGAACCACTGGCTCTGGAAAGAGTGTTCTTCTTCACAACATTATCGCCAACTTGTTGAACTACAACAATGTTGATCTATATCTTATCGATCCTAAGAGGATTGAATTTTCGGGGTATGAGAGTATTGAAAAAATTAATGTTTCATACACCTATGAAGATGCGGTCTCTTTGCTTGAGGGTATGCTCCAAGTAATGGAAGATCGATACAATAGAATGAGACTGGGACAGAATCCTGCGTCTATCAAACCGATAGTTATTATTATCGACGAATTTGCAGACCTCATTTTACAAGACAAGAATGATGTGTTCTACACTTCACTTTGTCGATTGGCACAGAAATGTAGGGCTGCTAAGATTCATATTGTCCTGGCTACTCAACGTCCCTCTGTCAATATCATCAACGGTGTCATTAAAGCTAACTTTCCGGCTCGTATCGCATGTCGAGTGGCCAGCCATGTTGACTCTAAAGTTATTTTGGATTCTTCAGGGGCTGAAAATTTGCTTGGCAAGGGCGATGCTCTTGTTCGTGACAACTCTAGGTTCTTAGAACGATTTCAGATTGCATATACAGATGCGGCTGAAGTCTGTTCTATATTCGGTGTATAATGGAAGCTAGCTCTCATAATTTATTGGATATTGATTCGCTTATCGAAGAATTCTTAGAGAAGCATGCAAAAGGTATTCAAACTATTCATCGCGTCTATCATCATGATAGCAATGAATTAGGTGTTCGTGCGTTCGTAGCCGAATTAATGGAAGAGTTAAGGACGGGCTGCGTTACCTTCTTGAATAAGGATTCACCCATCGACGAGTTGAATCCTTATCTCTTTTATATTGTCAATGCTGTTGCCAAGAAAAAAGCAGCTCCGCAAGTTAAAAAAATAACTGAATATCTATGCCCCGGTTGTCTTTTTTTAGGTAAAGAAAATCTAACAACTATGGTTAACAAGTTGTTTCGTTGTGACGATTGTGAGGGCGAATTAAAGGCAACTACTGATCCAAAGAAAGTGTTGTTCTTTAGAACTTTTTTCAAACACAACAAAGCCGGCTATCATTGCGGGGAGTGCTCTAGATTTATTCCACATCCTTTGGATGAGGCGCCAATTATTTCGTGCCCCTACTATGATTGTTGTTTTGTGGGCTCTTGGTCGTCTCTTGGGAGGATGCATCACCCCACTTCTCAGAGTAATGCCGAGGTGGTTACCCTTGACGCTTCATTAAAAAATGGAAGCACGTTCAAGGATATGGTGGCCTCTGAAGGGCCCGATGCTCAGGTACAAATGGAGAATGAAGAAGACCTAATTAACAAGGTCTCCATTTTGAGAAACGTGATTGATTCTCAAAGCAATAGCGTTTCTTATAGTAGTTCTGATTTTACTATCAAACACAAGCATTTAGTCTATGAAGCTTTCGCTAACCTACTCAAAAAATACCCTCAAGATATAGTTGATTACCTTTTTAACGGAAGTTATAATGGGTTTCAACATAGAGTATTTCAAGAATACATTAGACTTTTAGAGTGCTCATTGCCGTTTTCATTTAAGAAGGCTGGTGAAATGCAAATAGTTTCATCTCTATTAGATAATAACTTGAATTTATTTGATGGTATTAGTGTGTTTAATGGAGCAGTAAATGATAAGATGTCCATTAAGAATGAAACAAAAGAATTTTACATTGGTGGGCGTAAAGGAACTATCGCAAAGCCATTTTATATTGGTAAATTGTTGAGTGTAGCGGATGCAAAAACAAAAGATCCATTAAATGATCATGTGGTTGGTTACAGTTTTTCCAAAATTAAGATGCGGGATATAGTACCTGGGACTGAAGTAGTGGTCTCACATTTACGAGTACCCCCTCATTACCAAATGGGAGGGATGGTTTACGTCAATAGAATTCGTAAAAAGATTGTGGACCGTGCTCAATCTTTACTAACCAAGAGCATCGATGATTAAAGAATATAAACCTCAAATAATTAAAGTTCGTCTATCTACACCTATAATGGCGCGCACACGATGCAAATATTGCGCAGGACTTCCTGAAATATATTACTTTTTAAGAAATCCCACAATGTGGTTTAGTCCTAGAAGAGCGCTAGACCAAGCCGCTTATATTAAGCAGCTTCTGGAAATTATTAGGAAGCATGGATTTATGGATGAACCGAAGCAATTTACTTCGGTTTCCTTTCTATCACATGATGTTATATACGCCAAGTACCGCCCCCGCATGCATCGCACGCTTGGCAGTAATGCAGCATTTGATATTGTAGAGTTTTTAACTTGCGCTTGTATGCGAAGCTCTTGGGCTTTTTCAGATAAGTCCGTTAGCAATAGACCGGAAATTACCTGTCGAAAAGCTAAGGGGAGATTCCCAACTAAATTTGAGTTTTAGAAGTGTAATATATTGAGCTTATTTTTAACCTGAGACTCAAGAGTATTAAAGTCATCAGCTAATTCTTCGAATAATTTCCATTGTCTATCGATTAATTTATAGCAAGAGTAGTAAGATAACCTAGCTATAGTATCATAGTAATCTTTGCTGGCGTGATGAAGGTGGCTTGGGGCTAAAGTATTGGCGAAAAAAATCCAATCCCCTAAATTCTGGTAGGTTAAAAAATCTTGATTGTTACGGGCTTGCGCAAACAGGATGGTGACACTATCTTTACTGAGATCGAATTGCGCGGATTTGTATTTTCCGTAAATGCTAATAATGTAAGCTTTGGTGTCTCGATGACACTCTAGATCAGTTAGTAATTCTTCGAATAAGTTTGTAATGTTCTTGTGAGCAATATCCATTGAAATATATGAGAATATTGATGGAGTATATATGAAAACGTTAGTCATTGTGGAATCTCCTGCTAAAGGACAAAAGATTCAAGAGTATCTCGGAAAAGATTTCATTGTTATGGCTAGCAAAGGTCATATTACTGATTTAGCTAAAGGCGGGATTCATGGCCTAGGAGTTGATGTTGATAACAACTTCAAACCTAGATACGTTCTATCAGAAGATCGATTTGAGATTATGGATGCCCTTCTAGCTACAGCTAAGAAAGTTGATCGTATCCTAGTTGCAAGCGACCCCGATCGAGAAGGAGAAGCCATTGCGTGGCATCTTGCCGATCGTCTTGCTGATACTGGCAAGCCAATCAAGCGCATGGTCTTCAATAAGATTAAGAAGGATGCCCTCCAGAAGGCTCTTAAAGAGGTTCGTGATATCGATATCAATCTCTTCCACTCCCAAGAGGCAAGGCGCATCCTGGACCGTTTGGTGGGCTTTATGGCCTCTCCATTCCTGATGAATTTCTTCGGCCCCAAACTATCGGCTGGCCGCGTCCAATCTGTTGTTACACGTATGGTCATTGACCGTGAACGAGAAATTGAAAATTTCGTCCCAGAAGACTTCTGGACAATTCAAACCAAACTAACTACTCTTAGTGGTGAAAGTTTTGTTGCCAAATATACTGGTCGTCTTACAGTTTTAGTTGATGCGAATGCCGCCAAAGCAGGACTTAATACTAAAGATTACGTTATCTCTGAGGTTATCTCTGCGGAGGAGAAGCGAAGCCCACAAGCCCCACTTGTTACTTCAACCCTTCAACGAATTATGTCCAAGAACCATGGATTTGATGCCGAACGTACCATGAAGGCCGCTCAAGCTCTTTACGAGAGTGGTTATGTTTCCTACATTAGAACTGACTCAGTTAGAGTTGGTGATGAAGATATTGAAGCTGTTCGTCAATGGTTAAAAGTCAATAAATATGCAGTTCCTTCCAAGCCTAATACATTCAAAAATAAGGATGCAGTTCAGGATGCTCATGAATGTATTCATCCCACTGATTTGGATTTGAAGCCTGGTGCGCAATATGCAATCATTGATCCAGATGAGAAGCTTGTATATGAGACTATTTGGAAGAGCTTCATTGCTAGTCAGATGCCTTCGGCAGTTTATGACACGCTAAGTGTGACGGCTCACCCTCAAGGTGATATGAAGTTTAAAGTAAAAGCTGGCGGCAAGGCCCTAAAAGATAAGGGTTATCTTCAAATGTTCGGCGTTGATGATGGCGAGGGGATTGATATTCCTGCTCTCAAAGTTGGCGATATTGTTACTTTGACTGGTACAGGCGCTCTCAAAATGGAGAAGAAGTCTACTCAACCACCTCCTCGTTTCTCTGAGGATAAGTTGATTAAGGAATTGGTCAATAAGAATATTGGACGACCAGCTACTTATGCAGATCTTCTAAGCAAGATTTGCGCTCGTCTCTATGTAGAGAAGAAGGGTAGCGTCTATCATGCTACTGATTTAGGTAAGAAGATTACCGATGAATTAGTCAACTATTTTACATTTATGGATTACAACTACACCGCTAATATGGAACAACAGCTCGATGAAGTTGAAAGTGGAAAAGTAAATCATATTGACATGCTAAAAAAGTTTTTCCCAGAATTCAAGAACGAATTGAATAAGGCATATCTAGGTCATGGCGGAACTCTTTGCAGTAAGTGCGGAAGTCCAATGTCCGTCCGCTCTACAAAGACTGGCGACAAGTTTATGGGCTGTTCAGCCTTCCCCAAGTGTCGTAACACATTCCAGATTAATGCATCTCCTGCCGCGTAAAGAAAGAAAGAACGAGCACACATAGGAAATGACTACTAAAAATAAGAAAACTCAGGGATACCTTTCTCCTAATGAATTGGAGAAGCAGGAATCCCTGAATTCAGAGAGACTCCGTAAGTTGACGGAAGTGTCGCGAGCGCAGCCAGTCGGCGCTCCGCTAAAGGCTCGCCCTACGGCCAATTTCATTGAATTGATGAATTGGACAGTTGATAGTTTTGGACAAGAACTAAAGGACTCTAAACTATTAGAGAAGTTTGTCCATAATAGAATTATCGTGGATGGACAATTTCTTCAGTTTTGTGAAGAGGCTAATGTAAAAGTAACTTGCCTTTATAAGGATTCGGTTATCTCCTGGAAGACTGATCATAATTTTGAAAAGTTTTTTGCACAAGGAGTATTTCGTATAGAAGCTAAGGGTGTAGAATTTCTACACGCCGCCTTGTTCCACAAGGGTAACCAACATGAAGATGAAGTAAGTTTCTTCGTGGTAGTTTCTCAAGGAAACTATGAGGCCTACCTTGAATTACGTAATAAGTTTGATACTTGGATGGCTGAGCGTGATAGAAGCAACCTTCACATTCGAGTAATTGATGGTGAGGATCTTCCTTATACCAAGGATGCGAAGTGGGCGGACCTCTTTCTCCCAGAAGATATTAAGACGGAAGTTAAAGAACTAGTAGAAAATTTCCTAGCTTCTAAGGATTTCTATATCGAAAAGAAGATTCCATGGAAGCGTGGTGTTTTATTGTTCGGTCAACCTGGTAACGGCAAGACCTCAATTATCCGTACGATTATCTCGGAATACAACTTCAAACCTGTAACTTTTGTGCCAGGAGCCAATGCCGAAGCAATGCGCGAGGCCTTTTCCTATGCCGAAGAGCAGAGCCCGGCCCTATTATACATCGAAGATTTAGATTCTCTTATTGAGAATGGAATGGATATTTCTACCTTCCTTAATCTTCTAGATGGTATTTCAGCTAAAAATGGTTTATTGGTCATGGCTACGGCCAATGATGTTAGAAAATTAAAGGCTAACATTATGAAAAGACCATCAAGATTTGACAGAAAATTCGAAATTCCTGTTCCAAATCAAGAAATGTCTCATATATATCTTAAAAAGTGGTTTGGAACCATCATCTCGGCAGCTAAGCTCCGAGAGCTATCCAAGCTAGCTGAGAAACATGAACTGTCATATGCTTATTTGAAAGAACTTTATATCTCTTCTATGTTTGAGGCGTTATCTAATAACCGTAAGACTCCGACTGTGAAAGATATTGATAATACTTTTGCTAGACTTATCAGAGAAAAAAACAGCTCTGATACTGGGACTGAAATTAATACCGACAAATACTTTAAGTGAAAGTTAAAACGGGTCAACTGGACAATGAAAGATAATAGTTATAAGAAGCAACCAAGGAGATATCCTTCAAAAAAGGCACCGAAGGGAGGTGAATCGCAGCCAGTCGTAGTCAACGACAAATTTGCACATATCGAACCTGTGCAGGCCCAACCCTTGGAAGTCAAAGTATACAATGGTAACTTTGATAAAGCTCTCAGAGCATTTAGGGCTCTAGTTCAAAAGGAACGTATTCTCTCTGTTTACAAAGAGAATCAATCGTTCGAAAAACCCTCTGATAAACGCAGGAGAAAGCGTAACGAGATGAAGAGGAAACGTCATGAAATGAACAACCCTCGACCTGAGGGCCATTCTGGCGGTGGCAAGAAGAACTTCAAGCCACGCTCCAAGTCTCAGTCTCCAGAATGAGTAACGATGTCAACTGATAAAAAAGTTAAGGTTTACAAAAATCCGGCAAGGAATCGCCCGGAAGCCCATAAGCAATATGTGCCACAGTATCAACTTCTAGGTGTTGAACCTGAAGAATACAAAAGCCCGTTATCACCTGGCTACAAACCAGTTGTGGCAACGCCATCCACTGATAATCCACGAACTCCTAGGGCCGTCATTAGACAGCCTTATGCTGAGTCCGTTCCATCTCCAATTGGTAGGGGTCGAGGACTTATACCTAATGTTGGAAACAATATGGAACAGACTTGGTCTGGAGTAGATGGTGAAGTCATTGTGGATGATATTAGCGTAGACCCTAACCAGACTATGGTTGACAATAATGATTTCGTCAGTGCAGCCGCCCTTGGGCTGCCTGAAGAGACGGAAGAGGAGCTACCCTCTTTAGATGAGGTAGAAAATCCTCCTCGCAAGCAATTTGCGGTACCAGAAGAATCAAAATCATTTCTTACCAAAAATGAACTAGAAGATGCTCTTTCTCATGAATATCTTTCAACTGTTATTAAACAGTTAGAGGAAGATGATTATCTATTACTAGTATCTGGGCAAGCAATTTGTTCAGGTCCAGAAGAATATGTTCAAGAGCAAACTAGACTTCTCATTTTCGGAGAACATGAATTGTATAATGGTAATCCCGTCTCAGTTGATGATATAGTAGTTATTAAGAGAGCCAAAATAAAGGTTGGCGTATTCTTAGAATAAGGTACTACTGTGACTACGGAACCACGCAAAGCTTCAGACATTTTACTTGAGCTAGAGAAAAAGCTAGATATTGCTTTGAATATCATTCGTACTCAGGATTTGAATATTAAAATTCTTTCCAATAAGCTAAACGGCATTGTTGAGACTTTAGAAAAGAAATCGATTGAGACGCCGAAATTTACTGTAGAGGCTATTAATTCTATTCCTCAAGCTAGGATGTTGCCGCCTCAAGTTCAAGTTGGGGATGATCGAAATCTTCTAGTTTCTCCTGATGATAAATTACCGTTAGAAACTGAGCCAAGAGGATTTAGAAGAACTTCTAGGCCAGAAACTTTTGCTGGCGATGATGCTTATCTTGCCAAACCTTCTGGAGCGGTTACTCCTAAGTATCCGGTACAGATGCCTGGTGCGCCTCCTGGAAGAAATCCTAACGCTCCTCCGCCTGGTAGAGAGGCCGAAGTTGTGGTCCCTGCTCAGCCAAAGCCTAAAGTAGCGGTGGCCCCAGCGCCAGAGCCAACGAAACAACAACAAGTATTACTTCAAAACGCCGTTCCAGTAATGCAAAGAGTGGTTAATGCTCATGGTAAATCTTTGTTTTTGGCTGATGTAGAAATTATTGATTTAACTACTATGCAGCAGGTCGTTAAGACCAGGACTAATGGAACAGGTAAATGGATGGCTTCTTTAGGTATCGGTGATTATCGTGTTATCATCCGTAAGCTAGAGGCTGCTACTAAGGAAAGACTAGAAGTGACACAAGAAATCCATATCGATGGAAGTCAGTCACCTTTTGAGCTTCAGACCGTAATTATCAAATCATAAAGAATCTCGTAGATCGCCGATCTGATATATAATCGGCATGCCACAAACATATAAAGTAATAGTTGCCGACCCGCCTTGGCCTTTCAAAGATACTCTCAAGATGTCTGACGTAGCTCGTGGAGCCGCAGCCAACTATGATTTGATGTCTATGAAAGATATTAAAGAACTTCCTATGAAGCAGTTTGCTGATTCAGATGGATGTGTATTGGCATTATGGGTTCCATCATCTCTACTTCAAGATGGTTTAGATACCATGAAGGCTTGGGGCTTTGATCATAAGCAAACTTATATTTGGGTTAAAACTAGAAAACAAGAAAGTTTAAAAAAGATTTTCTTCAAGACAGCTTTAGAAATTATTCAAGATATGAATGCTAAAGTTCCTAAGAAAAAGATTCTAAATAACTTCTCAATGAATCTAAATGCTGCGTTGGCTTTTGGTATGGGACGATTATTTAGACAGACTCACGAAATAGCGTTAATTGGAACAAGTAATAAAGGGATATATAAATCACTGAAGAACAAATCTCAACGTTCTGTTAGTTTGGCCCCGAATCTAAAACACTCTTCAAAACCAGATGACTTGCAAAAGTCTCTGGAAGAAATGTTTCCATCGGGTAAGAAACTAGAATTGTTTGCTCGCAGGCGCCTGGATGGTTGGACCTGTTTGGGTAATGAGATTTGCAACGGGGAAGACATCAGGGATTCGCTCGCCAAATTATAAGAATTCCTACTGCGTCTTGACTTCCTAATTTTAAGGATTATTGTGTCATCATGGCTAAGAAAACGTTACTATTAAATGCTAGCTACGAAGTGCTTTCTTTCATTCCAGAGAGAAAAGTTTTCAAGCTCTTGTTCAAAGACAAGGTTGAGGTAATCTCAGCTTGGGACGATTACATCATCTGGGGCTCTGGAAAGTTGAAGCACCCCTCTATTTTGAGATTGAAGAATCATGTTCGTAGGAACTACTTCAACTCTAACTTCAGTCGTAAGGCTCTAGTTAAAAGAGATAGAAGCACTTGCCAATATTGTGCAAGAAAGCTTACAGCATCTCAAATTACCATTGACCACGTCCTTCCAAGGGCGCAAGGCGGTATTACGTCCTTCACTAACTGTGTTGCATGTTGCCAAATCTGTAACAACAAGAAGGCCGATAGGACGCCGGAACAAGCCAGCATGGTTCTTCTCAAGAGACCTACTCATCCATCATTTTCAGCACATGCTTACGTGGCAGATCCACAAGAGCATTGGCATAATGACTGGGATGACTTTTTAGGAAATTCATAAAAAGACGGTATCTCATTGAGATTACTCATGAAAAAGGTAATTAATGTATGGTTTATAAGGGGATAAGGTGAAAGCTTTATCCCCTTTAATCATTCAATATTACAGAATACTAGAATAGTCTCTCTCGATATATAGGACGGACCATGACCAAGGTAAGCTGTAACTGCATAGTGTGTGCTCAAGAATTTGATTCAGATGACCTACAGAGCGTAGCCTTGTCCGAAATCAACGTGACCAATTTTAAGGTCTGTCAGGCATGCTTTGATAGTTCAGATCCAGCCGAGGATTATCGTGAAGTACGTTCCGTAGTCGAATGGTATTCTACAGCTACAACAGCCAAGTACTATTACAATGAAGTCAAGGACATTCTAAAGTCAAGAAAAGATTAATCATAGTAGTTCTATGATAATTACTTTACCGCCTTCATCTTTTTCTTCTTCCTCTTCTTGCTGAGGCTTCTCTATTGGAGGGTACAACTCAATATGCAGGGGCAGCGGCTCATTTTCTTTCTTGCGCTCTGGCGTATGAATGAAAGGGATAAAAGGATACATAGAAACCTCCGCTGTATTAATATGTTGGAATATACTCATGTTATGTCCCAACTGTGCCAAACTAGCTGCGTTACAAACTAACAAGACTTGTAATCGTTGTCAATCTCCCGTTTTCACTAATATTTCTGTGTTATGCGAGAACTGTTCCAATGGTTCTCAGCAATGTGCTGTGTGTCTAAAGAAGATAATTCCGTTGGGCGCAAATGCCAAAAGAGGCTGCAACTGCGGGCGTAAGTAAGTTATATAGGTAAGTAATGATTATTGTTAACAATGAAGAAGCTCTCCGCGTTAAATGCGAAGATGTGAAGCCTGAAGAAGTGGCTGAACTGATTGCGACATTAGAAGCGGAACTCAATAATGCTAACCGTTTAGGTCGTGGCGGGATTGGTTTGGCGGCCCCTCAAATTGGGATCGCTAAAAACATCGCTATCGTTCGACTAGGACCATCCGCTAATATCGATCTAGTTAACTGTAAATTAGATAAAGGTTTTGATCCAACTCTTTTTAAAGATGAAGGATGTTTATCATTCCCTGGACGAGTAGAAGATACTACTCGTTTTCAGGAAGTACATATTATTAACAATCTCGTGTATCCACATTCTTTTGTTGCTACTGGATTAATAGCGGTTGTTTGTCAACATGAATTAGATCATTTGAATGAAACTTTGATTATGGATCGTAAGGTCCCTAAGTTAGTTCCAATAGTTAATAAGAAAAAGGCTGGCCCAAACGATCCCTGCACTTGTGGGTCGGGTAAGAAATATAAAAAGTGCTGTAATAAGTGAGGACCAATGACTAATAAACCCGATGTACTATCTAATGATTTACTTATTGCTGATGCTCTCCTAAGACTAAAGGCAATAGAAAATTTGCTTATTGCCAAAGGAATCTTTTCTAGAGATGAGTTTAATGCTGAGATGACCTCAATCACCAAAGTTATCGCAAAGGCTCTTCTAGAAAAAGCTAATGTTTCTGGAAATCTAGATGAATTAATTGAATCCCTAGGAAAGGGCTCAGATAATTAATGCGGTTTCTTACTCAAGAAGAAGATTTCAAATTAACGTCTAAAACGCAATCTTTATATTTTTACGCCTCCTGGATGCCCTTTCATAAGAAAATGCTCGTAATGATTGGTAAAATGGAAGAGAAGCATAAGGATATTGAGTTTATTGCTATTGATACGGACCATTTTAAAGGGTTATGTAAAAGATTTACTATTGATCAAATACCCTCTGTTTTGATTGTTAAAGATGGTATTGAAATAAAAAGAATAACTGGGCTGGTTTTAACTAGTGCATTTAGAAGCGCATTTGCTGATATATGTAGTTCTGAATCCTAAAATATTGGAGTATTTCATGACCGTTAAGAAAGCCGTTAAAGAGCCTACGTTAGCACAACAAGCTGCCGCTGAATTGCAAACTAGGGATGCAGAGACCGCAAAGAAGATCCAGAGCACCGAAGCTGGAGACATTTGGAACGAGATTAAGGATAAGGGCATTGAAATGTTTGCCCTCCCAGATCAAAAAGTTCATATGCATGTTCATCCCGTTAATATTGAGCCAAGTAAGTTGTATTTACTACTAAATTCTTCATCCGTTCTTCCGTCACTAGAAACAGCGATAGGCAAGAATTATGTTGTCGAGCTAGTTAACAAGTATGTTAGTGTTGCTCGTGCAGTAGTTCCTGCAACCGCTAAATGAGGTCTTATGCCATTTGATGATGAAGATACAGATCAACCATCTATTCAGTCCCAAAAAGTAGGTCTGAAAAATGTTAGTACTCAAAAATCTATTTTTGATTCAATGCCCAAGAAGCCCTCTCAGGATGATTTAGATCGTAAAGTGAAAGTCATTCAAGAGAGAGCTTCTCATCATAAAGCTAAGGCTGCCGATTTAGCGATGCAATTCAATAAATCTATGGCTGATAAAACTTTAGCTCAGAATAGAAATCAGTTTCAAGCTTCTTTGGAAAAGGAATTATTAGGACAGATGGTTCAACTTGCTATTGATATCAATGACGATAGAAATGAAGCTCATGAGGGAATGGGCTCTTTAAGTTGGGTTGTTCTTTTATTGAAGACATGTTTCGCTCAAAGAGACAAAATTAATTCTCTTGAATATCAGGTTTCTCAATTAACGGCCAAGACCGACCCTAAAAATCTTTCTGATTTGATTTCAAAAGAAATTGAGAAGGCTCTTGACAAATTCACAAAGAGTGAGTAACTTCTGCCATGGTAACTAAAGAAACCCTGATGTCCCTTATTTCTGAGGAAAAGGATAACTTTAGTAGGTACACTCAACTATGCGCAATGTATCAAATACAACCGGACCCGTTAGCTACGGCGAAGCATCTTGGGAGACTGGAAACGCTCCAGAAGCTTCTACAGGAAAAAGTTACGATCAAGAGCTAATCCTACAGGCTAATACCGTGCCACTGATGTCTGTCTTCAGACATTACAATATTCGAGTTGACGCTGTTCGATGTATCATCGTATGTCCATTTAAGTCCCATAAAGGAGGTCGAGAAAACTCGGGCTCCTTTAAGTATTTTGCGGATACGAATAGTTTCTGTTGTTTTGGATGCAAGACAGGTGGGTCCTGGGCTCACGGCGTTGAATTCATTGCAGCAATGGATGGAATTAGTCGTAGTAAATCGGCTATGAAGATTGTTAGATTGTTTGGCGATGAGATTGATGTCGACGGCATCGATGACTTGCAGATGGAGAATTTTGCTGAAAAATTCGAAATCATGATGGGCTTTTCCAATTATGTTAGGGACTTGCGCCAGAACAATTTAGATGAAAAATCCGCAGCGTACATAGAGGACGTGTGCAGGGTATATGATAGAATGAACTTCCGACATAAGCTTACTATTGAGGCATTGCGCCGAATTGTTGATGAGCTTAAAGAGGATATTAGATTACATACAATATGTCCCACGCCATAATCCTTGGTGACGTGCATTTAGGTAAAGGAGTCAATATCGGTCGAGCCGGTATTGGTGCCAATCTTAATAGCAGAGTCGCAGACCAATTAAACCTACTAGACTGGACGTTAGAGCAAGCGGTTGATAGGGGAATTGAACACATCATCGTTACTGGAGATGTTTTTGAAGATCCTAAACCTCACCCATCTCTAATCACCATGTTTATCGCTTGGCTCAAAAAGTGTCAAGCATATGAAGTTCATGTCCACATTATCTTGGGAAACCATGATATGCTTCGTAGCGGTATGGTTTTTACCTCTTCTCTTGATATTATCAATGAAGTAGAGTTAGAGAACATTAACGTCTATAAGGATATTAACACGATTTTTATCGGCACATCAGCCATTACTATAATGCCCTTCCGAGATAGGAAGTCTTTTAGTTGTAACTCTAATGCTGAAGCGCTTGGCATTCTCCGTGAAAGCCTGGTTTATGAATTGGCTACTGCGCCAGTTACATATAAGAAAATTTTAGTTGGTCATTTAGCTATTGAAGGCTCTATCCCCGTTGGCGATGAAATCGATGATATTGCTAATGAATTGTTTTGTCCGCTTGATATGTTCAACGGATACGACTACGTTTGGATGGGTCACGTTCATAAGCCTCAAGTTATGAAGAAAAAGAATCCGTATATTGCCCACGTTGGCAGCATGGATATCTCTAATTTTGGAGAGACGGATCATCAAAAATATATTGTTATTCTGAATTGTGATTCAGAGACTAGCGGATTTGAAATGGAATATCTTCCAACTCGTCCGCTTAAAAAACTTGCTGTATCTGTTCCTAAGGACACTATCGATACTACTGCTTACGTTATCGAGCAAATCAAGAAAGAGACTCAGGATTTCAGCCGTTCAATTGTCAGAGTGGAAGTTACTTTGGCCGATCCTGGATTGAAATCTGTTAGCAAATCAAGCATTGAAAAATTCTTGACGGAACAAGGCGCGTTCAACGTAACCAATGTTTCAGAGTCTAAGAAGATCGCACTCATTAAAAAGGATGGTAGTAATGTTCTTGACACTAAGATGGATGTCGTAACCGCCATTAAAACATATGCGGAAGCTCATATTGAAGCGCAGCATCGTGATGCTTACATAGAGCAGTCATTAGAAATCTATTATCTTTACAAAGCTGAGGCCAAAGAATGAAGTTACTCAGGCTCTATATTAAAGACTTTCTTTGTTATGATGTTGGGTATGTAGATTTTACTCAGTTTAGCGCTGCCCTTATTGTTGGAAAAAAAGAAAACAATGACATGTACTCGAACGGTGTTGGTAAAACCACCATCTTCAAAGCTATTGAATACATTCTATTCAATGAGTCAGATTGCCCTCTAGAGAGAGTTATTAGGGATGACACTAATAAGTGTCAGATTGTACTTGATTTTATTATTGGAGATCAAGAATATAGACTGGCCCGTTCCAGGACTAAGAAGGGCGCCACCGACCTTACACTGTTTCAACGCAATGGAACTGATGGTGAGCTAGGTGAAGTTCTGCACAACGCTAACGAAGAGCCTTTCCTGTCCAAGAAAGAAACCGAGAAATTCTGGAAGGACATTTCGGGCAGCCGAGCCTCGGATACAGAAAAGAACCTAGCAAAACTTATTAAATTGAATCATAAGGCCTTCATTAGTACGGCCCTGTTTCCTCAGAATGATATGAGCGGTCTTCCGACCGCCACTCCTGAGAAACGTAAAGCCATTCTCAAAGATGGCCTTGACCTTGTTATCTATGCCAAGTTGGAAAAGCTAGCTAAAGAAAAGGCTGGTATTATATCCAAAGATATCGAAAAGAACAAACTTCTTATCGAAACGATTGGCGATCCTCTTAAAGAAATTGAATTGCTAGGCCAGCAACTATCTACCGTAGACGTTACTCTGAAAGATAAGGGAGATCTACTTGTCTTGGCTTCGGCTGAGCAAGAGGCTTTTGCAATTAAAATTGCTGAGCTTACAACCCTGCATTCTACACTGGAAAGTAAGTTTGCTTCATTACTAGTTCAAGAAAAGACTTTATCCGGAGAAAAATCTAGGTTAGAAATTTCTGTAAAAGAATACACTTCTAAAAAATCCAACACCGCTAAAGCGGCTCGTGAACTTGTAGAAGAAATTAAGACGCTGAAAATTCAGCAAGCCGAGTTGATTGCGCTTGATTATTCTCAGATAGATATTATCACCGAGCAAATTAATCTGTTTAAAGAGAAAATTGCTACACATAATGTAACTATCAAAAATAGTTTAGAGGAGTATGAGGACTTAAAAGTTCCCATGCCGAGTGGTAGTAAGTGTAAGTCTTGTCGTAAGTCCATGTCTGACAAAGATAGGGAGAACCACAAGGAGCATACCGCCGCTGAAATGAAGTCTCTTCAAGAAGCGATTGCTACGGCTAAGAAAGAAATTGCTTCTTTAAATCCAGAAGTACTCAAAAAACAACAAGAAATTAACAGCCTAAATCTTTCTAAGCAGCAATTAGAAAGCATTCTTACCAAGATTACCGCAAAAAATAAAGAAATTCAAGATAAGAAATCTCTTCATGATGAGTATTCCGATCTATTAAAGAAATTTCAAGGCGAATTACTCTCTAAAACAGAGGAGTTGGATCTTATTAAGGAAGAACTGAAGAATTCCTCCGTTGAAGAAGCTGAGGTCGTCAAAGCTCAAATTGATGCTGAGAAGGCTAAATCAACCACTATAGTGGCAACTATCGGCCTTTTGAATAAAGAAATCAACCACTATAATAGTAATAAAGCTGTTGTTCAACATACTATCGAGCAGAAAACTAAGGATAGTCTAAAAAAGATAGAATTGACTAAATCTCTAGCAGAGCTAGAGGTTAAATTCGGTGTATTCCCTCTAGTTATACAAGGATTCTCATCAACTGGTATTCCTAACCTTATCATTCAAAACGTCTTGGATGATTTGCAGATTGAGGCTAATAATCTATTGGCACAGCTTAAGCCTGGCCTTCAGCTTTCGTTCTTTGTTGAAAAAACGGTGGAGAAGACGGGCGACCAGGCTGATACACTTGGCATCAATTATCATATTAATGGTAAAGAAAGATACTACAAACAATTGTCTGGAGCCATGCAACTGGCTGTAGCTTTTAGCTTGAAACTAGGCTTTTCATTCTTGCTTCAGAAGACAATCGGAACCGATATTAGATTTCTTCTATTGGATGAAATTGATCAGTCTTTAGATAAGGCTAGCGTAGATGCATTCGCAGATATTGTAAAGTTTTTCCAAAAGGATTTTACCATTCTAATTATTACGCATAACGATCGATTAAAAGATAAATTCTCCCATGCTATATTGGTCGAACAAGATATCAATATGGTATCAAGAGCAAGAGTAGTTTCCTCTTGGTAAGGAGTGCGTATGTACAAGATTGCAATAACTGGAAAAGCAAATACGGGTAAAAACACAGTTGGCAAATTGCTATTTAAGCATCTTTATGATTTGAAGTTTGATTATACTAAAGGCCCCGCCGAGAGTTTCTCTGGGATTAAGTATATGGCGTTTGCCGATCCAATCAAAGAAATGATTCGTATAGCTTATCCTGAAGTTCCCCGTAAGTGGCTTTATGGGTCTTCTAAATTCAGGACGCAAACTATTCCGGGAGCTTTCAAGAATGGAATCCCGTTGACAGTACGCCAATGTCTAATTGATATTGGTAACGATTTTGGCCGTGCTAATAAATCAGATATTTGGCTTCGCAATTTTGACAACAGATTTGCTAAACAAGTTAAGAAGACAACTAGCATTGTTGCTGTTACAGATTGTCGTTTTCGTAATGAGTTCGATCATCTTAAGAGTCTTGGGTTTTACCAAATCAGGTTGATGAGGGATTCTCATACTAAGATTAATGACATTAGTGAAACTAATCAAGATGGCATTGCCGATAATGAATTTGACTATGTCATTAATAACAATGGCTCTTTAGAAGAGCTTGAAAATCACGTAAAGAAAATCGTCTCTCAACTCTGAAATTACGTATATTTCGGTATCTACTTAAGATGAGCACCGAAGGTATAAAATCTAATTTGGTTCCAGAATTCCTAGCTAATGGCGAGGATAAATTCTATCGTTCCATTATGTTTATAGCCATACAAAAATTAGTGTTAATAAATAAAGGGGCCTATCGAGGAATCCCTCCCCACATAGAATATCTAGATTATTATGATAGGTTCATAATATTGTATAGAAGAGAGGGAGATGAGGTTTATCTTAGTATAGCCAAGATGCTCCGCAAGGCAGCCCATAAGCTTTATCGCATAATGTTGAAAAAGAATATGACCCCTCCTAATGCAAAGTTCCTAAATTTGGTTTAATATGGCAGTTATCAGCGTTTCAGTTACAGCTTCCGACGAACAAGTAGTGGCCGGGATTCCCAAGACCGTATCTATTACCACCAATATTACAGCGTCCATTTTTTATACGCTAGATGGTTCTACGCCCACTTTGTTCTCTACCATGTACACTGGCGCTATCTTTTTGCCATATGATAAACTCTCAGTAACTTTAAAAATTCTTGCCAGCAATGGAGTTGATACCTCCCCAATAGTTTCTGAAACCTATCTTACAAATATGGCCAGCGGCACTAACGTTCGTCTTGCTCACTCAGGCACAGACGCACAAGCGCAGGAAAATATTCCAGATTTATATCCCTATGGTACTAATCCAATTCAACCTAATGCTGGTTTTCAAAGCCCAGCCGAAGTAGGTATCACGGTTAATAACCCAGCCCTACCTTCCAATCCAACAGGATTTGATGCTGCTGGCGATCCAACAGGATTCACTAATCAACCATTTGATCTATTAAATTATAGTGTCAAGTATTCTGAGACAGATAGAATTGGACAAATGGGACATGGTATAGGAACCCTTCCGTCAAAATCTGTTATTGAACAAGTGCCTCCTCCACCTGAAGAAACATTTCAAAACACCCCAACTTTTGACCCTCGTGCTTTCGTTATTTTTCAAGATGCCTCGACGGAGAATCCAGAGGATCCCCCTCACATCAATAGAATGCAATTTTCACTAGAAGATCCTGAGAGAGCAAGAGACGGCGCCCATTTCTTTACTGCTGGAATGGACTCGCCCCCTTTGAGTGGAACATTTTTGCGCTCCCACTATAATCCAAGAACTAATCAAATTACTTACTATTACAGAGACAGTTGGACTAACAAGTGGATTATTTCAACAATGCCATATGTTCCAAGTGCCTCTGCGGGCAACTTATCAGGAATGGTTTTGTCCAAACAGGCTGGTGCCGGATTTGTTTTTGAATGGCAGCCATTTGCTCGCAGAGTATTATTCTAAAACTTATTCAGATAGATATATAGTTATTACACATTAAGCGAAAAGATAATAATTATGGTATCTAAGGAAGACGAATTCCGCGTATCTGTTAGTAAGACTAAAACATTCATCGATTGTAAGGCAAAATTTAAGTTCTGCTATGTAGAAAAACTTCCTCGTAAAGACTGGGATTTTCACGTGTTCGGCAAGTTTTGCCATTCAGTTCTTGAAGAGTTCCATAAGACCTACATGGAAGGTTGCTTGCTTCCTTACAATATTGTAATGGGAGATTCTTTCAAGAAGGCTCTTGTTGAGTATAAAGACAAGATGACTCCACAAATGCGCAAGGATTGTTGGGACATCATTGATAAGTATTTGCGTATGGTGACAAAGGAGAAAAATAATGGAACTCCTGCCAACGTTATTGCTGTTGAAAAAAGATTCGAATTACCTGTCGGTGAAAATATTGTTTTAAACGGAGCAATTGACAGAATTCAATTAGATGCTGATGGTGTAGTGCACGTTGGCGACTATAAGACCGTCAAAAATAAAAAATATCTGAAGGACGATTTTTTTCAATTATTAACTTATGCCTTCGTTATAATGTCTGAAGACCCGACAATCACCAAGGTCAGGGCGTCTTACATTCTTTTGCGATATGATTTTGAGTATATTACTACAGAATTCAAGCGAGAAGATGTGATGAGCGTAGAACAAAAGTATATCGACTACGTAACAGCAATGGTGACAGAGAAAAATTTCACACCTAACCCGACCGCTTTATGTAATTACTGCGACTATCAAGAACGATGTCCAGAGGGTAAAACTAAATCTTACAATAAACCAGTCTACGGTGAAGTAGGTTACTAAGAGGATCAAATGCAAATTGAAGTTAAAGAAATTGAACCATGCAAGTTGTCGATTCATTATACGGCTTCCGCCCTAGAGATTATGAATAAGCGAGGAGAAATACTCACTCATTTCAAGAAGGCTCCGGTTCCAGGCTTCCGTCAAGGTAAGGCATCCTTAGATGCTATTAAGGTTCATTATCGCACTCAAATCGAAGAGTCTCTTAAGAGAGCTTTGGCAGAAGATGCGTATCACAATACCTTATTTGAAAAGAAGATTAAGCCCCACGGCGCCCCACGTTTCAATTCCCTGCTTATGGCAGATGGCAAGTTTACGTGTGAATTCGATTTACACACTAAACCAGAGTTTGAGATGGCGTCTTATATTGACATAACACTTCCTAAGCCGCATGAGGAAGAAGATGAAGTCGCGGTCACTGAAAAAATGATGCAGGAACTTAGAGTTCGTTTTGGTGAAGTTACTCCTTTTTCTGAAACTGATTTCGTTGAGAATGGCGATAATGTCATTCTAGACTATGAGGGTTTCTTAGATGGTGAGAGGGTTGAAAATCTTTGCGCCACCGGAGAGATGCTTACCGTTGGTAATACCAATTTTACGTATTTCGATCAGAACATTCTTGGAATGATTGTTGGCGAAACAAGAGAGTTTGATTTGCTTGTTCCAGAAGATAGTCTGCCTTCTTTAGCTGGTAAGAGCGTACACCTTGTTGTAACACTTCATACCGGATCTAAGACTGTTCCGTATCCTCTAGATGATACTTTGGCAATTCGTCTTGGAAAGAAAGATTTTTCTGAGTTAAAGGAATATGTTAAGGGTACTGCCGCTGCTACTCTTCAAAACAAAGCAAAGGGCCAGATTAACGAAGCCGTTGCTAATAAGTTAGTGGCTGAGACCGTTATTGCAGTTCCAAACTGGATGTCTCTATCTGAGGCTCAATATTTAGCACATAACGCTAAAATTGATTGGGCTACAATGGCTGACGTTGATAGAGAGAAATATCTCAGCATGGCAGAGAAGAATGTCAAGCTAGCTTTGATTCTAGATAGAGTTAGAGAAGAACAGCCCGAAGCTCAGTTGACTGATCAAGAAGTGTTTGATGTTATCAAACAGAATCTTGCTAAAACTAATGTGAATAGACCAATGGACGAAGTCATGGAACAAATGAATAAGTCTGGATATTTGCAAATTTTGTTCTCTCGTATTCGAGATGAACATACCATGGATTACATTACTAAAAGTGTAAAATTTGTTGAATAAGGAGATTGTGCGATGAGTAAGAAAGACGGACAAACCCCGGTTACGTTCCCAGAGAAGTATGCCAAGGTGATTGATAAGATGCCAGAGTTCAAAGATATTGCCGAAGCGGCAGGTGTCGATGACTTGAAGAAGATTATCGTTACCTGTGAAGGAAACCTTTATACCATTGAGAAAGAGAAGGAAGATGATATCAAACTCTCTGGCGCAAAGGAATTCGTAAAGGAATATTCCGAGCCATATCGTGATGCTGCCAAGGCTCAGACAGCAAAGATTAAGTATGCTCTATTCTTGCTTGAAGGCAAGGGAGTTGACTTAAACAATAAGGACTAATAATGAAAACGGAGAGATTTGTGGTCCAAGCATGCTGTGGAAAAACAGCAGTTATCTTAAAAACTGACCAACCTTTGACTAAAGATCACATAGTTAAGTTGGTTGCATTAGGTTGGCGCGAGCAAGAGCATTTTACTAAAGCGGGAATACTATATGTGGATAATCCGGACTTTATTCTGACGGGTCCGATAGGTTCCGATAGACTAACCGTCAAATGTAAACACGCTGAATGCACCCAAAAACTCAATGATTTGGAGGTGTTACTTCAGCAGTTGGGGTAACAATGGCTAGTAATAACGCAGGATCTATTGGAAATATTAGAAAGAAATTCCATTATACCCATGAATTGATTTCTACAGCTTATCATGAGGCAGGCCATACAGTTTATGGGTTACTTCATCATATGAATATTGACTCTGTTCTAGTATTCGAAGATAAGAAATCTAAAAGAATTCATGGGTTTACTCATTATGACCCTGCTGAATTATCCGAAATTCAGGACGCCAATCTCTTTAATGACCGTCTGCATGCTGAAATCTGTTTATCTTACGCAGGGTTAGTGGCAGAGAAGCGTAGCTTCAAGTTACTTTCAGGGACCGATAAGTTCCCTATGTTCTTGAGAGAGGGCTCTTGTCATGACTTTTCAGAGGCCGCCGAACTCTTTCAAAAGTGGGCTTTATGTAAGCCCGGAAGAGAAAGATACAATTACAAGCAAAAATTGATCAAACAAATTGATCAAGAATTAATTGATCACTGGGATGCGGTCTCCTTAGTGGCTCACGGCTTGTTTAAAAAGAAAAAAATTCTATTCAGTGAACTTCAAGATTTGTTGACTAAAAAAAGTCAAAATAAACAATTTTGGAAAAATCAATTCAAGGCCATTAATTATATGTATAACAATAATGAGACCCTTGACGAAAAAGAATTAAAATCTATATTGTCCATTTGATCGAAAAGTAACCACACCGTATTCCCTGGCATTAGTACACTCAGCCTACCCTTAGGCTGGAAGCGCTCACGAACGAGTTAGATGTACACTGTATGTTACAGTACACAACCATAGGAAGTACTATGTCTGACTTTGTCTCATTACATAATCAAACCGATTTTTCTATTCTCGATTCTCTTATCTCTCCAAAAGCTCTTTTCAATCGAGCCAAAGAGTTAGGACAAACGGCAGTCGCAGTTACCGACCACGGAACACTGGCTGCCACTTGGGACGCGCTCAAAGCTTCGCGCGACACTGGAGTGAAGCTCATCATCGGATGCGAATGTTATTTCGTAGAGGATGCCAGTAATATCAATGAGAAGTTTAGGCACATCATTCTTCTAGCTAAGAATGCGGTGGGATATCGAAATTTACTAACGCTCAACAAAAAGGGATTCGACCAAGGACATTTTCTTGGCAAGAGAGTTTATCCAGTTGTTGACTGGAAGTTACTTGCTCAGCATGCCGAAGGACTTATTTGCCTTACTGCTTGTGGCAATGGTATCATTAGTCAATTACTAATGAACAAGAAATTTGAAGAAGCAGGACAAACCCTTCTCAAACTCAAAGTATTGTTTGGTGAGAATCTTGGTTTAGAGATTCAGGCAAACAACATGAAGCGTGGCTCTAATATTTTTAACGATGAAATTGATCAGCAGTTTCTCAATCGTCGAATGATTGAGCTTGGTAAGGCGCATGGAGTTCGTGTTGTTCCAACTTGTAACGCTCATTATGTCAAAAAAGAAGATAGCGATACGCACGATACTTTGTTGGCGATCGGCTCTCATCAACCCAAGCATTCTAATTTCCGCCTCAAGTATCCCGTTTCGGATTTCTACATGAAGACGGGCGAGGAAGTAGCGACCTTTTTTACTCGTAACTACGGTGAAAATGTCGCTAAAGAATTGTGTGCTAATACCATTTTCTTCTCAGAAATGTGCGAACAGCCAGATTGGATTGATCCTAAGTTTTCGAATCCTTCAGGGAAAGAACTTCCAATTTTCCCGGTGAAAGATGAGCCCGACCTACCGGAGTTTTTCGCCTGGGTTGCTACTCAGCCTGACGATGTCAAAACTTTAGAAGATGATAAGTTATTCCTGCGTTTTCACTGTCAAAAGTATTTCGAGTCTCGTATTAAGGATCTGACTGATGAGAAGCGAGTTGAGTATCAAGCTCGTCTGGCCGAAGAGTTAGACGTTATTGAGTTCCACGGATTTTCCAGTTATATGCTTATCGTTGCCGATTTTATTGATTGGGCACGTAAACATGATATTGCTGTTGGAGATGGTCGTGGTTCTGTTGGAGGGTCATTAATTGGATTCCTTCTCGGCATCCATCAGGCTGATCCTATTAAGTACAATCTAATCTTTGCTCGTTTTCATAATAAGGAAAAGTCCAGCTTCCCAGATATTGATACTGACTTTGCTCCTTCCGGTCGCGCGCGTGTGCAAGAGTACTTGCGTAAAAAGTATGGTGAGGACCACGTGGCTCACGTTTCTAACGTGAATACAATCACACCTAAAGTTTATGTTAGAGATATCTCTCGCGTATGCGAACTTGGTGGCTCTAAGGAAGATGCTGTTCGTATTGGTAATGATGTGGCCGATTGTATTCCTGCGGATATTCACTCTATTGATGATGCTATTGCCAAGGTACCGCTGTTTGGTGAGTATTGTAAGAAGTACCCTCAGCTTCTTCAGTATCGAGACATCTGCGGCAAGTACCGTGCATGGTCAACCCATGCCGGAGGTATCATTATCTCTGCTCGTCCTTTGACCGGCCTCGTCCCTCTTAGGAAGGATAAGGATGGCGCACTAGCTATTGAGTACGATAAGGACAAGGCCGAAGAGAATGGTTTGGTCAAGATGGATACTCTTGGTCTTACGACTTTAGATATTATTGGTGAGACTTATAAGATCATTAAAGCTCGTGGTAAAGAATTGCCACCAGAAATTATGGACTATGATGTCTATGATAAAGAGTCCTATGATCTTATCACTAGCGGCGACACGTTCTGTGTTTTCCAGTTAGGAACCAGCGCCGGAACCATTGACTTGTGCCGCAGAATCAAGCCAATGAATATCAATGACCTTGCTAACATCAACGCTCTTGCCCGCCCTTCGGCTCGTGACATGCGTAATGATTTTATCAAAACTAGAAATGGTGAGAGAAAATTCTCGCTTCTTCATCCTAAGTTAGGTCGTGCTTTCAATAGCACTTACGGCTTCGGTCTTTATGAAGAGTGTTTGATGTATCTGGCTCAGGACGTAGCAGGATGGTCTCTTCACTCTGCCGACCGTTTGCGTAAGCTAACGAAGGAAAAGGGCAAGAATCCAAAGAAGGCTCAAGCCTGGAGAACAGAATTCATTACGGATGCTACTAAGCAAGGCGTTAATGAAGAGATTGCTAAGCGTATTTGGGATGAAGTTGTAGACAAGTTCCAAGGTTACGGCTTCAACGTCTCTCACGCTGTTCTTTATTCTATGACTGGTTTCAAGACCGCTTATCTCAAAGGACATTACCCTATTGAGTTCTTGTTAGCTAACTTAATGGATAAGGTTAAATCTAATGCTCCAGACGCTGTCAACGAAATTAACAAGATTAAGAAAGAGTTAAGGAAGCATAAAGTCAAGATTGTACCACCGGATATCAATCACTCTGAATTGACCTATACTATTTCTGATGGTAACAAACTGATGACGGGACTTGATGCTCTCAAGTTTGTCGGTGACGATGCTATTAAAGAGATTATCGAGAAGCGCCCCTTCAATAGTTTTTTTGATTTCATGGCCAGAATAGATTCCAAGAAGGTAAGAGCTAATAGTATTCAGGCTCTTGCGGCTGCTGGAGCTATGGATTCTTTCAAGCTTCCACGTAAACTTATCTTCTTGTATGTTTCTGATTATCGTAAGAAGCTCCAAGTTTGGATGAAGAAGCATGATCCTTCTAAGGAAGAATTTATATACCCGTGGCCGGCTGAGACGGATTGGACTATTCCTGAGCTTTATGCCCTGGAACAGTTTTACTTGGGCGAATCCTTTATCTGCAAGCCTGCCGAGGCTTATGGTAAGTTCTTCAAGGATAGCCATGTAACAATTTATGAAGTTCGTAAGGAGGCCGACAAGACCAAAGTTCGCCCAGTCAAGGCTATTGTTCGAGACTATTTCGAGTTCAAGGTCAAGAAAGAGACTAGCAAGTACTATGGCCAATCCATGGTCAAGGCCGTAATTGAAGATAAAAACGGCGACCAGTGCTCTTGTACTATCTTCCCAGACCGCTGGAAGATGGTTCAGGACCGTATCAAGGAAGTCAATAGTAAAGCTGAATTTGACTCTGGGATTGGTTTAAGCTTCTCTGGAAGTACCAATAACTATGAAGATGATATTGGTATTATTTTGGATGATGTTTATACCGTTGCCACTATCCCAGCCCTACCTGCTGACTTGAAGGCCAAGAAAGTCAATCTAAAGGAAGCTAAAGCCAAGGGAAAACTAGGCGTTTCGTCTGCTGCGGACTATGTTAATAATGCTGGCCAGACCCTAGAAGAGCGCCTAGAAGACATGCTCTACGATGAAGGGCTCATTGATTTAGATGAAGACCCTGACGATGATTGATATATACGATATTAGATAATAATAAAACCGGGCTTTTAACCCGGTTTTTTGGTTAAATGAAATAGATGATATAATTTGTATATGCAATCTAGGCATACTAAGGGATAAAGTTATGAAGCTAAAAGAATGGGCAGACAAACAGGGCATTTCATATTTGACGGCATGGCGCTGGTTCAAAGCACACGATGCACGCCTTGCTAATGCATACCAATCTGATTCTGGTACGATTATCGTTCCAGACGATTCTGATGCTTTGGAGCCGTCAATGGGTGTCGCACAATCAAGTAATGATGTCATGTCTTCTGTTCTTAAAAAGACAGTAGAACTTAGTAAAACCAATGGGTCAGTCGAAGACCTTGCTGCATGGATTCTTTCTAATTTTAGTTTAAAGCCAAATACTTATTCTGAAACTCCAAAGTACTCTAGAGTTAAACCAAAATCTGAAGAGGTACAAAACCACTTCAAACAATTCTTGAAGCCAAAGGGCGACAAGCCAAAGCCAAACATGTTTACAGCAGATCCTGCTGCACTTGATGATTTGATGGCTAAGTCTGATGATTTAACAACTAAAGAATTAGTTGATGAAATTCACAAGATTGGAGCCGATGCCGGCGCCTCAGTAAACGCTACTGATGCTCCAGAAGTAGAAGATCTTATGAAAGATCTATCTTTTGCATTAAATACAAACTCGCCACCTTTAGCATCAGGTATTATGACTAGTGCTTCCGGAAACCCATTCCTTATGAATGGTATTACGAACTATGGTGACATTGCTGGGGGTGTGGTTTCGAGGAGTGTTGATTTAACTCCACAACAACTCAACTATACCGACTCTACGAACGACACCTTCAGCAATTCTTATGGTACCGCCGGCTCCTCGGTACTACTGAGCGCAGCTTCTGCTGGCCCAGTTACACAATCTTTTTACAGTGCGGCATTTCAGCCAACTCAGAAAGAGATTGAATCGGCTTCCCGTATTTCCTCTACGGTTACTGAAAAACCACGCAGAGGAAGAAAATCCTTAAAGGGGAAGAAACAATGAAGTTTGTGCCTAATTTTGTTCAAAAAATCATATGGAAGTTTAACTGCTTTGCACTTACCAAACAAGTTTGTTTGAGTAAATGGTTTAATTCAAAGTATTTTTTCTTGTTCGAACTACTTACTTTAAAATCAGTGTTGCTTAGTAATAAACTAGTTAGAAAATATATTGTTCTAAAAGGTAAGGATCCTGATTATGCAGCTCCTGCACCTCTTCCAATCCCGCCACCCGAACCAACTATTGAAGAGATCTTGAATAAACATGGTATTTTTTCTACCAGAGGTAAAAGTACTAATATGTTTGGTGGTTATAAATATGGATGGGTAAAGAATCCAAGCACACACCCTGTATTAAAGGCCCGAGCCGCGTTTAAAGAATCTCAGAGAGTCCCGGTGTTCGTACCAGAGCCAGCTCCATTAGAAGTGACTTTGCATCAAACGGAGGCTGTTGAAACTCCAAGTGAGCCAGTTGAAAATCCGTTTTTTAGTGCATCAGGTGAAATAAATCCAGCGTCCTTAAAGGGCGCTCTTGAAAAGCTTAAGGAATATGCTTTTGAATTAGAAACGCAAGCATTAGCTCAAGAAATTAGTTCTAATCCACCTTCTGTTAAGAAGAGTAAAGTAAAGACTATTAAGACATCTAAGAAGAGAAATTAAGGGATAAAATTAATGATTCGAAAAATCAAACAATATTCTGATAGAGGAAGTATTAAGAACATAGCAAACGCAATTGTTGATGGCAATTTTGCTATTACTCAACTTCCTCCTACGGCCTCTGAATTGAGAGTACAGAAATTGTTTGAGTATGCTCAAAAAAATAATGATAAAGAATTGCAAGACGCTACCGGCTTTATTACTACAGATTACATCGGCGATAAAACAGCTTTACCGCTGAGCGTCTATCGTATTAGAAAGATAGTTGATGATATAAAGTCTAAGTCACCTGGCAGGATCGAACAACTCAGCCAAGAATATTCTGATTGTTTTCCAGAATCACTAAGTGATGTTTTAGGAAAAGAATATCGAAATCAAAAAGCTATGATTAAAAACGCTAGTGCCCAGAAGTATCCGTTATTCTGGAGAGTGAGTAAATAATGAAGTGTATATCTTGTTCAACTGAAATCAATCCGCAATGGAAACATGCTATTGATATGAACGTTTGTCCTTTTTGCGGCAAGCATATTATGGAAGAGCATCTAAAGAATCTATTTGCTTCTTTACGTGAAACCATGGATGGATTACAAGCTTATCCAGAGCAACTAGATGATTGGATGTTATCTAATCATAATTACGTTAAAACTGATTCTCCTGATATTGGTAAGTATATGCCTGCCGATATGGTTAAGGATCTAAAGAAATTAGAGGATGATAAGGATTTTCATAAACGAAAAGAAAGTCAAAAGTTTACAGTCAAGGTAAAGACTGAGAATGGTGAAGAGGAAGTTTTGGCTGAAAAGATTCAGTCAGAGGAGGCAACCAGCGACTTTTTCAAAAGGGCCGAGGTTATTAGACCAGTATCCTCCCAGCAGCCAAGTGCCCAAGGTGGTGGCGGCTCCACGAACCATAATTTCCAATCCCCAGCAGAAAAGACTCAACATCTTAAAAAAGTTGCACAACAAATCAAAAGAGAAGGGTCTCAAGGTATAACCATGAGCGGAGGCTCAATGTCCCTACCTGCTGAAATGTTGGAACACGCGGATCCGGAAGCTGTAGCAGAATTTCAGTCCATGATGTCTGGAGGCGAAATTAGTTCTTCCATAGACTCTGGTGGGGATGATGATGTTCCTTCTCATATCCTAGCCGCTAATCAGGCTTTGGCGGCCCGCAAGGGCAAAGGCGGCTCTAGTAATGCAGCCGATCTATTAAAGCTCCAGCAGATGCAAGAGCGCGTAAAGAACTCACGAGAAGCTTTTGAAACTGGAGAGAATCGTGGCAGTAAAGGCGGCGGGTTTTCCAGAACCTAAAAAGGACGGTAAGTTATGTCCATGAGAGTAATTGATAATAAAAAGGTCGATATGACCGATGATGAAGTAAAGATGTATGATAGAATCGTGCAATCTTATACTACGGCCACTAATAAGGGCGAAGACCTTTTCATCGATCTTTTTGAAACTGACAATGATGGTATTATTGTCTTTTTAAAGCCACCTTCTAAGTTCCGAACGAGCTTCGAAGTATTCTTGTTTTTGATGAGTATTATGCAGCATCAGCATCTTCGACAGATGCACAAACAGGTGGACGATGCCTGCAAACAAATTAAAGAAAAGTTGAAAGACAAGTAATACTATTTGTCGAGAAAAAGTTCAACTGATTACATATTATAGTAAGGAAGACGATATGAGCCAGCAAGTAAGACTTGGTGATTTGTTAGGGACAGAGTTAGAGGAAGATTTTGCTAATTTCGACCTGACTGAAATCCAGGATGTGTTGGAAAGACTTCAGGAAACTGATGCCATTGACTTGGCTCACGCTGAGTTATTGCAACAACAAGCATTAAGGGGAGCAGACGTAATTGTAGGTCATCTGGGGAAGATTGTGAAAACAGTTGGTTACCTAGAAGCTAAAGTAGCAAGCACAAAAAATAAAGTGTCTTTGGATTATCAAGCGCCAGATGGGGCAAGAACAACCTTAGACATGAAAAAATGGGCAGGAGAAAGTTCGCCCGAAGTAGAAGAAGTGCAAATTAAACTAGCAAAGGCCAAGGGAAGCAAACTCGTACTTGAACGTAAATATGAACTTTTGGTGAAATCTCACCATCATTTTAAAGATATTGCGGCGGGCCTCAGACGAACGATCCTCGGATATAGTTCTGGCACGACAAACGAGAAAGTTCCCGATGGCTACGAATGATAGGAGATAGAATGTCGAATAAATTAGACGCATTTTTCAAAAGTTATGCGGAGTCAGCAGAACAACTTGATTACAAAATGGCCCATGAAACTGTAGGTAAGAAGTTACCTGCAACCTCAACGGGCTCTCTAGCGTTAGATAACGCTCTGTCAGCGGGCGGCTTACCAAAGGGTAGACTCTTTCAATATTATGGTCCAACTGGATCCGGTAAAACGTTGATGGCAATGTTGGCTATGAAAGAAGCTCAGGCCGACGATCCCACCGCTCAACAAATGTTTATTGACGCAGAAGGAACTTTCGATCCTAACTGGGCAGAATCTCTAGGATTAGATACTTCTCGTATCATCTTGGTTGAACAAGAGACTGCCGTTATTGGTCGTAAATGTTTTGAATTGATTCTTGGTGTTCCTAAGGAAGACAAGAAGACGCACGAATTAGTCGGCAAAGCTAAAGATGGATTGCTAGACCTTATCATGGCTGGCGAATTGAACATCAATATGGTGGTTCTAGATTCCTTGGGAGCCATCATGCCCCCTGGAGAAGATATCTCTAGAGTCGGTAAAATGAATATGTCTTTGCTTGCAAGGTTTTTGACTACGACATTCCGTAAGCTATCTTTAGATGCTAATAAGGCTCAAGTTCCTTTCATCTTTATTAATCACAAGAAAGATGGAATGGATCCTTATGGATCAGATCACACATTCTCTGGTGGTAATAGTTACGCTCATTTCTTGTCAGCTAACATCTATTTTGAATCAGTCAATAGGGCTGATGCCAAGGTGTTGGATGAGAATGAAGATAGAATTGGCGCCACCATTCGTGCCACTATTGAGAAATCTAAGTTCGGTCCGTGGCCGCGCAAGTGCGAATTCAGAGTAAACTTTGGAATCGGCGTTATAGACAAGCATCTTGAGATCGCTCAACTGGCACTAGATTACAATGTAGTCACTAAGCCAACAACCGTATCTCATGAATTTGGAGATCGTAAGTGGGTTGGTTTCGGTAAGTTCTGCGATGCAATCAAAGATGAACCAGCGCTATATGATGAATTAGCTCTCAAGATTATCGAAGCTCGCGATGCGAAACTTGCAGATAAGTTGAAGGAGCAAGAGCTTAAAACTGCCGCTCGTGAAGCCGAAGTTAAAGAGGGCAAGAAGAAAGTAAAGAAAGGCGAATAAAATGACTGAGAAAGATTTCGCAGTTAGTTCAGTAGGGATTCCATCAGTAGCTACGGTTTCAAAGAAACCTTGTTATTTGATTACCCTAGTGGACCCTGCTGGAAAAGGAACAATAGTAAGTCGTTTTATTACGCTTGACAAGCCTGACTTGCTAAGTGGATTTGTCCAAGTTAAAGGAACCTTTGTTGAAGGCGGCGATGAAGTTTTGGTAAAAACTTTTACTGAAGTTTTAGCTGCAACCCCTAAAGAATCCTTTATAGATATTATGCTTCCTTGGCATCGTATACACAGCATAAGAAGCCTTGTTTTTAATGCAAATAAACCCGCAACAGTAATCAGATAAAGTAAGAAAGTGAGCAATAAAATGGCATCTAATAGTAAGACAAATAATCGCAGAATTTCTGCAATCGACAGTGTCGACGACATTGTTTTTCGTGGAGTTTCTTCGGTTGTTGAAAAACAATCTAAGGACATGTGGATTGGGACCATGACTGAGTTGGCAAGAGCTTTGAACAGAGTTTCAAGCAAGAGACAACGCACGATTCTACCAGGAAGTCCAGGCGCTCTTAGAGTGGTAATTAATAGAGTAGTGAATAGACTACGTAACAGTGGTATCGGAGTAAGATTTGTTCGTACTACTGATCATGGAAGAACTCGTTTAGTTAGATTTACACAATAATGTGTAGTAGAATAAAAACAGTAGATTGTTAATAGAAAAGTACCTTAGTGTACAGAAGATAAATAACAGGAGATTAAGATGACTACATTTGGTGAAGTATCATATGCTGATGACGTATACGGTGGCGACAGTAACAAGAAGACCACTAACAACAAGGATTTATTCCTTCGTTTGAATGAAGGATCTAACGAAGTTAGATTAGTAACCGCGCCCCACCAGTACTTGGTGCACAAGGTTAAGAAAGACCCAAACAATCCAAAGGATTTCGGGCAAAAGGTAAAGTGCTCTCAGCTTCACGGCTCATGCCCACTTTGCGAAGCTGTAGAAGCTAAGGTAGCTGGTGAAGAAAAAGCTAAGCCACGCTGGTTCTACGGAGTAATTGATCGTAAGACTGGAACTTACAAAATTCTAGACATTTCTTACCAAGTCTTTTCTCAAATCAGAAAGCTTGCAAGAAACACTCAGCGTTGGGGAGATCCAACCAAGTATGACATCGATATTGTCGTAGACAAGAACGGTGGCGCTGCTGGTTACTACTCTGTTCAACCAATTTCCAAGGAGCCGCTATCCGCTGCTGACCAGGACATTAAGGACAAGGCCGATCTTGATGACCTCAAGAGACGCTGCACTCCATTGACCGCAGAACAAGTTACGAACATTGTCAATAAGATCAGAGGAATTGCAACCACGGCAACCGCTGCTGCTACTGGCACTGCTCCAGCAACCAAGACTGCTGCTAAGGCACCTGTTGCCAAGACCCCAGCCGTCAGCATGACTGATGACGAGGAATTGCCAGAGACCTTTCCAGAGTACGCAGATAACGCCTAAGGCTTAATTGTGTTGTTATCAAATGGGGTTCAAGGTAAAACTTGAGCCCTATTCTATTTTTAACGTTATATTATCTAACATGACTAAAAGAGTGTTAGGGTTTGACGTGTCGAGTACCACCATTGGGTATTCTGTTCTTGATTATGATGGGACAGATTGTAAATTGTTTGATTCGGGATACCTTAAGCCACTTAAAACTGGTACTATAATTGAACGCATTGTAGATACTCGCAATAAGATTCAATATATTATTGGCAAGTATCAGCCTAATGATATTGGAATTGAAGAGATCATTCAATTCATGCAAGGAAAGAGCACCGCTAAAACTATTATTATGTTAACCACATTCAATAGAATGATTTGTTTATGTGCTCACGATTATCTTGGAAAGTCTCCTCAGTTATTTAGTGTTATGACTATTCGTCATGGTTTGAAGTTTGGCAAGGAACTTCCAAAAAAAGAAGATATGCCGGAGCTTGTTTCCAAACATTTAGGAATTACATTCCCCTACGAGACCAATAAAAAGGGAAAACTAAAGGTTGAAAATTACGACAGAGCAGATGGAATCGCGGTCGGCCTTTATTATACTCTTTTGTTGATGGGTAAGATTACACGTAAGGGCAAGAAAAAATGAATCTCAAGGAAGCTTATTCAATCTTAGAAATACCTCAAGGCACGCCTCCGGAGGATGCCAAGAAGAAGTATCGAGAACTTACTAAAAAGTACCACCCTGATATCAACAAGGATGCTGGGGCTGAAGATAAGTTCAAAAAGATTAATGAAGCTTACCAAGTTGTCTCTAGTGGAAAGAGTAATGATCGTGCCGAACAACCTCAATGGCAACAAAACCAAAACCCTTATAATCCTTTTGGTCGCCAGGCGAAGCAAGTTAGTCATATTGAAGCAAGAACTACTGTTTCTTTCAAAGACTCAGTTCTTGGCTGCAAAAAAGAATTGAAGTTCAATCGTAAGACTAAGTGTAAAGATTGCAATGGAGAAGGCGAGATAGCTAAAAATAACGGATGTGAAAAGTGCGGTGGTAAAGGACAGGTAGTTACCCGTCAAGGATTTTCCGTTATGATTGAGACTTGTTCTAAATGTTATGGTAGAACTCAAGCAGATGCTTGTAACACTTGTAATTCAGAAGGTACATTAGAGGCTGAGGTCACAATTACTGTTTCTATTCCGGGCGGGATTCAAAATGGAAACATTTTACGTCTTGGTGGTATGGGTAATTTCGCTGGCCACTTTGGACCGATAGAGCAACATAGCGATGTCTATTTGCATTTAAATGTAACACCGGAAAAAGATTTAGAGTTACAAGGAAATGATGTTGTAACCAAACTATCTATTTCTTTGTTGGAAGCTTTAAAGGGTTGTCATAAACCAGTAAAAACTATCTTAGGGACCAGAGATATACAGATTAAATCTAAATCAAAGAATAAAGAAGAAGTCATTATTTCACATTTAGGAGTTAACCGACAAGGTAATCAAAGAGTTATTCTGGATATAGAGTATCCTGAGAACGTTGATAATCTAATTAATATTCTATCTGAGGAAGGAAAAGCTTAATGGCATTTTCAACTTTTTGCACCACCAAGGGTTGCGGTAAAATTCAAGAACCCTTTTTAGATCCCCAAGATAATAAAGTTTATTGCTCTCTGTGCGAGGGTGAAATAACTAATCTTACTCCTTTTGTTAAGAACCAAATGAAGGCTTCGAAGCAATTTAGGCAAAAGAAAATTAAACCATTTGCCGTCAAATGCATGAAATGTGGCCGAGAAGAGCGACCGAAAGTGGAGAACAACGATATAGTCTGTGGTGTCTGCTCGCAGCCTATGGACAATCTCAGCCCTATCTTCAAGAACATGTTGAAGGAAAAACTCAAGACGATTGACAAAGAAGTGTAAGCATACCAGTGAGGAAGTTCGGCATGTTAGACAAGATTGTAGAATCAGCTAGATATCTACTTGATAATTTCCCTGAAGCACGGGAATGTAAGGATTATCTTGATTCTCGTTTGAATCAAGAGAGTCAGGAGTTGTTTAACTTTGGCTATTTTCCTGGCATTCAGAATCTTAGCGTTCTGACAGACATGGTTGGCGAAGACGTTCTTCGTAAACTCAAGCTACTTTACACTAAATCTATAGAGGATACTATGGGCCCCCGCAGTTATCCCATTTGTTATTTTGAGCATCACCCTCTAATCATGCCCTACCGTAATCCCTACGGTGAAGTGGTCGCTTTGGTCGGCAGGTCTCTTCTAAACGATGAGGAGCGCACAGCCCAAGGAATAAAGTCAAAATATAAGAATACGCAAGAAACCTCAGCTTTTAAGAAAGGTAACCTATTATTTGGTCTTTATGAGAATAAAAAGCATATTTTAGATCAAAATTGTGTTTATATTGTAGAAGGTCAATTTGATGTTATTAAATCTGTAGAGATGGGATTTAAAAATATTGTTGCTTTAGGGACGAATTCTATGACTGCATATCAATTTTCAGTCATTAGCAGATACACGGATAACATATTTCTTTTATTAGATAATGATGTGTCTGGTGAAAAGGGGAGGAAACATATTATAAGTAAGTTTGGCAAACTTGCCAATATTCAAAATTTCTATTTACCAAATCCCTATAAAGACATAGACGAATACTTTACTAAAACTGGTGAAGAGTCTGTGTCTTTTGTTGTCAGAGCATGATCTGACAGATATATTCTGATTCGGTCTCTAAATCTAGCTGGGAGTTCATATGGAACGAAGAAAAAATAGGTCAGATAAGTATCAATGGGTTTTGTTAGAAACGGTTTGCTCAAATGACATGTTGGAATCATTTTGCAACGAGGATAGTATTTCTGCAAGACTTAACCCTTACGCATACGACGAGGGCTTAATTGAGTTGGAAGAACAGTTAAAAAAAGAATTTTGGAGAGTAGTTGATACATTATTGACCCCACGACAAAGAGAAGTTATTAGACTATATGCAGATGGCTACACCCAAATGGAAATCGCCAAGATGCTGAATGTCAACCAAAGCTCGATTACAAAGTCATTAAATGGAAATGTGGACTACAAGAACGGTAAAAAGATTTACGGAGGAGCCAGAAAGAAAATCCGTAAGATTATCGAAAATGACGACAAGATCAAAGACATCTTGACTAAAATGAGAGATTTAAGAGAAGAGCGTTGGTAATTCGGAAATGACCTGATATATAATGTTTCGGAGGTTAGA